ACCGGCCCGCCACGATTCTACGGCTTACAGCCGCGCTCATGCCACCGAGCTACAAGGGCTTCACTTGTTTCAATTGTCAAAGATCGTTGTATTATCTCCCCCCGGCAGTAGTCGGCTAGCACCTACTCTTGAGTTGCTGCCGGGGGGAGCTTGTGTTGTGCGTGTATTGTACCAGACACGCCTCTGGTTGTCAACCGTTTTTCTTCATTGCGTCGGAATCGACATACTGAACTGGCAACGTTCGGAAGTGAAGCCCGCCCAGTCCGCAAGCCTCAAAGAACCGGTCACGGTCAAACCGGGGATTCTCTCGTTCAAAGTAATCCGCTAGATCACTCGCCATCTCGTGAGAGAACTCACGCCCCACCTTGGGGAGATGCTTCTTGATGATCGCTGCCTGTTCCTCGAATACTTTTCGCGTCAGCATTGTGTCGCCCTCTCGTGTGTTGTTGTTGTGAGCGTGTATTGTATCACACGTCTCGCCTGTTGTCAACCCTGTTTGTGTGGCTGTCCGGTGAATATGTCAAGCCCGTTCTCGGCTCGCCACTGGTACAACCGGATACGCGACTCACGTTTCTCCGGGGTGTCCTTCACTTGCTTCTGTTGTGGGTTACGATAGTCCGCTGTCGCCTTGCACGGAATACTGATATCCAACTGTCTGCCCTCTTTCTAGTTCACTGGCTCACAGGTCGTCCCGTTGTGGAGCGGCCTCGTTAGCGTGATACTGTGAACGCTAACGAGGCCGCTTGTTTTACCTCAACCCCTACGGGGGTGGGATCATAGCGGGCTTGCACGGTGGCGAATACCGACCCGCCAACGCTCGGATCAACTCGTCCTCGTCCACCAACATCTGGAAAACGTGGTCGCCAATTGTCACGGCCAAAACCGTAGAGCCAACCGGCCTAGCTTGCGTTGCGTCAAGCGTCTCCACCTTTGCATCATGTATCTGTATCATCGTCTACCTCGTGCCAATAATAATGAGTGTCCAGTATACCAGAAACGACATCGTCAGCCAAGTGTCCCGATCAATCCTTTTCAGTGTCTTCACTTTCATCCCTCTACAATATCCTTTACCAACAAACTAAACAAAGCCGCTGCCACTGCCCACATCCACCAACTCATCGCGTCAGTCCTCGATTCGTATGTATTATACCAGATATGCCGCCGATGTCAAGCCCACCAGATACGCTCACCGGCCAACGCTCTCGCACCGAGGTGAACCGATTCGGCCCACGCCCACAGCTTCCGATTCTTCTCGGTTGGTACGGCGGATGCCTGAGCCTTGTACTTGTCCATCACGGCTTTCGCCTTGTCAACGTCGGTCAGCTTGGCACGTTGTGCCCGGTCGATGCCCTTGTTGATTTTCTCTCGTGTGATCTCTGCTGCCATTGTCCAAGTCATGTGCGCCCTTTCGTGTGTCGCGTGTTGTATGCCCCCATTATACTATATTATCGTCAAAAGTCAAGCCCAACCTCCACCCTATCTCCCCTTTTTTCCTAATTGAGATCCAGTCTCAACTCACTGACCCACAGCCTTCCCTCTTCGCAAGCCGGGCGGTTGTCGCAAGACAGCCGCCCGGCGCGTTCTACCCTATCCCGCCTTCTATGTCAACCCCAATTTGTCATTATTCCTACGAATGTGATTGTCACCATCGCCGCCGCGAATCCCATTGACAGCATCCACATGAGGATGTATACCCACTCACACGCCACACCAAACCACTTCATTAGACTTCCTCCGTTCGGATAGTATAGCAGCCCGCGTCCTCGCCCCGTGGCAGAACTTGATAGGCCACCCCTTCGGTGGACACCGAGATACTGAACAGCCGATGCCCGTCAGCGTTGTGTACGTCCACGGTCGCCACCCCCAATTCGGGAATGTCTTCCATGCTGAAGAATCCCATTCCGCCCTGAGTGTCACAAACGTCCATATGATCAAGTCTCATTCTACGTCCCCTTCACTTTCCAGATTTTCACTCTCTTGCCCAACTCACCGTTGAACCCAACACCGCCACCGGTCAGTTGTGAATAGTCAATTGCCATTCCCACCTTGCCACCATCTGCAAGCCCAAGTTGACCATGCAGGATGGTGATGTACTGGTGTTTGCGGTGAGCCTTCAACGGCACGATTGCGAAGTCGTGCTTGGCTCCCCTGTCGAACAAGTCGCCTGTCTTCGGTTTGTGTTGCATCATTTTCTCCGTCAGTCACTCACACAGAATCGGGTAGGGGGACGGTAGTTCGGCCCAGCCTCGTGGGCCGCTTGCCGGTCACGGTTGCCCGCGAACCACGCCTTCCACTCGTCCAGCCAGTGGGGGAAAGTTATACCAGCCCGCTGGTTGTCAACCTGCTCGCAGCGGAAACACTGGTTGCCCGCCACAAAGGACGCACAAGTCAGTCGGCCACAAGCACAGTTGTGTGGGCTGGTGTGATTGTTGTTGGTCATAGTGTTACCCTCTCGTGTTGTTTGTCAGAACGTATTATAGCAGACGCCCCCGCCCGCCGTCAACCCTACCACCCGCAGTCATCGTACTGCCCGTGGTCCCAGTCGTCCCCACCCATGTAATCCTGCCACTCGGTGTACTCGTCCGGTTGCCCGTCGTCCTCATAGTAGTCGTCGTCGTCCACGTCCTCCACCACCGGCAACTCGTCCTTGCGGATCTGGAACGTCTCCGGTTCGTCTTTGGCTCCGAACACCGGGAACGGGTACGCTGGGGGGTACGGTGCGGATTCTTCCCGTGCCCGCTTGTCGGCCTCGATGATCTGGGCCTCGATGTCGGTCACGTTGTCGCGGGTCTCGTCGTGTCGCATGGTATCTCCATTTTTCTCACTGGCTCACAAGCAGCACCGTTGTGGAGCGGCCTTGTTAGCGTGAGACTGCGAACGCTAACAAGGCCGCTTGTTTTACCTGAACATCGCGGCGGGTCGACCCCGGAACTTGGGGAGCTTGTCACCCGTGTGCGTGTATTGTATCCGACCTCGCCCCGGCTGTCAACCCCTATTGTTGGTCAGCCGCCAGATAAGTCGGTCCATCAGGTCAGCACAAACGATTCCGCCAAACACGGCGAACACCAGATCGGTAAACCACATGTCGTGCATCAGACTACTCCATTGCCCTTTTCACACTGACTCACGAGTCGCTCCGTTGTGGAGCAGCGTCGTTGACCTAGGACGAAACGACGCTGCTTGTTCTACCTGAACAGCGCCGCGTCCCGCCGATCACAGCGTTTCCAGATTTACCAACAACTGGTACACCGCCACTCCCGCCGCTATCACATACATCACGCCCATATCGCCCTCACTTGTAAACCGCAATAAACAACAAAGCCGCCGCCGCCACTTGCACCATCGTATCCACTAGTAGCCCTCACCCCACACGGATTCACTGTGATCATAGTACTCGTCACCGCCGAAGTAATCTTGCCACTCGTCATACTCCGATGGCTGATGATCATCTTCCTCAATGTCGTCTTCATCGGTCACGACCGCATCGAAGAACCAACCCGCCGTCTCGCGGTTGTCGGCCTCGATGATGGTATCTTCGGTGTCGGTGATGTTGTCGCGTGTGTCGTCGAATCGCATTGTGTCTACCCTTTCAAGGTAAGTGTGTTGGGTCGGCCCCGTTGAGTGGGGAGCTTGTCACCCGTGTGTATGTAGGTATTGTATCAGGACTGCCAACGAGTGTCAACCGTCCGCTTCACGTATCTCCGTCGCCACACCCCACGGATGTACTGTTCACTTCCACAGTGGAGAATGGTGTTGCTGTAATCACCATGCCGGATGCCGATGTACCAGCTTGTACCCCGATGCCACATGGTGATTTCTCTGTCGTTAGCCTTGCACCATGTCATGGTCGGTGCGGTTGTCGCGATCACGGTCTTCATTTCTCTGACTCACAGGGGGTGTTGTTGTGGAGCAGCGTTGTTAGCGTGAGACGGGCGAACGCTAACAACGCTGCTTGTCTTACCCGACCTCCGACCGCTAGTCGAAGTCGCCAAGCAGCCAAGCGATGATGATGATAAGTCCGAGGTAACCTGAGAAGCCCATGTCATTCTCCATGTGTGATGTGTATGCCAGTATATTACCGACTCGCCTCTCCCGTGTCAACCCCCAATTTACTAATTTATAAAATCGCTGGCTCACGCCTCCCCTTCTTGTGGAGCCGCGTGGATGTCCTAAGACCATTCACGCGGCTCGTCTTACCCGATCTCGGAAAAATCCGGTTTTGGGCTTGACTTCCGCGCGGCGGTTGATCTCAGCAATGCCGGTGTGTGTCGTGCCAATAGTCGAACCCGCTTGGCCCGTCGCCGGTCGGTTTCGGCTTGTCGGTTTTCACGCCGCTCGCCTCGTCCGCTTTCCGCTTGGCGACCCGAGCCTTATAGTCGGCCCATCGTTTGCGTCGCCGTTCCCAGTCTTGTGCGTTTGTCATTCTCTATCCCTTCAAGTAATTGATTGCCCGACGCAGCATGTCGATGCTGTCGCCAAACTTGCCAAGTGCGTTGTTGCAGTCGTTGCACAACCAGCCCCGAAACTCATCGGTGTCGTGGTCGTGGTCGAGTACGATCTTGCCGCCGCTCCGTTTGCAGATCGGACACGTCGCGTCGGTCGGTTTCGTATTCTCCCGATGGAGTCTTGCCCGGACTTTCCGTTGGTGTCCCCGGCAATCGTTGCAAGTGTGTTTCCGCAACACGCCGCTTGGCAGTGTGTTGTTGATCGGAAAGTGGTCGAGTGGTTTCGTCTCGTCACATCGTTTGCAGATCCGCATTAGTCGAAGTCTCCCAAGACGAAAGCGAGCACAATCAGCAGTCCGAGGTAACCTGAGAATCCCATTGTCGTTTTCTCCGTTGCGTTGTTGTATCTGTCCATTGTAGCAAACCGCCGCCCGCTGTCAACCCTACCGCCGTCGCGACTTGAACGGGTTGAAGCGGCAGAAGTCTTGCACTGCGATCAGCCCCATCGGAACCACGATCAGTGCGAGTGCGGTCAGTGCGATCAGTGCGTCGATTGTTGTGGTCGTCATTGTGTTGTCTCCGTTGCGTTGTTGTGAGTCTCCATTGTAGTTGATCGGCCACCTACGTCAATCCACTTTAGTCACTTTGGCCCATTTTTTTCCAGTGCAACTACCGTGCCAAACGGCCCCAGCAAAACCCGTGCCAATCGGAAAATTTCCTTATTGAGACTGAGTCTCAACATGTAGCATTATGCTACACTTCGCCTTCAAGCTGCATGGGTGTGGAAAGACACACCCATGCAGCTTGTCTTACCCGACCCCCTAGAGGGCCGGGCTTGCCCAGCTTACCAAGCTTACCCAGCTTGCCTACCAGTCCGCGTTCCCCAAAAGCCCCTCATATACCACAGCTACCAAAGCCACCAGAAACAGCGTATTCATGCCAATTTCCCTATCTTACCTAGCTTCACACACTCCGCCGTTCATCGGCGTCGTTGGGCTACAACGAAACGACGCCGATAGTCTTACCCGACCCCCCATTGGGCCGGGCTTACCCATCTTGCCAAGTCTGCCTATCCCCCCAAAAGCCCCTCGTAGATGATAGCTGCCAGAGCGACCAGAAATAGCGTATTCATACCAAACTCCCTATCTTGCCTAGCTTCCGTCACGTCGCCGTCAATCAGCGTCGTTGAGGTGAAACGAAACGACGCTGATCGTCCTACCTCATCCCGCCCTGCACGGTGGGCCGACCCCGGAGCTTGGGGAGCTTTCGCCCTTGTGTGCTGTGAGCGCCTCGCCTCATCCGTCGATGATGATGGCGATGATCGCGATGATCAGAAACCAATTCATGTTGTTCTCCCTAGTGCGTTGTTGTGTACGGGTATTGTATACCAACACCCCACCACTGTCAACCCTACTTGCGCCACGAGTGTGCCCGTGCATCCTGAATACCGAGGATGATGATGGGCAGGACGATGGCGGTCAGCATGGCGGCGGTGATGAGTGTGTTGGTCATGGCCTGTGGCTCCGGTTATGTCGTCGTTGATCAGGGTCGTTGAGGTGGCACGAAACGACCCTGATTGTATTACCTGAAAGCGTTGTTCGAATTTTCAAGCATTAGATTATGGGATTTCTAAAGTGTAGCATAATGCAACAGTTAAAAGTTCGCCGGTTTCTTGGTCTCCGAACACTCGATCCGCCGCACTTTAACGTGGCTAGCTTGAATAAGACAAGATAGCCACGTCGTCCTACCTAATGCTGTTCGAGTTTTGAAGCCTTAGATTGTGGCATCTCTAAAGTGTTGCATTATGCAACAGTAAAAGTTGGCCAGTTTCAAGGTTTCGCAACGCTCGATCCGCCGCTCTTTAACGTGGGTGAGTTGAGTAGGACAACTCACCCACGTCGTCCTACCTGAAAGTGCCCCGATTCGTATGCTTGAAGCCCTTCAATCCGGGCAACTCTAAAGTGTAGCGAAATGATACACAAAAAGTTCCCCTAGTTCAAGCGCTCTCAACCCTCGATCCGCCGCACCTCAACGCGGGTGGATTGTAAAAGACAATACACCCGCGTCGTCTTACCCAAAAGTTCCCCCGATTCAAACGCTTCAAGCCCTTCAATCTGGGCATGTTGAAAGTGTAGCATTATGCTACAAAAAAAGTTCCCTAGTTTCTTGGTCTCGCAACCCTTGATCCGCCGCACTTCATGAGGCTAGGTTGAGTAGGACAACCTAGCCTCATCGTTCTACCTAAACAGGTGCTTCAAACCTCGAACAATGCTATATACGGGCAAACACGACGCGACGTAACTCGTTGCTATTGCTGGACTTAGAGTGTAGCAAAAAGCCACACGCTAACTAACTTGTAAAAGATCGCACATGCTCATTTATCGCCGCCTTTGATGTGGCTAGGTTGAATAGGACAACCTAGCCACATCGGATCACCCGATCTAATGTTCCAAACCTCGCACAACGCTATATACAGCCAAACGCGCCGCGCCCTAAGTCGTTGGTATCACTAGGCTTAGGGTGTAGCAAAAAGCCACACACTATCTAAGGCTTCAAACCTCGCACATGCTCACTTACGCCCATCTTCGACTTGGATAGATTGAAGAGGACAATCTATCCAAGTTGGCTTACCTGAAAGGCTCAAAACCTCGCACATCACTATATACGCCTAACTGTCATAATGGCAGACATATGCTATATTGGCACTGTCATACTGGCACACTGCCACCCTGACATGTGTAGCATTATGCACCACTGGCTCGGGCAATTGGCGCAAAAGGCACTTTAGGTAGTCTAGGTAAGGTGGGGTTTTCTGTTTGGATAGGTAAAAAGGGTAAAAAAGGAGAAAAAGCCGGGGTGGTGCTAACAAAATTGGCACGCCCATCAATAAAAGTATTAGCTAAACTGTCCCTATATGCCCCTTTTCATTCACCCAGCGCCCGCTTGTTCCCCTTTTTCTTCATCGCCGTTTCAGGATCAATCCCCTTATTCAACCTATTATAAAATGCCGCGTAGCTAACTTCGCACCTTTCATCCTCCACCCACTCGCCCACATTCTTTTCTTCCCCAAAAGCCTCAATTTTCACATTAGACTTCATGTTATTGGCGTTCTCTTTCGGAGTCACCTCCCGCAAATTGGCCCTAGTGTTGTTCAGCCTGTCATTATCTAAGTGATCTACAAAGATATACGGACTACTAGTGCCCGCAACCATCCTATGCATCGACTTATGCCTTCCCCCAATTTTTGTAATGGCATAGCCCTGCTTATTGATATGCCAGCTATACCTGCTCAGCCATGCATAATCTTCCGGGCTAACTTTTACATACTGCCCTGCCCCCGTCACGCCCCCCAAGGGGATCTCAAAATATAGATCACTCATTTTCTGATTCCTTTTTGTTTACGGTTTTACATACGCTCCTACCATGAGCCTTAGCTATACCCATTGAATATCGCCCTTTCCTCACTTGATCCACACTAACGCTGTCCTTTATTCCTAGTTCATACCTGATTCTGGTCAACTCTATTGAGATTCTTTCGTCTGTATATGTGTTACACAGATTTTTAATGTAATCTTTTTCTTTTTCTGTGAGTTTCATAGTGTGACTTTCAAAGACTTCATGTGTATAATATAATATGGCGACTTTTAATTTTTCCGCACACATTTTAGGCCGTAAACCATGAAAAGAATTCAAGCAGAATTAGCTATGCGTGCCAGTGCTGAGTTGGAAAAGGAGATTGAAGAAGAGCTTCAGAAGGAAGATCCCGATCCAAAACAGGCTAAGGCAATATTAAAAGCTGATGAAAATTCCAAAAGGGATGACCGAAGACCAAGTGATCGAGACAATAAATAAAGTTATATCAAGATATATTTATAAATTTCGATTTGGTTATTACGAGTCAGAAGATATCAGACAAGAAGCTTTCATTATCGCAATGGAGGCTCTTGAAAGGTATGACGAAGAGCGTCCGTTAGAAAATTTTCTGGCTGTCCATGTAAAAAACCGTTTAAGCAACTTTAAACGCGACAAATTCTTTCGTAAAGAAGGGGATTCTACCAAAACCGACTGGAATTCCCCTAACAATGCTAAGAGGTTTCTTATGGAACCGCTAAATATTGACAATATCAGGGATGAGTACGAAGAGAATATGAAAGATCCAGACGATTTTATTGATCGTATAGCCAATACAGAGATATTCGGCTTGATCGACAAGAGTCTGGACATCAAATACAGGGCAGACTATCTGAGAATGCTTGACGGAGTCTACGTCCCCAAGCCCCGTAGAGAACAAATCTACCAAGAGATACTCTCCATTTTAAGGAGCACCAATGAAGAAGGGTAGATTTTCAAAAACAGAGATCTCTTTCATTACAGAGAATCACGAAACTTTAAGCTATCAAGAAATAGCTTTAAAATTGAATCGTGATGCTTACAGCGTAGAGAACTTTATCAAGAGTAAGCTTGGTGAATCGATAGAAGATAAGAAAAGAATCCAAGCGCTCTATGATTTAAAAAACCGTCCCTACTGGGAAGACCTCAAAGGCCAGTTCAACGAACACGAACTTGAGATGCTTTTATACCATTGGGGTCGCATCATAGGCCAATTCAGAGACGACGTTCTACCAACTGAAGAACTTCAGGTCTTAGACGCCATCAAACTAGAAGTCCTCATGAATCGCGCTCTAAAAAATCAACAAACGAACATGGAAGACATCGATACATACGAAGAGCAGATTACAGAAGAGAAGGGTAGACCAATTGAATACCAAGACAGAGACTACATATTCAATCTTGAAAGACAAATAGCTGTAGCCAGAGCAGCCCAAGAAGCTCTAGGACGTGATTACAAAGACCTACAAGTCAAAAAATCCGCCATGCTTAAAGATCTCAAGGCTACCAGAGAACAGAGAATCAAACGGCTGGAAGATTCCAAGCAGACATTCATATCTTGGGTTTCAAACTTAATGACCAACCCTGATATTAGACAAGAGATAGGAACAGAAATGGAAAAGATGCGTCTATCCATTAACAAAGAAAAAGAAAGACTATCTGAATGGCATCAATACGAAGATAAGCTCGTAGATCAACCTTTCCTAACCCCGGACACTGTCAAGGATGAGTAATGTTCGAATTCCCCAAGATAATGATAGCGTCCATGCACCGTACTGGCCACCATGCTATTGCTATATGGTTAATGCACCAACAACTAGGCATTCCATACTTCCAGCTTAAAACTATTACCCAGTGGCTATTTTATCTTGAAACCCAACAGGGTATAAGCTTTCTTTTAAATAACCCCCTAGTAAGAGACGAAAATCAACACCCAGACAAAGCCAACGTTTCTCAGATCATGAAAGACTACTGTGAAGCCAATTCTACTAATTTAATAATTGGTACACACGAACAACACAGTCTCAAGGATGTTGTCTGGTCCTGCGGAACTTCAGATGTGTTTGCAGTTAATACGAAACTAGTTGTTGTTTTAAGAGATTTTAAAAATTGGATTGCAAGCTGTATAAAAATGGCCGGTAGGGACGGAAAGCGGTATGATAGTATAATCAACGACAATAAGATTAATCTTTACAAGGATCACTGCAAATTCTTTTTTGAGCCAAATGGAATAGAGTATGTCTTATTTAATCAGTGGTTTACTAGTGAGGAATACAGGCGGGATTTGGCGGCGAGATTAGATTTAGATTTTACTGACGCGGCTATAGATCAAGGTTCTCCTTTTGGGGGCGGAAGCTCTTTTGACAAGATGGAGTATTTGAAGAGCGCCTCGATGATGAAGGTGAACGACAGGTATTCACAGATGGAGAATCACCCAATATACAAAAAGATAATTCAAGACAACCAAGAGATTTTGGAGATGAGCAATGAGATATTCACAAATCTCTGATTCTTGACTCGGTAAAAGAATAATGTACGAAAATGTAAGAAAAATTTTGTTACCGGCCACACACCGCAGTGGTCATCACGCTGTTGGTGTCTGGCTTTTACATCAAGCTGAAGAAGTAGAAGATTTTAATATGCAAACTGTTCCTGATTGGTGGAATTACTTGGTGGTCAAGGGTGGGTTAAGATTCTTTTTTAACAACGTCTTGAAAGAGTGTCCTTTTACAGCACCAGCACCGACTAGTATCGCCGTTTCTGACAACGGGATGTACGTCAGTGTCGACGCGGCGACGATGATTAAGATTGGAGATCACTCTCATAAAGACATAGAGATGTTTATAGGAACACATGAGCAAGAAACTTTAAAAGATGCAATTCGGCGTGGGGATAAATCAAGCTTTTTTTATAAACCAGATATGATTTTGATAATAAGGAGCTTTCATAATTGGGTAGCAAGCTGTTTGAAATATGCAAGAAGCATGAAAATTCGTGGTTCTATTTGGGTAGAACCTTTTAGCGAAACAAACATAGGCGTTTATATAGAGCATTGTAATCATGCTATTAAAGGAACAGTGCCTTTTATTCTTTATGACGAATGGTTTGCTAGTAAGAAGTATAGGAAAGAGACAGCGGAATCTTTAGGGTTTCATTTTACAGATGCGGCTATTAATCAATTGTCTCCGTGGGGGGCTGGAAGTTCTTGGGATGGGGGCAAGTATTTAAAGAACGCCAGTGAGATGGATGTTTTAAATAGATACAAGCAGATGGAAGACGATGAAGAATATCAACAGGTTATACAAAATAACGAAGAGGCTATAGATCTCAGTAATCAATTATTTGGAAAAGTATCATGATGAAATATTCGCAAACTCTTATTAAGCATCAATTATTTCTTAGGTGGTGGTTGTTTATTACCGCCGTAGTGGCTGCGTTTGTTTACATGGCTTTTCAGGGGGTTTTTGTTGATATTTGGAACAATGACAGCACCAAGTTAAGCTTCTTGCTTCTTGGGCTGTTTTCGGTAATGTCATTTTGGTGTGGGTACAAAACTTGGACTCTCAGTCGTTTTATAGACGAGGGCAAGGACGAGCCACATCTTATAGAGAGAATTGAGAGGCTTATGGAGGTTGGATGGTTTACAAGTGATCTTTGCCTGACAATTGGTATGGTGGGGACCGTTATAGGTTTTATTATGATGTTGTCAGGATTTGCGACAGTAAATATAGCCGAAGTTCAAACCGTACAGGCTCTTATTAAACAGTTGGGCATTGGTATGTCTACATCTTTATATACAACCTTATCGGGTCTTGTCTGCGGCGCGCTGCTAAAGATTCAGTATTTTAATCTCAATCAAGCAATAGATACGGTTCAGAAGAATGAAGAGAAACTATCACACTAACCTTTCGTTTTTGGACCTCTTGTTCAATACGCTGCTGTGCTTTGCGGCACTCTTTGCGCTGTCGTTTGTCTTGATAAACCCCAGTAAGAAGAAGAACAACGTGCGGATGAAGGCCGAGTTCATGATCACCACTACGTGGCCGAGAGATCTAGATGACGACGTTGATATGTACGTGGAAGACCCGCAGGGAAACTTGGTGGCTTTCATGCGTAGAGAAGAAGGCTTGATGCATCTGGATCGTGATGACTTGGGGCACAGAAATGATAGTATAAATACCGAATGGGGTGTTATAGAGTTTAAGGATAATAGAGAAATAGTTACTATCAGGGGGACCGTGCCGGGCGAATATGTTGTTAATGTTCATATGTATATGAAGCGGAGCGCTGTGGTAGAGGTTCCGGTTACAATACAGTTAGACAAGATAAATCCTTATTCGACCGTCACGATTAAAGAAGTGATTTTAAGAATCAGTGGGGATGAGGGAACTGCTTTTAGATTCACTTTGAATAAAGACGGAGATGTAATTGATATTAATCAACTAAAGAAAAGCTTGATATCTCAGGGAGAAGCGCCACTATGAGCATTCCGTTAGCATTTTTTATTCTCAGTGCGCTGCTGTTATGGCTCATCATTGGAGTTAAAGGGCGCTGGGGCGTGAAAGCCTTTGTGATTTCATTGGTTCTATATTCGTGCCTGTCAATTGACTTTTCTTTAGAGAATTTAATGGGGTGGCCATCGGATCAGTCTTTGCCGAAAGAGTTTCATGTTCACTGGGTTAAGATAAAAGAGCCGAACAAAAAAACATCTGAAAAGGGTTATATATACGTCTGGGCTACCGATCTAAATCGTTCTATCTCTAAACAAGGATGGCAGGGATGGAAAGGGTATTTTATTTCTTTCCAGAGTTATGACCCAACAGAGCCAAGAGCCTATAGATTAGATTACTCTAAAGACAGACATGAACAAGCGCAGAAGGCTTTAGATATGATCCAATCTGGAGAAAAGGTTGGCGGAAAAAATAACGGCAAGGGAGGTGGGGGTAAAGGTAAAGGCAAAGGAGGCAAGGGTAAAGGAAAAGGAAACGGCAAGGGGTCAAATGGTGGAGGAAGTCTTAGTAGAAGCGACGATATCATTTTTCACGAATTGCCGCCATCTAAGCTTCCAGAAAAGGTTACAAGATGACAAAAACCGCTGTAATATTTGGCGTGTCTGGCCAAGATGGAAGTTACCTTTCCGAGCTTCTCCTTGAGAAGGATTACAAAGTTGTAGGCGTCATACGTAGGTCAAGTTCTCCCATCACTAGTAGAATTGATCATTTAACATCTGATAGCAACATGACCGTTGTAGAAGGCGATGTTACAGATTTAAGTAGTATCTACTCTATAATAGAAAATCATGAACCCGATGAGATTTATAATTTAGCGGCACAGTCTCATGTTGGTACATCTTTTAGCCAGCCTCTCTTGACTTGGGATGTTACAGCGATGGGGTGTTTAAATCTTTTGGAAGCTATTGTGCGTGTAAATCCGGGCATTAGATTTTATCAAGCAAGCTCCAGTGAGATGTTTGGGGACTCCTTTAGTGAGCACTACACTAAGGGAAAATTTCAAAACGAAGACACACCCTTTAATCCCCAATCCCCATACGCTATTGCTAAACTAGCAGCCCATAATGCAACAGAACTATACAGAAAGATTCACGGTCTACACGCTAGCTCCGGTATTTTGTTTAACCACGAAAGCGAGAGGCGTGGAGAAAAATTTGTTACCAGAAAAATAAGTCGATATGTTGCAGATCTTTATAAGTTTTTATCTGATCATAATCACGATATATTAACTGGGGAAATTATTGATTATAGCAGCACCCATATCGCATTAGATGTTAGTAAGTTTATCGACACAAAGGCTAGCTGTTCTATTTTCCCCAAATTGGGATTAGGAAACTTGAGCGCTTGTAGAGATTGGGGTTACGCTAAAGATTATGTTGAAGCCATGTGGTTAATGCTTCAAGAAGATAATCCAGAGACCTACGTTATATCTACTGGAAAAACATACTCCGTTAAAGATTTTCTTTCTGCTGCTTTTCAGGCCGTTGGTATCGTTGATTATCAAGTATACGTTACTGCTGATTTAAGTCAGTTTCGCCCGTCTGAAGTCCCGTATCTAAAAGGAGACTCCTCTAAAGCCAAGGATCGTTTGGGATGGGAACCGAGAACTTCGTTTCAGGAGTTAGTTAATATCATGGTTCAATCCGATTTAGAGAGAAAACAATGAAAGACGTACAAATCTTAACTAACGACCAAGTTTTACAACTACTTTCAGTAGAAGAATGCATTCCTGTTATCGAGAATCTGTTTTGCTGCTTGGAAAATTGTCAGATGCCACCAAAAATGTATCTTGACATTCCTAATGGGGATTTTCGAGCAATGCCAGCTATAGTAAATAATACTGCTGGAATAAAATGGTGTGGAGTTCATTTAGACGAAACAGGTTTAAAACGAAGATGTAATATTTTTGCTAAAGTCATTATTAACGATGTTAACACTGGGGAAATGTTACTAATGATGGACGCGGAGAAATTAACCGCAATTAGAACCGCTGCGGTTACTGGCGTGGCAACAAAATGTATATCGAGACCAGACGCCTCCGTGGCGGCTTTTGTGGGATGTGGAAATCAAACGTTGTATCAGATACAGGCGGTTCTTGCCGTAAGAGATATTAAAGAGGTTAGATTGTTTGATCTTAGTGTTAATACTGCGGAAAAATTAATGCACAGTTTAGATGTTGACTGTCCTGTAAATATTTATGATTCGTTGGAATTGTGTTTGAAGGAGGCTGATATTGTAACTACATTAACTCCTTCTAGACACGGTTTTGTAGAATACGCCTCATTAAAGAACCCTGTGCATATTAATGCGGTTGGAGCAGATGCTGAAGGCAAAAGAGAGCTATGTCCATCGGTTTTGGAAAATGTAGACTTTGTTGTTTACGATGACTGGGAGCAATGTTCGCATTCAGGAGAGATTCAATATGTACCTATAGAGCAAAGAAAGCAGAGATGGTCGTCTTTAGGAGATGTTATGTCTGGCTTGGTTCATGTAGAAGGAGATCAGACTCTATTTGATGCTACTGGTTTAGCGATAGAGGATGTGGCTACAGCTAGATATCTTTATGAAAAGATTAAGTAATACTGAAATTGGAGAGAACAATGGGAAGCAGGAATGTAATTGTGTATTTTATTATGGGAGTCTTGGCTGTTGTACTTGGATATGATATGTACTTACAGCGACAGACACAAATATTAACCTCTCAGTACTATAGGAATATTATAGAGCAGGAAGAAAAAGATAGACAATTTATTGTGGAACATGTGGAGGACATATATAAATTGTCCGCGTTGGATTCTATAAGAGGGTACGTAACCATGGACACATTAATTCGGGTGTTTCATTATGCAAAGCCTCACAAGTCTCCCGCATGGGCTTGCCCAGAGTGTGCAGACATAAGAAAGAAGGGTTTGCCTAATAAGCAACTACCGGGTAAAAGACCAAAGCTACCACCACAAACAGGTCCAGCGAGAACTGCCAATGTTACAATACCTAGTGATCGTAGACATGACAAAAGCCTTAAAACAGTTGAAGGCGGCTAGCATAAAAGTGCATAATAGGTCAGAAGTTAAAATGCACGTCAAGGCTAAAGACCCTGACGATGCTTGCGCTGTTGCCATTGATAAGATCTATAAAGATATTTTAAAAACTAGAAACTCGGCTCGTGTTAGAGACACGGCAGAAAAAGTAAAACATCTGATTTCTATAAAAAAGATCAGGAAGGCCAGTTCTAATAAATAGGTCATACAGGACATGTTTCAATGACTAGAAGAAACTATGACGATCCTATATATACGGATTGGAGAAATAAGGTTTATGATAGAGACAATCACAGATGTCAGATGCCGGATTGCACTAGTAGGAGATCTAAGGCTCGTCTAAATGCTCATCATATAAAAAAGTGGGCAGATTGCCACTGGTTAAGATACGAAGTAAGAAATGGAATAACTTTGTGCTGGACATGTCATAAGAGAGTGACAGGTTCAGAAGAGTTATACGAAGGTCTTTTTATGCATATAGTCAGCAATAATGAACAGTCCAAATAAGTATACTATCATTAAAGATACGAGAGAGAAGGACGGATGGAATTTTGAGCCATTCCAGAAGTGTGAAGCCGTAATAAACGAAGGTTTAAAAACGGGTGATTACACTCTGGAGGGGCTGGAGGAGATCTTATGCATAGAGAGAAAGGCGTCTGCTAAAGAGATAGCAATTAATCTGGGCAAAGATAGAAAGCGGTTTGAGGCAGAACTGGAGAGGATGAGGGGCTTCAGATGGGCTTACATAGTTTGCGAATTCTCTATCGCTAATTTAATGGAGTATCCTGCTGGATCAGGAATTCCCAAGAAGCAATGGAAGTTTATACGTATGAATGGAAAGTTTATGTTGCGACGACTTCGTGAAATCACAGAACAATACGAAGTACCTGTTTTGTTTTGTGACAGCAGAATAAGCGCTCAAGAAAAAGCCATGCAAATTTTTGACGAGGTAACGGAGACTTTGTTAAATGAAGAACATTGACTCTATAATCGACGATGCTTGGCTGAATCTTAATATAGATGAATCTTCTATCATCAATCCATTCAGCGTTCCCGTTGATCGAGACTTTCATGTCAAACTAACATGGCTCTTAACTCAGCCTGAATATTTTTCTTTTGTTTGTAAAGAAATATTCAATGTTGAAATTTTGCCCGTGCAAGGCTTGATGCTTCAAGAAATGTGGAATCGGAAATTTCCCATGCTTATTGCCTCTCGTGGATTTGGAAAGTCTTTTATCTTATCTCTATACTCTCTAATGCGCGCCCTTCTATTTCAAGGGCGAAAGATTATCATCGTCGGTGCGGCTTTCAGACAATCTAAGGTTCTGTTTGAGTATATGGAATTCATTTGGCGAAACGCGCCTATCCTAAGAGATATTGTAGGAGCAAATGGAGGCCCACGTAAAGATGTAGACATGTGCAGAATGACAATTGGGGACAGCACAATTACATGTCTACCCTTGGGTGATGGATCTAAGATCAGAGGCCAGCGAGCCAATGACATTATTGCAGATGAATTTGCCTCAATCCCTAGAGAGATTTTCGAAAACGTCGTGGCGGGTTTTGCTGCGGTTTCTTCGTCGCCAATAGAAAACGTGAAGAGGCTAGCTGCAAAAAAGAAAGCAGAAGAGCTTGGTCATGAAATAGGTGTAGATTATGACGAAGACAGTAGTACAGGAAACCAAATCGTATTGTCTGGAACCGCTTTTTATGACTTTAATCATTTTGCTGAATATTGGAAAAAATGGAAGTCTATTATAAAGAGCAAGGGTGACCCCAAAAAGCTGCAATCAATTTTTGGAGACGAAGATATTCCCAGCGGTTTTGACTGGAAACAGTATAGTATTATCAGAATACCGTTTGAACTTTTGCCCACCGGCTTTATGGATGACGCACAGGTGGCTAGGTCTAGAGCCACGGTCCATTCAGGTATTTATGAGATGGAATTTGGCGCGTGTTTCTCCACCGACAGTCATGGTTTCTTTAAGAGGAGCCTGCTTGAAAGCTGTGTGGCGTCACCTGAAAATTCTATTTCTTTACCCAGTGGAGATATTGATTTTCATGCCCAGATCAAGGGTGACCCCAATATACGATATGTCTATGGTATAGATCCAGCGTCCGAAGTAGACAATTTCAGTATCGTAATATTAGCTCTACATTCAGACCACACTAGAATTGTATACTCTTGGACGACCACTAGATCAGAGCATAAAGAAAAATTAAAGGCTGGCCTCATAAAAGAGACAGACTTTTATTCTTATTGCGCTAGAAAGATTAGAGATCTGATGAAGATTTTTCCATGTGAAGAAATTGCCATGGATGCTCAAGGAGGTGGAATTGCAGTCATGGAAGCTCTTCATGACAAGGATAAAATGCAAGAAGGTGAAATTGCTTTGTGGCCAACAATTGATGATAACAAGGAAAAAGATACAGATGGAAACCCCGGCCTTCATATATTAGAAATGATCCAGTTTGCTAAGTCTGATTGGGTCACGGAAGCCAACCATGGAATGAGAAAAGATTTCGAAGACAAGGTGCTTCTGTTTCCTTACTTTGATTCCGCTACCATAGGCTTGGCCATATCGGATGATAAAATTAAAGATAGAAAATACGATACGCTAGAAGACTGCGTTATGGAAATTGAGGAATTAAAAAATGAACTATCTATGATTATCATGACCCAAACTCCGTCTGGAAGGGACAAATGGGACACGCCAGAAGTTAAACTTCCCGGCGGTAGAAAAGATAGACTGCGTAAGGATAGATATAGCGCTTTATTAATGGCGAATATGTCGGCTAGAACTAAGCAGAGAACGCCACCCACCCCCACTTACGATACTGTTGGGGGGTTCGCTGGAAGGGTCGGTAGAGAGGGTGGGCCAGATTTTAATGGTCCGTCGTGGTTTACAGAAGGAATAAAAGGCGTATACGAGTAATTTGGTGTATAATTGAATGGCATTGTTTTTCAATCAATACAAATACAATCAAATTAAGGTGAAATGATGGACGACCCCATTAAAGACATGCAGCACTCGCAGGCTCTGGTGACTTGGACAGATGACCAAACAAAAACTCAAGCACTAGAGACTCTTGCTGAAACTTTGGATCACTATGATGGCGTGCAAAAATCAGTCGGGTATCGTCGATCTTTTTTAGATATAGAGCCAAATAGATCTGTTAGAACTTCTTATAGCAGAGAAGACTACAATAGGTTTCGTTCTGGAGAATCAGTTCCGGCTAAGCAGAAAGAGGCTATTGGTCTATGCATGTCTGCTTATGATAAAGTTGGTATAATCAGAAACGTTATTGATCTCATGGGGGATTTTGGTAGTCAGGGCATTGGGCTTGTTCATCCTAACAAGAGGATAGAAAAATTCTACCGAAAATGGTTTAAAAAAATTCATGGAAAAGAAAGATCAGAAAGGTTTCTTAACACTCTGTATAGATGTGGAAATGTTATTGTAAAAAGAAGAAATGCCAAAATTAACAAAAAGCTAGAAACAGAGCTTAGATCTTCTGGAGCAGACATTATACCAGAATCTGTACCCTTTGTGAAGAGAGAGGTTCCTTGGAAGTACGATTTTCTGAACCCCCTTTCTGTTGAAGTGGTTGGTCAAGAACTAGCGATGTTTGTAGGCAAGCCTCAGTACGCTTTAAAGATTTCCAACCTGATGAAGGGGTATCTATCTGGTGGCTTAACTGGTCAGTCAAGATACAGAGGACTCGTTAACCAGCTACCATCCGACCTCTTAGAGGCTGTTAAAAACGGCCAGACAGTCATCCCCTTGGACCCAGATAAGATTTCTGTGTTTCACTACAAAAAGGACGACTGGTTGGTTTGGGCTAGCCCTCTTATTTTTGCGATCCTTGATGATATAATCATGTTAGAGAAAATGAAGCTCGCAGATATCTCTGCGCTTGACGGGGCCATCTCTAATATACGCTTGTGGAGCATAGGTGATTTAGATAATAAAATTCTCCCCACTAAAGCTGCTATCAATAAGCTTAGAAATATCCTAGCCAGCAATGTGGGCGGGGGAACGATGGATCTGGTTTGGGGACCAGAACTTAAGTTTACTGAATCTAATAGTCAAGTATATAGATTTTTAGGTTCTGAAAAATACCAACCGGTTCTTACCAACATTTATGCCGGTCTGGGGATTCCTCCCACTCTCACAGGAATGGCCAACACTGGCGGGGGCTTTACAAATAATTTCATCTCTCTAAAGACTCTAGTCGAAAGACTTGAATACGGCAGAGAGGTCTTGGCTGATTTCTGGAATCAGGAGATTGAAATTGTTCAAAAGGCTATGGGCTTTAGATTTCCTGCTAAAGTTCATTTTGATCAGATGACCCTATCTGATGAAGCGTCAGAAAAGAACTTATTGATTCAATTGGCTGATAGAGATATTATCAGTTATGAGACTCTACAAGAAAGGTTTGGAGAAATTCCTGAAATCGAAAAGATCAGAATTAAGAGAGAGTCAAGGGAACGAAAATCCGAATCTATTCCTCAAAAGTCTGGACCTTATCACAACCCGCAACATCGCAACGATTTAGAAAAAATCGCTTTGCAAAAAGACATGATTGCTCCAGAAGATGTGGGACTTGTGCCTTGTGATGATACCGGAGATCATCCACTCACCAATCCTGACGATAGACGTAGTGATGAGCAGATTGAGGAAAAGAAAGACGAGCTTAAGGATAAGCAAGAAGATAGAGATCAGAAAAAGTTTGATAGACAGCAGGAGAAGAAAGAAAAAGATCCGAATCTTCAACAGCAAGAACAATTCGAACCAAAAGGTCGGCCTGAAGACGGTAGACCTAAGAATTCCAAAGACAAGCAAAAGCGCAAGCAAAAAACGGTAGAGCCTCGCGTTTCTGCTGACTCAGAGCGTATCAATCTTATGCTATGGGCCACTCAGGCTCAAAGCAAGATTGCAGAAATTGTTCATCCTCCACTTCTAGCTCACTACGGCAAGAAAAATCTGCGCGGGTTGACAAAAACACAAATGGAAGAATTAGAGTACGTTAAGCTAAGTCTTCTATGCAACATGCAACCCTATACAACCGTAGACGCCAATATTATAAATGATATTCTCAAACAAAATCTTGAGGCTGACGCTTCTGTATTAATGGCTCTCAAGCAGTTCAACAGTGATTTTGTTGCTACGAATGATAGATCTCCAACTATCGATGAGGTAAGATATATGCATATCTCAGCTTATGCTCTCTACTGCGAGGGCTAGTTTTTGGATTTATTTAGATTTATGGTGTATAGTTTACTGAGGTGAATTATATGAGCATACCTATTTATAAATATGAACTCAGAGATGGTCTCGAAGAGGTTCTTCGGGCCACTTCTAGTATTGCGTATTCTTCCCCCTTGAGGAGTCATACTCCCAGCGAAGGTGAGGAAGAGAAGGCAAAATTGGTTGCGTTAAATTCTTTTGCGGAAAACAAAGAACAATTTGATCTGTATTATTTAACTTCCGTTCTTGTTTCTACGGGATGGAATAAAAATGATGACATTTTCGATATTGAAGAAACATGGGCCGCTAGAAACACCCCAGAAGATAAACAGTTTAATTTCATGCACGATGAAACAGATATCATCGGTCATATAACTGGAAATTTTGTTCTCGATTCTAATGGTCAGAAAGTCCACGAGATTGTTGGTACAAAAAATCTCCCAGAACAATTTGACATTATTACTAGTGCCGTTCTTTATAACAGTTGGTCGGACCCCAAGTTAAAGGAAAGAATGGCTAAGATTATTTCTGAAATTGAAGAAGACAAATGGTTTGTTAGCATGGAGTGTCTGTTTGCGGGATTTGATTACGGTGTAATTACTCCTGATGGACAACACAAAATCATAGCGAGAAGCGAAGAGTCTTCATTTTTAACAAAACATCTTAGATCATATGGAGGCACAGGAGAGTATGAGGGACATCAACTTGGGCGTTTATTGAGGAGTATATCATTTTCCGGTAAAGGATTGGTCAGCAACCCTGCGAATCCAAGAAGCGTCATTATTAATGACACAAGTTTGTTTAAGAAGAACAATGAGACATATTCGATAACTCAGTCAAATATTAGGGAGAACTTCAACATGGCTAATGAAGACATCCAGTTACTACAAAAACAGAACGACGAACTTAGAGCCGCTCTAAATCAAGCGAAGAGTGATGAAGAAGCTCTAAAGTCCGCAATCTCTGCGAAAAAGGACGAAGAGGTGCAAGCTAAGGTCGAAGCCTTTGAAGCATCTATTGTTGAAAAAGATGAAGCTATTGCTAAGTTACAAGAAGACGCAAAAGCTTTTGAAGACAAAGTTCAAGAAATTGAAGAGCTACTAGCTAAGAAGGATGAAGAGCTTACTGAAGCTAACTCAAAGATTGAAGCTCATGAAACTGCGATCAAGCTTGAGGCTCGTAAGACAGCCCTAGTCGAAGCCGGTTTTGATGAAGCCGACATTGAGAAGGCTCTAGAGACATTCGCTGACGTTTCAGATGAAATGTTTGATGAGATTGTCAATCTTACTGCTAAGAAAGGCAATCCCTTCGAGAAGAAGGATGACGAAGAAGAAGACGAAGAAGATGCCGGTTACATGAAGAAGAAGGCCGAGACCGAAACAGAAGCGTCTGATGAAACCGACGAGACCGTCGATGAAGCAGAAGCTGATGTAGACGTTGAAGCCCTTGACAATGCAGAAGAAGATACTGACGCAGCGCTTGCTGACGCCGGTAACGACGAAATTGATACTGCGCGAACAAGTGCAAGCTCATGGCTTGAGAAGCATGTTCTTCATACAACAGCTAGTATCGACGAAGAGTAACCAATAGTAGAATCTTATTGTCCATAAAATAGGAGAAATAGATATGGCTTTAAAAGCTGACAGACATGAACTTGATGTAGACATTTCGTTCTTTATGAACGAAACAGGCGAGAAGGGTCAGATCGTTGTGGCCAGTACCGGCGGTTCTGGTGCGGCGATGGACCAAGGTCAAGCGCTGGTAACTATTGCCGCTGCTGACGCCACCAACATCCCCGTTGGCGTTCTGCTCAACGACGTGGTTGATCTTGACCTTACCCGTCAACACATCAACTTCCACAAAGATGAAGTCCAGAAGGGTGGCAAAGTTAGCCTCCTTAAGAAGGGTTACATTGTAACTGATCAGATTGCAGGTACGCCCACTATTGGCGCTCTTGCGTTCCTTGACGACGCCGACACTGGCAAGTTTGCCACAGAAGACGAAGTCGCGGATACCAAGTACAGTCAGGTTGGCCGTTTTATGTCCATCAAGGACGAAGACGGTTACTGCAAGGTAGAAGTTAACCTGCCTTCACCGATGAATAAGGCTGGCGCCGCAGGCACTGATATTTAAAATTAACCTTTTCAAAAGGAGACGATAGCATGAGTAGAATGACAAGACCTGATGGTCCTTTTATCGAACTTATCAAGCGCTCAGGCAGTGCTGATAAGACTGAAGCGCTCAACGCGCAGCATGAGTTAGCGCTTGCTCTAGAATTACCTCTTCGCAAAGGCGTTTTGGTTGGTGATATTCTAGACAACATTTTCCAAAGACTACCGATGGAGCCGGGTGTCAGCGTGGAATTTCCACTAGACCTACTCTCTCCGGGTACGGAAAATGATCACGTTGCTTACACGAACCCCGGCCATGGCCGCATTCCAGAACGCGCTGTGGAAGGCGACTATGTCATGGTTCCCACGTACACGGTTGCAAGTTCAATCGATTATCTCTTGCGTTATGCAAGAGAAGCACGTTGGGATGTAGTGGGTCGTGCCATGCAGGTTCTCGAAGCTGGATTCGTTAAGAAGATTAACGATGACGGCTGGCATACCCTGCTTGCTGCTGGCGTAGACCGCAACATTTTGGTTTACGACGCTGACGCCTCCGCTGGGCAGTTTACCAAGCGCCTTGTATCTCTTCTAAAGAGTGTAATGCGCCGTAACGCTGGCGGAAACGGTGGTTCCCTTAATCGCGGAAGACTAACAGACCTATGGCTCAGCCCTGAAGCTCTTGAAGATATCAGGAACTGGGGTCTTGATCAGGTTGATGAAGTTACTCGCCGCGAGATTTATATGGCCGGTGACGATAGCGCCTCTCTGACTCGCGTGTTTGGTGTAAACCTTCACGACATCGACGAGCTTGGCGAAGGTCAAGAGTATCAGACCTTCTTCGTCAATCAGCTTTCCGGTACGCTTCAGACGGATGATAAAGAGCTAGTTGTTGGTCTTGATCTTTCAGCCAACGACAGCTTTATCATGCCCGTGAAGCAAGAAGTTCAGATCTTTGAAGACGAAGCACTACATCGTCATCAGAGAGCGGGCTTCTACGGTTGGGCTGAACTGGGATTTGCTGTGCTGGACAACAGGAGAATTCTCCTCGGCTCCTTCTAATCCCAAGCCAATTGGCTACACAAAAGACCGTCCTCATGAAAAGTGGGGGCGGTTTTTTTGTATTTGGTGTATAATAGAGTGTGCAGTCCCATTATAATCTGATTGATATTAAAGATGACTAAAAAAAGCAAAAGTGATTTAACATCGCAGGCTAACAGCCTATTACCAGATAATATCACGGGGGCGATATCTCCGTCAGATGTACGTACAAATTTTACAGATGGAATTGATTCCTTTGCTGCTATTGACCCCAGTGTCACCCCCGCAGACGGCGGGGTTGCTTTTTGGACCAGTTCTGATGTGGTCAGTTACGATGCGGATATAAAATGGGATTCTTCCGATAATGAGCTAACTTTAAATGGCCAACTTATAATGCAGAATGACAATGCTCCAGCCTCCTCTAGCGCAACGTGCAGCCAAGGTGAAATTAGATGGGGAAGTTCTGGCGGCAACCACTATCTGTATATTTGTGTTAGTAGCAACACATGGAAAAGATCAGAGTTAGCCTCTTTTTAAGATAAGATACAATAGGAGATAAAAATGTCAGATGCCATGAGCAATTATTTGGAAGCAAAGCTGATCAATCATGTATTGAGAAATACAGCTTTCACCACTCCCGGTACAAGTGTGTACGTTGGATTAATTCAATTTTATGAATCCGATACTCTGGAAGCTGGAACCCTAACTCAGGAAGTTAGTGGAGGCTCATACGCAAGACAACAACACACCGCTTGGGATGACCCCTCTGGTGCTGGAGTTACCGAAAATACAGGAACAATTACATTTCCTACGGCTACCGCAGATTGGGGCTTGGTTTCAGGCGTTATTATTGCAGACGCTGCAACAGCCGGAAATGTTCTACTACACGGACCTTTAACTACACCCAGAGACGTAGTAAGTGGCGATGTTTTCAAGTTTAATGATGGCGATCTAGACATCTCCTTCACCTAAAAACTATACCCTGTTTAAGAAAAAAGCGAGGGTATAATGGCTCTGGTTTTAGCAGATAGAGTAAAAGAGACTACAACCACCACAGGCACTGGCGCGGTAACTCTCGCCGGGGCGGTGAATGGTTTTCAAGCGTTCTCTGATGGTGTAGGTAATAGTAATACTACGTATTATACTATTCAAGATGCTAATGGAACAGCGTGGGAGGTCGGGTTAGGAACTTTAAATGCTGACTCTACCACGCTTACTCGCACCACTGTTTATGAGAGTAGTAACAGTGATGCTGCTATTACTTTAACCAGCGGCACTCATACAGTTTTCTGCACATATCCCGCTGGTAAATCTGTATATCTAGATTCAATTGGGAATCTTTCTCACGCAATAGTTCCGTATACAACTATCACCGGAGATACTACCCTAACCACGGATAACGTGGTTGTTTTTGTAAATGCTACTAGTGGAGAGGTGGATGTAACGTTATACGCGGCTACTTCCAACGGAGGACGGACATTGGTAATTAAGAAAACTGACAGTGGTAATACTGTAAATATTCTTAGAGCGGGAAGTGAAACAATAGACGGGATGACTTCTTTAGCTTTATATCACCAAAATGAATCTATTACTTTAATGTCAGATAATAGCAATTGGTTCATTGTCTGATTCGTGTATAATACAATAAATAGCCACCAAATAATATTGGAGTATAAAAATGTCATACGTACCGCATGGTTTTGAAATTAACACTCTTGGAGCGGCAGAAGCTTCTAAGTTTCTTACCGTTGATAGCAACATTGATGTTGCATCAGGTCTTAGAAATTTGACGGCTACTGGTTATCTTCAAGGAACCACCTCCTTAAGAACAGCGTTAATAGAATACACAGACGGCGATGATGCCATTACTATCGCTGACGGCGGCGGTGTGACAATGGCGGCTGGAATAACCTCTACGGCTGCTTCTAATACGTTTGGTGCTACTTCATTCAATGATGCTAACATTACCAATGTAGGTGATATAGCTTTAGATAGTATCAGTGCTGATGGTACAGATATCAATCTTGCGCTTACCGATAATTCCGCAACAGCCTTTACTATTAAACAGGGCACTGATGCTTATCTTATTGTAGATACCGGAGACGGTAGTGAATCGGTTTCTATTGGTACTGGAATTTCAGGTACTGAGATTACAATTGGTCACGCCACTTCTGAAGTAACCATTGGCGACAACCTTACAGTTACCGGTAACCTTACAGTTAGTGGCGATACAGTAACCCAAAACGTAGCTACCGTTCTTGTTGAAGACCCTCTGATGCTATTAGCTCATGGCCAAACCGGATCAGGGGGTTATGATGCGGGTTTAATTGTAGAGCGTGGCGATGATACAAACGTTGGTATTATATGGGACGAAACTGCCGACGAATTTTCCGTCATTAACACATCTTCTACTGCAACAGAAGCCGGTAATGTAACCATTGCTAGCTATGCCGCTTTTCAGTCGGCTGCTCTTACGGCAAGTACTGGAACCTTTTCAGGTGTTTTGAAAACTGATGACACCACTGAGGCGACTACTACAACTGATGGCGCGCTTCGGACAGCCGGTGGCTTGAGTGTTGCAAAAAGCGCTGTTATTGGTGATGATCTTGACTTACTATCTGATAACGCTATTTTCTCCATGGGTCTCGGTAGTGATTTTACGATTACACATGATGGAACAACCGGGGTTACTCTTGCTGGTAATCCCATCACTATTACTTCTGGCGGCGCTGCAACATGGTCAACTTCTGCTGGTGCTCTGACAATCGACGCTGCCGCTGCGGCTTTAACTTTAGATGGCCATACTGGAGTTACAGTTCAATCATCAAACTCTGGGGATATTACGCTTGATTCTGTTGCTGCGGTTAATATTGATGCCGGAACTGGAGTGATAAATTTCCAAGATAGCGGCTCAACCGTATTGAGTCTAACCGAAAGTGGTAGCGGAGATGTAACAGTAAAACTAGTCACCGATGCTAAAGACCTTATCTTCACAGATAATGCCGATGCAGAAGGTTTTAGAATTCATGATGGCGCCGTAGGAGTTTCTGTTGTTGGAGATGTTCGAATTGCAGAACGCGCCGACCATGCTCAGACACCCGGAGCCGGTTATGGTCAACTTTGGGTTAAAAACGAAGCCGCGAACTGTGAATTATATTTTACCACAGATAACGGTAATGATATCCAGTTGACAGATGGTTCGTCTATTGCTGCTGGTGGTGGTGTTGCCGACAGTGTTGCTGCTGATGATATTAGTGCTGGCGATGCGGCTGTTAATATTACTACTAGTATGGGCGATATCACTCTGGCCACACAGGCTACTGATACCGACATTGTCCTTCAGGTAAACGATGACGGTTCTGTTATTACCGCCTTAACCCTTGATGGCAGCGAAGCTGGTGCGGCCACCTTTAATAGTACAGTTACAGCTACTACTTCTGTGAAGGCTACAACCGTTTTTTGTATGGGTGTACAAAATGCCTCTGCCGACGTTAATCCGGCAAGTAAAGGACTTACTGCTATTGACGCTTCTGGCGATAATTATACTGTGACCCTACCTACTGGTACAGCAGGGGCTATTGGTAATATGTATACAATCAAGAAGGTGGATAGTGGTACTAATACCGTTACTATTACTACAGCCACCAATGATAAAATTGATGGTGGTGATAGCATGCTCCTTTATCATCAATACGAAAGTATTACGGTGATTTATGCCGATACGAATAAATATTACGTCATATAGTAATTAGGAATTTAGAACATGGTACATTCTATAACGTTACAAACGTATGACGGTACTATTACCGATAACGATATATTGGGGCAGATTTGTTTTGCCGCTCCCAATGAGCATGCTTTTGCTGCGGGAGCAGTAACTGCGTCTATTTTTGCTAGGTCGGAAACAGGGTTTGATGATGATGAGAATGAAACTGAATTAGTGTTTGCAACGGCTTCTGGGGGCGCGACAGGTGCGCGTCCCACCGCCTCCCTTACTGGTGACATGATCCTTAGTTCTGCTGGTCTTTTAACTGTTGCGGGTGGGATAACCTCCACCGCCGCTAGCAACACTCTTGGCGCAACCTCGTTTAATGATGCCAATATCACTAATGTCGGGAATATAGCGCTGGATAGTATTTCTGCCGATGGTTCCACAATAACCATTACAGGAAATACAACCTTTGCTGATGGCGCTTATGACTTTGACATCGCATCACACGATACTTCAAATGGATTGAAGCTTGGTGGAGCGCTTGTTACTGCTACCGCTGCCGAACTTAACCTTTTGGATGGTTCTTCTGCTGGTACTGTTGCTAATAGCAAAGCTGTTATTTACAGTGCAGCAGGGATTGTTCAGGCCACCGATTTGAAAGTTCCAGATGGTGGGGGTATTCATGGCGGCACTGTTTCTGACTTTATTGTAATTGGCTCTGATACTGTTACCATTAAAGATGGTGCTTATGATTTTGATATTGCATCACATGACACTTCAAATGGACTAAAGCTGGGTGGAACTCTTGTTACCGCTACCGCTGCCGAACTTAACTATCTAGATATTAGCACATTGGGAACCGCAGCGACCAGTAAAGCGGTTACTGTTTCTGCTGGAGGCAAAATTACTCTCGGCAGCATTGAGATTGAAGGTAGCGCTTTCGACATTGATGGCGGAACTATTGATGGAGCTACTATTGCAACCAGCGATATTACGGTTGGTAGTAGTAAAACTCTAAATGTTTCTGGTGGAACGCTAACAACCTCTGCTGCACAAAACCTAGCGATAGTTCAAGGTGCGGCTTCCAATATAGATATTGGTGCTTATGAGCTAAGAGCGCAGACACTCGAATCTGATGTTGCGACTGGAACGGCTCCTTTAACTGTTGCATCTACTACTAAAGTAACCAACCTCAATGCCGACAAATTAGATGACCAAGAGGGTAGTTATTATTTAGACTTTAGTAATTTTGTAGTTGATGCTGACGAAATTAGTGGCGATAAGATTCATGGCGGTACAATTAGCGGTAATGTTGCTTTAGGAGATGGGGCTACAGCAACCACACAGCCTTCTAGTGATAATTCAACAAAGATTGCAACTACAGCATATGTTGATGCGGCGAGTGGTGGTGGTAGTGGCGACATAACAGGTGTCGATCTTACTGGTGGTACAGGAATTGACATAGGTTCTGAAACCAACACTACTTCTGGTGATTACAGTGCAACCATATCAGTTGACGTTTCAGACTTCATGACATCGGGTGCAAATAACCGCGTGTTGACCGCAGTTGACGCAGATAGTTTTCAAGGTGAATCTAACCTTACCTTCGGTGGTGGAGATCTTCTCGTTGGGGGTTCTACTCCTTCTGTTACTATCGGAGATGCCGGATCAGAAGACGTTAAGTTGGTATTCGACCACGCCTCTCAAGATTATTATCTTGGTGTAGATCACTCAGAGAGCGAGAAATTTATGATTGGTCTTGGGTCCGCTGTTGGGACAACGCCTGTTATAACTATGACGAGTAGTGGCGCTCTCAGTGTTGGAGTCGATGATACCGGATACGATTTCAAGATTTTTGGGGCTACGTCAGGTAAATATATGGAATGGGACGAAAGCGGGGACCGCTTGCAGGTATTCGGTTCGTACAGAAACGAAATGGGGAACGCCACAAACGGACCCGCAGTAGCTTACAACGGGACTGTGGCACTTGCTGACGGTGGTGCAACAATCGATATCGATTGGTCAAAAAGTAACTACCACTGGGTGAGACTTGGACAGAATGTAGACGTAACCAAGATTACCTTCACAAACATGTTCAGAGGCGGGAGATACATTCTCAGGATAGAACAGAACAACGTTTCGGCATCGGATGTCTCTTGGGAAACCGTGGAGGGGGGCAATTCGAGCACGGCAGCTTTCACCGAGGTTAGGTGGGTTGGAGGAGACGCTCCTACAATGTCAACGGGAACTAGCTCAACAGATGTGTACGGATTTCTTTGCACTAGGAGTAATGGTAGGGGTATGGACTGTTTTGTTATTGCTCAAGACTTACAAGAAGATGATCATCATTAAGGGAATCAGTTATGGGTATGGATCAGGTTACAATAGCGAGCGATGTTGCTGTTTCTAGTTGTTCGGGTTCTGGACCCGCTTATACGGTAAACTACAGTGGGACCGACCCTGTTATAAAAGTAAACGTGGGAGATGAAGTTACAGTTAATAAAAGAGAGGCTGGAGCGGGGGGCGGTAGTGATATTATAGGAGTATATACATATAAAGTAACCGGTTATACAGATTCAGACACTCTTACACTTACATATGTTTCTGACTCGCAACTCGACGGGGACGATTCTCCTTGCGACATTCCTTCTGGAACAGGCAGTTCAGGATCTCCCAACAAAGCACCTCATACTTTTAAGAGGAATGTAAGCCCGTCCTTCGGTATGTTTGTTTAAATAATAGATTTATGGAAAAAATCGAATACAGCCCAAGTGATATCGGTGAGTGTCAATGTCCCCAGTCGGGATTTTGTGAATTTTTCAGGCAGGAGATGACATACGACCCGCCCAATTGGCAATGGTGTCAAAACGCCACTCCAGAAGAGAGGATGAAGTACAAGGCGGATTGTGACAAGAAGCATGATAGGAGATCTTTTATTTTTACAGGAAGATTCGTAACTATTGATAATATGATGGATGCTATCAAGCATGGTCTTTTACCAAAAGTAGGTGATCTTAATCTAAGAGGAGTTGCAGGGGTTCCCAGATCTGGAGTTTTTCCCGCTAGCATAGTGGCGATGTGGTTGAATATTCCCCTGTATGTTTTTGATGAAGAGGGTAAATTTTCTCCATTGTCGGCAATGTCCGACTTTGGAGGTGTAAGGATGCAACACCACAGAGAACGCGATGGGGCAATACTTGTGCTTGATGATACCGTTTATGGCGGCGTCTCAATGCAAAATATTAAAAAGCGCATCGGAGATAATAATAAGGTGCTGTATGGAAGTGTTTATGTTCACACGAAAAGTTCTCATGTAGTAGATGTTTTTGGAGAAATATTAGACCCGCCTCATATATTAGAGTGGAACTTTTTTAACAGTTCCTATATTGAAAATTCTTTGATAGACTTTGACGGTATATTGTCACCAAACGTACCATATGAAAAATGCCAGAGGGAAGAAGATTACATAGACTACATAACAAATGTAAAACCTTTCTACCATAGATTACCCAGAACCTACAAGTGCAAAGGTATTGTCACAGCAAGACTTGAAAAATACAGGGATATAACGGAGGCATGGCTAGATAAATACAATATAGAATATGGTTCATTAACAATGTTTCCTACGGAGAGAGAGGAAGAAAGAGACGCTAACCACATTCTTGAAGCTGCTAAATTTAAAGCAGAAGTTATAAGAAAATTAAATTCGGCATATTTTGTAGAGAGTGAAATAGCAGAAGCTCATTTAATAAGAAAGAATATTTCAAGGGTGGTGATTTGCCCAGACGAAGGAAGATTTGGCTAATGGAGAAGATAAAGGAATTTGAAACAAGGAATGAGATGTATCTTGACGTTCCAAAAGGAGGGGTTGGGGCTGAAATAGGAGTGTGCAAAGGCATGAATGCAATTAACCTATGGCACATAACAAAGCCGAGCAAGATGTACTTATGCGATTCTTGGAGAGAAAGACATCCGAACTATTGTGCAATTGAAGATACCAAGCTATGGGAAGATGACCATCGGGAGTTGGTGAAAAAACTTTTTGAGTTAGAAGTAGAGAACAACGAAGTCGAACTCGTTAGAGAATGGGGCGGAAACTTTTTATACAACCTGCCTGATGACTCATTAGACTGGGTTTATTTAGATGCCTGTCATGACTACAAGCCTGTGTCAATAGAAATTGAAAACTCTTTAAACAAAGTCAAGGCTGGAGGATTGATTATGGGACATGATTATTGGACTAATTCCCTAAACTGGAAAGCCGGTGTTATCAGGGCTGTAAATGAACGAATACAAAACGGGGACATGAAGATGGTAGGCATTACCATAGAAAAATTTACAAGCTACATGTGCAAGGTTCTATGATATACTTACCAAAAAGAGCAGCTTTTGTTCATATACCAAGAACCGCAGGACATTCGATAAAAGCCGCTGTTTCAAATGTTTGCGCTAGAAACAATATACCTTTTGTGGTTAGTACTGTTCCTTCATGGATAAAGGAGTTTGACAGGGTTGAAATACATCAGAGAGCTTCGACCCTTAAGGGTTATATTAGGGAGTGGCCTGATATTTATCGATTTGCAATTCATAGACCTATACAAGAAAGAATTGAAAGTGTTTGTAAATGGGTAGAGTATCTGAGGAAAATAGGGTTTAACAAAGATCCAAACACCTCATCTGAGATAAAAGAGTTTATAGAAAGAGAAAATTATAGAGAGTGGATAGCAGAAAACTGGAAGCATTACACGACACAGTTTTTTACTGAAGGAGTTTACGGTGAGGATCTAGGCGTGGAAATTTATCCTTTTGAAGATCTTCATGACAGATGGGATGAAATTTGTAGAAAATGTCAAATTCCACAATGCGAACTACCTAGGTTGAATACTCCTTCAGGTGTATAATCTACATGTATTACAGTAAATAGAGGACTTAAACATGGCTGAACTAACTGCAAATTTCAACGGTAAGAATATTACCGTAACATATCCAGATTCCATACTTGGAAAGGCTCAAGAAGCTTTTCCTGCCATGAACGCTAACTTATGGTCTTCATTCTACCAAGACAAACTAGATGCCTTAGACGAAGACGAGCCAAGCGAAGACCAGTTAAGTGAATGGAAGTATGAGTTTACAGTTGACTGTATTATGAATCGTATAGTACGCACAATAAGATCTTATGAAATACAAAAGGCGGTTAAAAATGTTGAGGACCAAGCAAAAGCTGCTGTGGATGAGACGTTAGATCAAATCAATGTAGAAATTGAAGACGAATCATCTGGTCCAAGTTTTGTATAGGTGATGTATGTTTGGGTTTCATGCGGTAAGTGAAGCTGCCTTTTCTTCTTTTGCTGGTGCTATTCACACCGCAGAAGCTTCTCTTGGTAATGAGTTTGGCTTTGATGATGGTTTTACCGCCGGATTTGAAGTTGAACCAGCCGTATTAAACGCATCCGCCACCATGATTTGGGCAGGTAGTTCTGCCTTGGAGAAGGGGTTTGGGTTATCCGCCGATGCAGTCCTGTTGTCCGATCTCAGTCTTGGTCGCCCAAAGCCGGGTACAGCGTCATTACAAAGTGATTCGATTTTTTCCTCAAAGGGTGTATTAATAAGTATAGGGAAGGCTAATTTAGCGGGAGCCGCTAAGTTTGCAGGATTCGACTGGAGTGAAATTAAGTTTTCGCTGTATATTGATCAGGCGAGAAGTATGACAAATTATATTGATAAACAAAAAGGTGTTACTTTATATTTGGATCGAGAATTAAATGAGACTCTTAGAATAGATCAAACCTCCTCTAAGACTTCATATATAGATAAAGAATTGTCGATGGAGACTTAAAATGGCCGCTAATGAGATTCATGTAGATGATGTTGGAACTAAATTCATTGTTACCATTAAGGATGGTGACACTGCTATTAATGTTTCCGCCGCTACCACAAAAAACATTATCTTAAAAAAGCCGTCTGGAACAAAAGTGACGGCAGCAGGATCTTTTGAAACGGATGGTTCGGACGGCGTGATAAGCTACGTTACGACAGGAACCGAATTAGACGAGGCGGGTACATATAAAATACAGGCGTATGTTGTTTTATCTGCCGGTAACCAGTTTCATAGCGACATATCCACTTTCAAAGTTCATAGAAACGTATAAGGGGGCAACATGGCTTGGCAAAACGAGATGTCTATCATAGTTCGTCACCTAGTTAACGATCTAGACTCTAGCGCCTATGTTTTTTCCAACGATAGGGTGGAGGAGACAATTTTGGTTGCCTCACAACTTGTGTTGCACGAAATGGACTTTGAAAATACGTACAGTGTGGATGTAGATTCTTCATCTTTATCCCCAGATCCCACATCGTCCAGTAATAAGGATGACGCATTCATTAGTCTTGTTTGTCTGAAATCTGCATACATTCTTCTGGGCAGTGAAATTAAAACTCATTCGCTAAACTCCATCTCTCTTAAAGATGGTCCCTCTTCTCTAGATCTAAGAGGGATCGTGCAGGGGTTAAATATACTATTTTCTGACGTAGTTAAAAGGTATGATGAAGCTAAGCTTCAGTATCAGCTTGGTGGCAGCATTGCTGGTCAAGCCGTCCTTAGCCCCTATTCTCCCGGTAGCGACGTGGCATATAGAACAAATCTATCCTCAAGATCAGGACGTTTTGAGTAATGGCAGAATACACAAAGGCTAGTCTAAAGACTAAAATTAATGCTGATCTCGCTGACAACAGCGAAGGCGATATCAGTGCGCAAGATGTTAGAGAAAATATGATTAACATAGTTGACTCTGTTAATCCTATTATGGCTAGCGGTTCCAGTGTATACTTTCAGAATGATGTTGCTATATGGTCTAGCGGAGTTCTCACAAAGAATACTGCGTTGGGAGTAATTAAAGGCCAGTGGGGTAAAAATTCAAGCGGTTTCTACGACACGTCAGCTATTCGCTTTTCAAGCGGCGGGGATACGGTCAATAAAGATGACGGCCACATATCATTTTACACAGCCCCTTCTGGATCTCTTAGCACTACAGGCGGTCCCGATTTAAGATGTAGAATGATGATCTCTAACAGCGGCGTTATTTCTATGTTCGGTAGTGGAGTTGTTCACCCCACTCTGCATTTACAATCTATACACGGTTCTGGACTCAACCTTTTATTCGACGGCTCTCCAAAAGACATGGCTGTTCCAGAAGGTAAAAATTTCCAGCTAGGACATTGGAATTCCAATACGTCTACATTTACCAATAGATTTACAATAAATGACAAGGGGTATATGGGCTTGGGGGTTGATTTGCCCAGCCAGCCAATTCATGTTAGACATTCTGGTGTTAATACTTCCAGTTATATTTTAAGGTTTGATTCCCAAAATTACCCTTCCTCGACTAACGCCGACATTCTTCTGTACAAATATGATACGGGAACAACCACCCATAGTGCTGATGACATGCAGCTTGGATTTGGCATGGGTGTTAATGCTATAGGTAGTGGAAATGGTTATTTCTTTATTGGAAATGATGCAAACAGAGACTTTGCGGTCACCGCGCTGGAATCTATGCTCGTAATCAACAGTGGGGGAAATGTTGGCATAGGAACCACCATACCAAAAGAAAAGTTGGTAGTGGGAGAAGATCTGGGAGATCTAAGTACAACTGGAAATGCTGTAGTTATTGGGTCTAAAAATGGTCCCTCTCAATTATTTATAGGGTCTGGTATTAATGACCCCCTGACAGCGCAATATGGTAAGGTTAAATGGGAGGATGATAATCAGAGATTCGTTTTAAGCACCAAAAAGAATTATCATTATGCGGATCAGCTAGTTTTAGATTCTACTAATGGCAACGTGGGAATAGGGGGTTCTGGCCATCCTTCAACAGTATGGCGTCCTTCTTACAATTTACACGTAGCTGCTAGCGGAGCTTCTGGAAAAATCGCTTTAGAAAATTCACGCAATACTGAGACCGCTATATACATTGGTAAAGACACTGACGGCACAGGCTCGGTTGGTGAAGGTCACTGGTCACAGATAGGCTATAAGTCTGCCACCGAAGTTCTCAAGATCAATAATTCGGGATCATTTGTCCCCTCTCATCTGACCATTGACAGATTAGGCCACGTAGGCATAAGTACTGACTCAGTATATAGTTCTAACACCATAGGCACAGACAAGCTACATATTCACGGTGAAAATACCGGTGTCCTCATTGGAACTCCCTCTGGAGGATCTGGAAAAACTGCACTTAGACTGCTAGGCTCTAGAGAATCAGGCACTTCGTCTGACGACAACGCTTTTATCCAAGCTGGAACTACATCTGCCGATACAGGTGCGAAATTACGCATAACCAGAATGGATACTGACGATACCAATATTTCACGCATGGATGTATATGCAGATACTTCTGAATTTCATGGAAACCTGTCTCTTGCGGGAAATATTTTACTAAACGACTATTGGATTAGTAACGATGGTGGCAATGAGGGTCTTAGAGTTGGTGATGATGGCAAGGTTGCTATCGGCAAGACTCCGGGCGCTACTCATACATTTGAGCTTAACAGCGGTCAGGGCGCTCAACCAACAAGCACACTATGGGTTAATACTTCTGACCAAAGAGTAAAAGAGAATATTGAAACTATTGATACGTCTGATGCTCTAGACAAAATAATGTTGTTAAGACCTGTTAGTTTCAATTTCACACACGATTTCTGTCATTGCATTAGTTCAGATCATGACCAAACCCACTATAACTTTATAGCTCAAGAAGTTGCAAGCGTCTTTCCTGATTCTGTAATTGATACTGATAATCATGTTGAGGATCATGAAACGGGCGAGATATCAATATCTGATCTTAAGGGATTAGATGCGCATGCAATTAACATACATTTAGTTTCTGCTGTACAAGAGTTAAAAACACAACTTGACGCGGCATTAGTTAGAATTTCAGAACTAGAATCCTAATAGGAGAAAATCATGGCTGATCCAGCAGTCAATATAAGTGGCACTACAGAAAGAAACGGTAGTATCGTAGTTGGTGCTCCAAGAGCCGCCGGAACTGGTGCTCTTGGAAGTAATTATATTATTACCCCCGGAGATGCAGTTTCGGCCACTTCAGGGCCGGTTCGTGGTGTCAATAACGCCATGGATATTGCTGATGTAGTTACCAAGTATGGCGCCAGATTTGACGATATAACATATTATACTGACGATAGTGCCGAATAATTGGGGCTGACATGGCTATTAATATTCCGTCATCAGCGTTTGAAAAATTCAATGAGGCCATCCTTCTTTTCAACAGGACTGTAACTTTAGTTTATCCTGAAAAGAGAGATAGGTGTCCTAATTGTATAGTTAATACTATTGGTGGAAGGTCTATTAATACTTATAGAAGTGGTGGGGCTTTCCCATTCAGTAGAGGGGTTCTTTGTCCTTTATGCGGAGGTAAGGGTCTAAAGTTAACAGAGAATACCGAAGAAGTCCAGATGAGAGTTTACCACAATGCTAGAGATTGGGTAAAGATAGGATTTGAAGCGGATATCCCTAGTGGGTCAATTCAGACTATAATTTATATGTCTGATTATGTGAAAGTTGTAAAGGCAAAAGAGTTGTTGGTTGATGTAGGAAAATATAACAAGATGCGTTTCAAGAGACTGGGAGAGCCTTTTACACAAAGCTTGCAACAAAATCCTACACAATACGCCGTTGTTTTTTGGGAGAGGGTATAATGGCGGGAATAATTCCAGCACCGGGTTCAATTAATATAAAGCTTTTAGATACTGACGATATGATCGTTAGCTTGATAATGGCGGGACTGGCTTCCAAGGCTAATGATGTAATTGATCGTGCTGCTAGAAAAAGTATATCACCTATTGGCGATGTCGTACAGGAGGCCGTTTTTAATTGTCCTGAGATGGTAGAGTTAAGATCGGGAGTTCTCAGAGGAGAATTTGGTCTAACCAAAGGTAAAGCCCAGAGTGCCTCACAGGATATAGCCAAAAGGGTTGGCGATAGTATAATGGTCAGAGCGCATAAAGTTACATCTTTGGGTAGTTCATCAAAATTAAGAGGTGGAATCGAGATTTTGGTTCAGCCTATTGATTTTGGTAATGTTCTGTCCTCTCCTCTAGGAATGATTAGGTCAGAAAAAGGTGTACAATTACAATGGTTAGAATGGTTGCTGACTCTGGGAGATGCCGTTATTGTAGACGGTTATGAATTCAGGGCCAAGCCGGGAAAGGGAAGAAGTGGATTAGGTGCTATGGCAGAAATGAAAACTGGCATATGGAGAGTCCCCCCTGAGTATGCTGGTACAGAAGACAAGAACTTTATCACCAAAGCTTTAGACAATAGGAAGATTGGTGATAAAATTGCTTCAATTTTACAAAAAAATATGATGTAACCACAAAGGCTGTATCATGGCAGAAAGCCACGCAAGATTAAATAAAATTAACAATGTGGGCGATACCAGTATAACCCCTGCGATTAGAGATAATCTTGTAGAGTTTTTTGATTGGGCTATATTGGACGCTGGCGGATTCTTTAACGTAAATGTACCCACTGAAGGATTTTACGGGGGCGACAAACATAAGCTAAGAGTTGTTGACGATCCCAATTATACCTTGGGGCAGGTGTGGGAGGGGTTCAGATCTAACTGGGTTTGGCAAAGTGGATTGTCATGCTCAGATCAACCTTTAGTTGTTCAAAAATTGTTGGAAGATAGTGAGTATCCTCTAGCGAAGCGATCACCGGGAATTTCCGGGGTCTTTATTGGGTCGACATTCCAGCCAGTGTCTGGAGTGGGAGATTACTCCCATCACATTAACTATCCAGCGGGGAGAGTGATCTTTGATAGTGCAATTTCCACCAGTAGCGATGTAAAGGTAGAATTTAGCTATAAATGGGTAAATGTTATTCCGGCCAACAATGAGTTTTTTAGAGAGATCCAATATCGTTCTCAAAGAGCAGATGGAGATTTTACATTAGTGGGTTCTGGAGACTGGTCTCAGTTGGGTGAAACTAGGCTGCAACTACCGGCCATAGCGGTGGAGCCAACAGTTCGTAGAACTCATTCGCCCTTTAATTTAGGAAGCTCGGCATCTTATGTGGCCTCTGATGTTTTATTTCATGTTTTAGCAGAAGATGATTTTACAAGAGACAAGCTAGTTGACATGGTTTCTCTTCAAGGAGACAAGACTATTTTCATGTTTGATAGCGATAGAATTGGAAGAAGAGATGATTTTCCGTTAGATTACAGAGGAATGGTTGCGGCCAGCGGACAAAGATATCCAGAACTGGTTGCTCCTAGTGGTGAGGGAGGCTCCCCCGGTGCGGGGAAAGGATATAGAGTTGGTGCGTTGGCAGCGTCAGAAGGTAAATTTGACAGTTTACGACTTACTGAAGCTAGAGTGACCACCACAAGCGCCTTAAGTCCGTCCTTATATCATGGGGTTGTAAGGATCACTACCGAGGCAATCATGTAAAAAACCCCCCATTTGGTGTATAATTAAACGAGCATAATATCCCCTCAACTAAGGAGAGAAAATAATGCCTAATAGAGTATTTTGGGCGGGTCAAGGACTCGCTATTAACACAACTGTCAAAGCTCTGCACGAACCCGCCGCCGCCGATGCGGTCAACGTTCGTGGTATCCAGAGTGTTGGTATTACCACTACATTCAATCTAGAACAAGTTTTCCAACTTGGACAGCTTACCGTATATGAAGATGTAGAAGATATTCCCGATATCGAAATTACGGTTGAAAGAGTACTTAACGACGATAAGAGTTTATATACTCTTACTGGAGCGGTTTCTGGTAATTCGCTCACCCAAAACCAAGACAAAACATTCGACGTGTATTTCGAAGTTCATAATGACGCGACCGAGAACATCGACGACGATGGAGGATTTCCAGCCGCACAAGCACATTGTTCGGGCTTGTATGTTTCTTCAATGAGTTGGACCTTCCCAACCGATGGAAACTGTACTGAATCGTTTACGTTTGTTGGTAATGGTAAAAAGTGGCAGTCTGGAAGCACAGTTGCATCGACTTATGACACCGATGGTATACCGACCGTGGTTGGCGAAGCCAAGGTTTGGCGTAGACAGCAGGTCGAACTGGAAACCATTCCAACTTCTGTTAACAACATGGATTCTACACCTAAAGTTATGAGTGCTTCAGTTAGTATCGATCTTGGTAGAGAAGCCATTAACGTTCTTGGCAAAAAACTACCTTATTATCGTTATGTGACTTTCCCAGTAGAAGTTACCTGTGAGCTTGAAGTTCTGGTTAGAGATGCTTACTCCGCAACCGATAAGATGGCTGATGGTATTAATGCCGTTCCTGATCCGGGCGCTGGCAGTGGTTCTAACGTTACTGCTGAATCCATTAAAATTAAAGGAACTGGACGTGAGGCCGGTGGATACACCAAGGAGTGGAACTTGGGCGATAAGAATAAGCTTACTGGTGTCACTTGGGGTGGGGGATCGACCGGTGGTGAAAATGCCACTGTTACGTTCTCATATAGAAACTTCAATGACTTTACTTATACCGAAACTGTTGTATCTTAAGATAAAGGGGGGAACCCCTGTCAGTACGTATTGCGATAGCCACAGAGGATAGGCGAGTGAACGTACTGGCGTAATACATAAGGAACGAGAGGAAGGCTATGAAAAAAATTAAGTTCCCGTTTGTGAAATTTCATCATGAAACTTCATGAGCGGGAATTTTTTGTATCAAGGATCATGTCTGGTCTATTGAAGTATGAAAAAGATGACTTGATTCTTTTTATGCACCCGTTAGATGCTGGACAGTATTATGAGGCTCAAGAAGTATTTCAAAAAACTTACCGCGAGGCATTGTCTGAGGGGATAATGACAGAGGAAGAATGCTTGTTAATGCTTGTTGAGCATGGATTGTGGAATGATGAAAAGCAGGAAACGATGGATGGGATAGAGAAGGATATGGAAACGTTAAAAATTGAAGTATTTGAAGGCTATTTTAAGGAATCTGTAAAAAATGCTGCTAAGGATCTCTTAAATAATGCCAAGATAAAATACAGCGAACTTCATGATGAAAGACATTCATATGATTTTGTTACCTGTTTAGGTGTTTCTACTTTTGCCAGATTTAATTGGATTATAGAAAATACCACCAAACATCTTGACGGAAGCATGTGTGATTGGGAAGAAATTTCTATGCAAGATGTTTTGATGCATTTTCAAAAATCTCAGATACCGGAAGATGACTTTAGAGAATTGGCTAGGAGTGAACCTTGGAGAACTATGTGGTCCACCGGAAAAGCAAATGGCCAACTGTTCGATAAACCGGGGATAGAGTTAACTGTAGAACAGAGGACTTTAATGGCGTGGTCTGGATTATATGATAGCGTACAAGAATCACCTGAAGCCCCGCCCGATGAATTGATAGAAGATAATGATGCTTTGGATGGTTGGCTTTTGGTTCAAAAACGAAACAGGGAAAGAGACAAGGCCAAAGAACAAGCCGACTCTCAGTTCGGTGACAAAACTATGAATGCTGACGAAGTAATTGTATTTGGAGATAAAGATAAAGTTAATGCTTTGAATACTCCAGAATCAAAATGGACTAAAGCTCAAAGAATGAAACAGTTAGCGGAGGCGGGAGACAAAGGTGTTCGATATGATAAGTTTGATGATATGGTTCAGAAAAGAATTATCGAACAAAATCAATCAACTTAAACGAAAGGAATAAAATGGAAGACAGCTATGAAGAGTTAATCAGGCAGTCTGATAAATTTAAAACAGATAAGGAACAAAGATATAAGGAGGTATCTAAAGAGAGACTTCTTAAAATTGCCAAAAAGAAAATACAGACCACAATGATTGGGGCTTTAAGCTCACTAGAGAAGCATTTTGGTTTTCTTTGGGGACACGAACAAGAAGGAGAAGTAACTCCAGAACAGCAACATATGAAAGATCTTTATGAAGAAATTAGATCTGAAATATTAGATAAGGGAAATAACCAAATAAGGAATCTTGAAACTGAATTTAGCTATTATGATATCACTTGGTTAAGATATCAAATGGTGTTACCTATGAAATCTCGTGAGGAGGGATAAACATGGCCGAAAGACTAACAGTAAACTCTACAGATTCAAAAGGAAAAAAGAAGAAGGTAATCATCGTATTACCAAACGCTAAAATTAATAAAGACGCCCAGCTTGCGTATAATAAATCATTTAGCGATGCTTTAAAGTCAGGAGCCATTCTTAGACAGAAGCTCGACCAAGTCATGCGAGAGCAGGGAATTTGGAATGATGAAAAGCAAAAAGAATACGACCAGATCATGGTCGATATTAATGATAATGAAAAAAAGCTTGCTGGCGGTGGTATCGCTCTTAGCGAGGCCAAAGCGGTTGCTGTTGAAATGAGAGTTTTGCGCGAGCGATTCAGAGGCTTGATTGCCGAAAGAACCTCCATGGATGGCAATACGGCAGAAGGACAAGCCGACAATGCCCGGTTCAATTACCTAACTTACGCCTGTATGCTGGATGAACAAGGGGATCGAATTTTTGATTCCTATGATCATTATGAAGAAACCGTCGAAGAGCCATACGTGGTTGATTCTGCCGCAGCTTTAGCAGAAAAACTTTATGGTCTAGACCCTTCATACGAGACTAACCTTCCTGAAAATAAGTTTTTACAGGATTATAAATTCGTTGACAAGGATCTGAGATTTGTTAACGGGGATGGTCATTTGGTTGATTTAGAAGGTAGGTTAATTGATGACGATGGAAGGTTTATAAAGTATGATGATGAAGGCAATAAGGTGTATATTGATATAGAAGGAAACGTTGTAGACGAAGAAGGTGAGTATAAGTTAGACTTTTCTCCATTTTTAGATGATTCGGGTGATCCTGTACCCGTTCCTGCTAAAAAGGAAGAAAAGAAAGAGGAAGAGGTTAAGAGCGAAGAGAAAAAAGAGCAGCCCAAAAAGGGCCGCAAAAAGAAAGTTTCTGCTGAAGTAGAATCCCAAGAATAGTTTAATCATCCTTGGACAGTGGGTGTACTGCTTATCTTTATGGTAACGGTGCGCCCATTTTTTATGTGAGGCCAATAAATGTCGTCTAGATTTGTTTTAACAGCACAGCTAAATCTGCAAGCTCCAGATGTTAGAAGAGTCGTAAGAGAAATACGCAGAGACTTGTCTGGAATTACCGTAGATCTCAGAGTTAAAAACGTTGACAAGATACGTAGAGACATTGATAAAGCCACCAAGTCCTTAAAAAGGATGGACAAGCAGACTAAAGCTAGTGCTACCGGCTTCGCAAAGCTAAGCAAGCAAATGGGTCAAGCCATTAAGAATGTTATTAGATATGACATTGCTAGAAGTGTAATTACCGGCTTTACTATGGCTCTTCGTGGAGGGGTACAAGAGGCTATAAAGTTTGAAAAAGAATTGATCAAGGTTGCTCAGGTTACAGGTAAGGCGACTTCCAATTTATCTGATCTTACAGGTGAAATCACTAAAATTGCCACCAAGTTTGGTGTATCTTCATCTTCTCTGGTAAAAACGTCTAGAGTATTAGCTCAGACTGGTATGGCTGCTAACGAAGTACAGAAGGCATTAAAAGCTCTGGCTCTTACCACTATTGCCCCCACCTTCGATGACATTTCCAATACTACAGAAACTACCATTGCGATGATGCGTCAGTTTGGTATTGCCGCCAAAGACGTACAAAGAGAACTTGGTAGAATTAATGCAATAGCCGGTCAGTTTGCTGTAGAGTCTGCTGACATTGGTGTGGCCATTAGAAGGGCGGGTGGAGCTTTTAAATCTGCCGGTGGCCAACTGATGGAATTGGAAGCTCTGTTCACTAGTGTTAGAGCTACGACGCGAGAAACTGCGGAAACCATTGCTACCGGTTTCCGAACCATTTTCACCAGAATGCAACGCCCAAAAACCATTAAATTCTTAAGGTCTATGGGTATAGAGCTACAAAACCTTCAAGGCCATTTTATAGGTCCATATCAAGCCGTTCAGAAACTTCATTATGCTCTTAAAGGTTTAGATCCACGAGACGTTAGATATTCACAGATCGTTGAACAGCTTGGTGGTTTTAGGCAGGTGTCTAAAGTTATTCCAATGATTCAGCAATTTGAAATGTCACAAAGAGCATTAAACGTGGCTATGGCTGGAGGAGGCTCTCTGGCTAAAGATGCGGCAAAAGCTCAAGAAGGTCTGGGAATTCAATTCACCAAGGTAAAAGAAGAATTTACCGCCCTGATGCGTGAACTTGCCATGAGTGAAGGTTTTAAGGCAATGGCAAAAACTGTCTTGGCTCTAGCATCTGCTCTTATCTCATTAGCCAGCGCGCTTAAACCCGTTATTCCTCTCTTGACAATGCTTATGGTGGGCAAAGGTCTGTCAATGGGGGTGGGCTTTATGGGCAAGGGGCTGGGCAAGATGAAGGGGATGGCGAGGGGTGGAATAGTTCCCGGCAGGGGTAATGGTGATACTGTTCCCGCTATGTTAGAACCGGGCGAGTTTGTGTTGAGAAAGTCTGCTGTAAATGCTATTGGCGCTGGCAGGCTTGCTGGAATTAATAGGTATAATCGTGGCGGTAGAGTTAGGATGGCGGCTGGCGGAACGTTTGGTCCAGTGCAGCAGTTTGACAGCAATTCTGCTAGATCAAACATAATGAGGAAGAAAAGAAGAAATTATAATAAAGAGCGTGGTAAGGTATTTAAGGCCGGTGAGCACGCCTTTAATCCAGAAGACAATATCTCAATACCTCAATATTCGAAAAAGAGCTTAAACGCAGCGTCACTTCTGGGTACAATTAAATCAGAAAAAGCGGCCAATATAGCGAGGACATATCTCCGTGGTCCTTTTGGACAAGGCAGAGCATATGAACAACTTCTCCGTGGTGAACATCGCACCGGCGCGAGGAAATACATGACACAAGCGCCCGGCACGGGTGGAACTCAGCCTTTTGACGGAATGTCAAGGGATGGTAAGTTTGTAGAAGCTAAATCTGTACAACGGTTCGACCGCCATGCGATTGGGGATAAGGCTCTTCAACAAGCCCTAAAAGGTTCCAAAAAATCGCAAATGGGCGCAATGACTCAGAACAAAGATACGATAGGTATCTGGGGTATGAAAGTTAGGGCATATCAGGACAATCCCAAGTCCAGCCGAGAGGTAATTAAGGAACAATTAGGGATATGGGATGCTAACGAGAAGAAGCGGGCTGATGCGGCGGCAAAAAAGAAAGCACTGAGAAAAAGAGGAAAGGGAGCAACAGGGGGTGTAGCTGTAGGAACCGATACTATACCCGCGCTATTAACTCCGGGTGAGTTTGTTATAAATAGAAAATCTGCTAAAGCTTTTGGGTATGGAAATCTTGGTAAGCTTAATAAGTATGCAAAGGGTGGCGTTGTAGGCAGGCAAAGGTTTGCAGGGGGTGGTGAAGCTGCGGGCGGTGGTGGATTTATGAAGATCATGGGTCTTACCATGGCTATTGATATGATCGTACAGATGACCACTACGATGGGAGGCGCGTCTGAGAAGACTCAAGAATTTGCAAATAAGTTAACGTCAGTAATTACTGGCATGGGCGTTCTTCTAATGGCTATCCAAAGTGAAGCGGCAGCTAGGATGGCTGGCCAAGTTAGGGGAATGAATATTCCCGTGGTGAGTTCTGCGATGTCAGGAAAGGGCTTGGGGGGTAGATTTGGTGCTGGTGGTGGTTGGGCTGGCGGGATTATAGATAAAAAAGCAATGAAAGGACACAAGATTTTCGGCAAAAGTATGTCGAGAGAAGCGTTTGATAAAGGAATGGAGGCTCGTAAGCTTGCAAAGGCAGATGTTATGAGAGCAGCGGGATCGCCAATGAAGGGCACTGTCATGCACACTAAGGCTGTTGCGGATGCTTCAAAGGCGGGAACGGAGGCGTTTAAAAAGACATCAGGCGCAATTATGAAAACGACTAAGGCCATGCGGGATCTTGCGCTGGTCATGGGTATGGCGGGCATGGCAGTAGAGATGTATGGAGATCATATACACGAACAGGGCAAAAAGGCGATAGAGGCGGGGAATTACGAAGAGGGCAGGATGAAGATGGTTAAGGGTGGGACGGCGGCAGGAGCAGGGATGGGTATGGCTATTGGGTCTATTCTTGGACCCTTTGGCGCTGCTATTGGCGGGCTGGTTGGAGGATTGTATGGATATTGGAAGTCGGTTAAAGAATCTGCCGAACTGATTGAAAGGGTGAAATTTGGAGAGCAATTAAAGCATTTCAAAAATGCCCTAAAGGCTGTAACAGAGGGCAAGGCGTCTCCGATGGCGGCTGCTGCAAGTATTTCTGCTGGAGTTAAAGCACTAAAAGACAGATTTAATACTCTTGCTAATGCTGCTGATGTTGATGAGTTGCAAGGGGAAATTAAAAATGCCGTGCCAGCACTCCAAGCTTATATAGATAAAGTCGCTGAAAATGTTACAAGTTTCGCACAGCTAGAAAATGTGGTTGGTAAGGATACTTTTAGAACATTCTCCCAGTTTTCTAAAATCCCCGTAAGCAAGCTGAGAAAACAATACACAGAACAAATTGCCTTGATGCAGAAATCTAAGACTGCTCAGGCTAAGATGTTAGCGGTGATGGAACAACAAACCAGAACAATGTTGATGGTTCGTGATGTTACTAATTCTTTTGCTGCGTTAGAAGCGGGCTTGCTTACTTTTGATACCGCTCTGGATAATTTAAGCCAGTCTATGAACAACAGCTTCACTGTCAGCGCTGGCGGTAGTATGGCTCCAGCGTTTAAGAACTTGGAGTCTATAGTTGATTTTGCTGGCTTTGGAAAAAGGGTGGACGCTTTAGCTGGTATGATGGAGCCTTTTTCTGGTGGAATGGCAGAACAAGTTAAGTCTGCTGCGGTAGTAATGAGAGACCTTCCCGCCATCCTCTTAGAGGCTAGTAACGAAATTGGGGTTGCTGGTGCAGATGCCGGAACCATTATTATGGACAAGCTGGACCAAGCTGACGTTGGCGGTTTTCTTACAGATAGCATGAAGCGTGGCTTATCGGCTCAAATAGAAGCGTTTACCCTTGGAGAGGGTGGCGGTGGTAAACTGGCCGATATGATCAAGAAAGATCTTGATGGAGTTATTAAGCGTCTGACCAAGGGCGTTTTGACATCTCTCAAGGCTTTCCAAAAAGCCGCCGAATTCTTCGACAAAGCTAATGCCAGACTAGCTAAAGCATTCCAGCTAAGAAATCAAATTGACCAAAAGATTTTAAATACTAGAATAAAGCTGGAAAAAGTTGAAGCTGATCATGCCGCACGTCTAAGGAGGGCTAGAGGACAAAAGGCAGATCCCACAGCCCAAAGAGATATGTTCCAAAGACAACAGGCGGTGAGAGCACAGGCTGCTGGAGTAGCACCCGGTGGAGGCATGAATGTTCAAGGGCTTTCCCAAGAATTTAATTTGCTAAAAGTTAGGATTCAGGCGAGTAACCAACAGTTGGCACAACAGGGGCTTGATCCTGCGCAGTTGGCGGGAACACAGAACCTGCTTGATAGCCAGAAGAAGTTGATTGAGCAAAATGCAAATCTCAAAAAACAATTTGCTGCCACTAAGGATGCATTAGTAGCGTTTGCTGATACCGCGAGTAGAGTAGCGGAGATAGAAAGAAGTCTTGCCGAAGAGAAGAAGTCAAGAGAAGCAAAGAGGGGCGTTGTTTCCGAGTTTACCTTTGGTACAGACGAGAACAGAAAGCAGCTAGCCCAGTCATTAAATACTACATTCGCTGCTGCTGCGGCGGGAACTATTTCTTATGTTGATGAAAAGATGCGTCCCGCCGTAGGAAAAATCTTAGACAGGTTCAAAGACGTAGAGCTACCGGGGCTTGGCGGTAAGACTGGCGGCGAAGTTAAAAAGGAAATGGAGATTGATTATCTGGAGAGCGTGTTTGGACCGCTTACCGCCGCTCAGAAAAAGCAGATTTTTGAGAGAACCACAGCAGAAGAACAACTTATTAAGGAAATGCAGAAAGTTCAAAAGGACGCTTTAGATGCCCAAAAGGCTCTCCTACAAGGCTTAAAGGATGATAGACGCCAAGCTAATCAAGAAATTACACAGCTTCATGAAAATTTGGTTAACGGGCTAGAAAGAGTTCTTACCGAGCAAAACAAAAGACAGATGCAAAGAGAGTTAGGGCAAGAGAAAAGCACTAAACAGTCTGCTGATAAGACTCTTGCTGTTTTAACTAAGCTTCAGGCAGATATTGGTGGTGCTGGAGTTGCTGATCTTTCTACTGGTCAGGGCATGGAGCAATTTAGGAATATGATGCCTGCTATGGTGAAGGCGCAAGAAGCGCAAGCGGAACAGGCAAGAATTGCGGCCAGTGGTGTTCAAGCGGTTTATGAAAGTGCTCGTAAGGATACATCTATGACCAGTACTGGTTTTGAAGATGTGTTTGCACCGATGGGGCGTGGGGCGGGCATGGGTATCGATTGGGATATGAAAGATCTTTCCCATGCTCAGGACTTGATGGAATCTTATATTAGGGATAATGTTAAGGATCAAGAGATTGCAGACGCAATGATCATGGATGGTAAGAATAAGATGGCGGAAGCGTTTAAAGCGGGTATGGATATTGATGATGCAGGCGTAGTATTAGAGGGTGTTTTTGCTAGCGTTGCCAAAGGACAGATGGATCAGCATCAGAAGACCATAGACGCTGCTCATCAACTGGCAAAAGCCCAAAATCTAACAACCGTTCAGTTTAACAATCTTGTAACTCACGCCAGTCAATTCTCAACGGTCCTAAAAAATATTCCAAGCGGAGCCAATATAAAGGACTTGTCTGATGCTTCTCAGACTGCGGCTGGAAACATTCAACAGCTAGATACCAACATTCAGGGCGCAAACGCAAGATTAGGCCAACTTGGCCAACCCGGCGTTGGTGGACGGGTTCAGACTCTAGCGGTGGGCGGTGTGGCCTTTTCTCCTAAAGGAACTGACACAGTACCGGCCATGTTAACCCCCGGTGAGTTCGTAGTTAATAGAAAATCTGCCCAAGCTAATATGGGGACTTTAAAAGCTATTAATGCTGGATATTATTCGGGTGGTGGCGAGGTGCAGTTGCAAATTCCACATCAAATGAGATACTTCGATTCCACTAAAGATCTTACGGAAAAATCTATTTCTTCATGGAATCCTGCCGAACATATAAATAAACCCATGCTGGCTCTCTATAAGACACTTTCTGAAGCAAAACAAGGCATGAAAAGTGTTCCATTTTGGCTTAATGATCCCAAGGCGATGGATTGGACTCCGGGGGATACACCTACTGAGGGCATTAATGCAATCATAGGTCATATGATGGGGACGGGTGGTCTGAAAAATCTGCCTTCTGAGGAGTTTAAACACGCATATATGCAGTGGATAAAGGGGGGGATGCCCGGAAGCGAAAAAGGAGTAGAAGGTGTAATGCTCGGTGGAAATGATCCGAGTTGGTGGAATTACAACAAAGAGAGCGGAGCGGTTTGGACGGATGTAAAAGGTCTGCAACGGGACATGCTCGGAGATTCGCATGCACTTTCTGGCAAATGGTTGGAAGCGAGTAAAGGATTTGGGGTTGGTACTACCCAAATAGTCTCAGGGAGCGTTTCCGGCGGCGTCGGGGGTCGTGGTCATGGTGGGGACACGACCACAGTGTCGACCCACGTGATTCGCCGTCGTCCCGGCCAACAGATACCGGGATTGTGGGCGCAGATGAGACTAAATAATGGAGCCAAGATATTCAAGTTGAGCGAAATAGCAAAATCAGGAATAAAAGCTGATATGCATAAGTATTCTGATGGTATCTGGAATATTGGCCCCAATATACAAGGACAAAGCACCCAATATACATCCTTGAAGAAGAGTACGGGTCTACACAACAGTGGCAGGCAGATGGAGGTTGATGGGCCTAATGGAACCTTAAGTCAGGTCTTCGACTGGGGCGCATTTTTAAAATCTTCTTCAGAAGGGAAAGCGTTTGTAGACAGATATCAACAGTTTGCGAATGATAAGGCAAACTATGTGGGAACCTTAGCGGCTAATTGGCTGGCTGGAAAAAAGGAAGAAGCCGTGGTGGCTGCTAGTGATCCCAAGTTAGCAAGGGAATTGATACAGGGTCTTTATACTCATATTGATCAGGCGGGGATTGGGAGGGACTTTTCGGGTCTTAGTGGTGAAATAGACATGGCGAATCTTCCAATTGGCGGCAGAAGGCAGCTAGGTGGGATTGGATCGAGCACATTGAGACTGCCCGATGTCTTAAGGTGGGCTTTTAACGATACGATATTTGGTGAGAGAGGCATTTTAGCCAAGATGATGCTAGATTCGGACTCGTGGATCAAAAAAGCAAAGAATGATCACGGCGTTGCCTCTGCCGCGCTTAAACAAATGTATAACCACGAAACTCCCCATCACTTTATTGGACACATATTTGATCAATATGGTTTTTCAGATATAGGAAAAAGTGTAGAAGAAAAAAGAGCTACAGATAAACAGGCGAAAAAGCAAGACTTTGACGATGCGACCGCAGCGCGAATATCCGATGCTAATATAGCAATCTATGGCGCTAATGAGGTGGGAAAGGCTTTCATTAAAAAAGCGTTTGGAGACTCAGCATTTAGAAGAATGAGACTGCCGGGTTACGCAAGAACGAACTTGGAACTCAATAACCGACAAGGAACATTACAGAGCGCACTTGCTAAGCGTGGATTTTGGAATAAGGGTAAACCGGCAGGAGGTGATGCGTCCCCAGCATGGTTCACAGGAGCCATATTCCCCACTATCATGAACTGGATTGACATTTTAGATAAGACCCAGCAACGTTGGGGAATAATTTCGGCTTCTGATGGTAAATCCTCTTTCGAATGGGACGAAGCTAGGGTTTTGGCTAAGATAGAAGAAGAGCGTTTGGAAAATCCGAAGGCTGCTGGGGGTAAGGGTAGCATGTTTAGTGCGGTGAATGGCTTTATAAGAATGATCACGCCAAGCATGAGTCCATTCGATAAAAAACATCCATTTCAACAAGGGGGCATCTCAGGCAGTATGAAAACCGGTGGGGCGGCGGAAGAAGCATTTACTAGAGCCATTTTTAGCGGAGCCGCAGGATATTATCAAGCCGTTGCTGCCGCATCAGAAGCTTTGACAAAGACGGTTGACGAAACATATCAGTTGACTCCAGAAGGATTAATGAAACAACAAAAGAAGAAGGCCGCGCCAACAAAACCGACTCGACCGAAAAATGTTCTTGGGATGGCTCAAGGAGGAGCGGTTAGCTCCGCGATGTTCGTTCCTCAAGGCACTGATACCGTTCCCGCCATGTTAACTCCCGGCGAATATGTAATAAGAAAATCCTCTGTGGATGCTTTGGGGGTTGAGTTCCTAGATTATCTGAATAACTCCAGTCAGAAATCTACCGGAAGAAAATATAGCAGGGGTGGTCAAGTTCAATATCTACAGGAGGGGGGTGAAAAGACTGCTGGAGGCGCCAAGCTTGATAGTAGTGCTTTTGATGCAAGTGTAAAACACTTTTCTACTATTGTAGACAAACTTAGTAACATAACTTTGGGCGGATCACTAACGGTTGATGGTACAGTTAATGTGAATGTTAATCTCAATGGTCATGAAGTTCTTGCGGAAGCCAAATCAGAACTTGGTCGAGCGGCTGGTGATAAGATCGATGGAGGAATCATTTCCATGCTAAAGGCTCACTTCCCTAAGATTCATCCGAAATTATCATACAGTAGTCCAGAAGGTCCGTCGCATCCGGGGCCACCATAGTAGGAATAGGATATGGCTACAATTAATAACAATATAGGATTTTCAATGCTAGCGGGCGTGGAACACGTCGGCACTAAAAGCATTGCGCCTAGTGGTTTCAATCAAGAGTATGGCTATTGGAGAGGTAATAAACACAGGACGGTGATTGAAAATAAATTCAATCAATTGTATATGGCTTTTGAGGGTAGTGGAGTAACTGGGGGCGCAACCTACCCACTAACTTGGAACAATGCAGGAGAAACTGTTCCAATATTCACCACCGCAGGCACGGCATATAATTCCAGCGTAAACAAGGCTGGAAGCCTATCAGCCACGATGGGTAATAATGCTATACAGGAAAGGTCTGTTTTTCTTGGCAAACACCCCTTTATGATTGCTAGCGGTATAACTACCGAACCATATTTTTCTGCATACGCTAAAGTCTTGCCCAGTGGTAATATGGCCGATACGGTTATAATGGGGCAACATAATGCAGACCCCGCACAATTTATTTTAGGCTGCGATGGTGACGGTAAATTTTATGTCCGATCTGATGGCGTGGTTTCCGGCGTAAATATTCCATACTATGCCAAGAGTTCTAAAAACTTCGCAGACTACGATTATCCTGTACATATTGTAGGTACGTATGCTTCTGGCGATGGGTTTTTAAAACTTTATGTAAATGGCGATTTCGAAAGTCAATCAGCGTCATTTACCAGAGACATAACTGACAACAGTGACACATGGGTCTATATTGGTAAAAGACAATTTGCATTTGATCAAAGGCCATTTACCGGATGGTATGATGAATTGGGTGTTGGTAATGTTAGCATGAAAGAGTCTGATGTCAAGGACTTATATTACAGCACATTTGGTTTAAGTAGATTTATTCGAGACGAAATAAGAGAAGACGGCGATGCAAGTTCAGGAACTATAAGTAAGTGTGGTTGCACAACTCTTCCAACAAGTGTTCAAGCAGAAATTACTGGAATAACTTTACCGGACGGTGGAACCGACAAGGGCGCGGTGGGAGAAAAAATTACGCTAACATACGATGCTGCCGCCACTTATACCGACTCTGCCGGTCCTACTACCTACACCGGTATATGGGATTCTGGAACTACATCTCTATCTTGTGGGGGCACAGTTAGATTAAGATTGTACTGTGGGGCAAGTAGTAATTTTTATATGGCTCATGATTTTTCTTTTATGAGCGCCGGTGAAGAGCAGAGATCCAGTCAGGTTTGTAGTCCACTTAATATTGCTTTCGCTCTTGCTGGAGTAACTTCTGGAGGCGGGGGGTGCTGTAGTGATGACGCCGCTGCTGAAATTGCAGTAACTGTTACCGGAAGCCCAACCCCCCAATCTTTTTCGGGTGCGGATTTTGGCGCTGGCTTTTTGGCAACTGATGAGACCTATATTCATTTTGTTGTAGAATCTGGCGTCTTGAGTAGTGACAGAGGAAAATCTAACCGTAATCAAGCTATGGGAAAAACCCTTGGTGGGGCTTATGACAAAACCCTTTGGGGAACTGTCGCTGAACATGCGATCTCATCCCAGATCACCTTCGATCTAGAACCATCCTACGGAAATTTCCACCAGCTAACAGACATTTCTGTAGAGGTTTTGGCTGAGCATTTAACCAACCATCCCAGCGGTGCAAAACTATCTGTTTCCATAGACAAAAAAAGTGCTGGCCCCAATGAATTAAATTGGTATCCTTTGGGGGTAATGGTTCCGTCTGGCTCTCTTCAAAAGCTAACCTTTACTAAGGATTTAGACGAAACTGTATATCGTTTAGATAGTCGAAGTTTTAAAGAAGAGTTTGATGATCACCAATTAAAACTAACAGTTTATTATCCTCAATCTGACGAGCCTTACGACGGTGAGTTCAAAATTTATTCCACGAGGGTAAACTACGGGAGCTTCTCGCGGATAGATACTGCTGTTTCGACTGAACCTACACTTTTCACTAAAGGAGGTTCGCTTGTAAGTGCTAGCGGCAATATGCCACTGTTTGTAAACGCAGATATAGCCGCAGGAAGTTTAGAGCTATTTATGGATGCCACGCTACCTCAGTTGCTTGGCGGGTCTGTAATGTCGGCTGATGCTAGTGTAATTACGAATAAAGATATTTCGTTATTTACTCAAGGAGGAATGATAACTCTTGAGACCCCAATGTATATCTTGGGTTCAACCGAGGGGAAAACTGGCTTTGTGGAAGCTTTTGGTTCGATAGGTCTAGAGACCAAGGGTGGCAGACACGTATTTCCTCACGCTCAAGCAACAACATCTCTGTTCATTAAAGACGTTGTTTCGGGAAGTGGTTTGGTCTCTGATAGCATGAACCTATTCTTGAAGCCCGCGCCTTCAATATTGACAAGCGGGACTATGAACATGTCTGTAAGGGGCGATTTCAATAAGACTATACCACTGTTCCTAAAGGGGGCTGAAGCCTCTACAGCAACAGCCACCCTAATACTAGAGGGGCCAGAACAGATCTCAACCAGCGGAACAATGAATTTATTTATCAAGCAAGCAGACCCTCTTTTCCTAAGCACTTCTCAGTTGTCTTCTAACGCGGGGGTTCTGACCAACAATAATACTTCTCTACATATTTCCGGTCTTGGGTTCCCCAGCGGAACCATCCCATTGTCAATGCCAAATACTATTGGTAAACCGAACAATTCAATAACGTTAAACATAGAGGGCTATGAATAATGTCAGTTTCATTTCACCCCAATGCAGCAGCCGGTGCTTCGTATTTAATACCAACCCCCTTTGTCAGTGTGGGTAAAACTTTTGACAAGTCTGGTTCTGGAGAAATTTTAGGGGTAAGATATGCTATCACCTTAACCGGAACTCTTATTTACGATAGAGGATCACCCAACTCATCTGGGGGTTTCTCTTCCTCGGACGCTACCGAAACCATTGCGGCTGATGCAGAATATGCATCCATACAAGCTAAACAAAAAGCGATAATGAATTTGTTTAGTAAGAAAAACGAAGGTGGATTGTTACATGTGGATAATCCAAAGGCTGGCGCTGTCGGTTTTAAATGTTATCCCAGAATTATATCTGTTGATATGCCGACTCATGATCCGGGTAGGCCCACCATGGCGGCATATACTATAGTTTTAGAGGCGGATAAATTAATTGGCCCAACAGGCGTATTAAATGATGAGGATGATTGGGAAAGATTAAATAAGTGGCTAGTTTCTTCGGCAAGTGAAAGTTGGACTATAAATGAGAATGAGGGCGGAAAAGCTATCACTATGGCTTCTGGCCCTATCACCAAAGTGGAAAAAACCTACACTCTTACCAGAAATATTAGCGCTACCGGCAAAGGCAAATTTGATACTAGTACAGCAGCGGCAGATGGGCTTAAGGGTGATGACTTTAGTACTAAATACGTGGAAGATGTGGTTACTTCCTCTGGAGGAGCAGAACCAACATACACAACAGTCGCAAAAGATGGGCAGGCTTGGCAACAAGCTAGAGGCTTTGTCTATGACATTCTGAAGTATGGAAATGTCTTTTTGGTAGGGGAGCAAGCTAACAGTACCAATACCATGGATGCTAATGGTATTAATTTACCTGACGGATACGATGGGTACAACTATGTAAGAAGTGAAACGGTGGACGAGCTTGGCGGCACTTTTAGTGCTACCGAAAGTTGGATATTGCTTCCAGATGGTCATAATAAAGTAACTGAAACTGTTGAAAGTTCTCTTAGTCAATCTCAAGATACCGGAATAATAAAGGTGTCAATAAATGGCACAATACAAGGAGTGGGAACTCAAAATAAGGATGCTACTTTACCCGGCACTGAGGCTGCGGATACCACTGTAGATTTTGATGACAAGTATGCCAACGCCACAGCTAGACTAACCGGAATAGAAGGTAAGTTATACCTGACGGCTCAGGATTTATTACGGGATAATGCTGCGTATAGTAGCACGGTTCTTAACCCAACCCCATTATCTAAAACCGTTGGCAGGAATCCCTATACAGGGACTATCACATATAGTTTAGAGTTTGACAATAGGCCCACATTTGCTATACCGGGTGTCAGAAGTGAAACCATTACAGTCAATGACACATATCCGGGCTATGTAGCAGCCACTACTCAGGTTATAGGCAGGGCTTTAGGTCCGGTTCTACAAAGTATAGGAACTCAAACTGTGTGGGAGCGCTCTCTTAGTATATCATGCGTTGTAGACACTTCCGGTGGTTATTGTACGGGGCTAACAGATGATACTGGGGCGGCAGTGACCCAACCTACCAATCAGACTGATTGCGAGGCCGATCCCGGTGGAACAGGAACTGCTGGTACTTGGTCTCCGGGTGGGAATAATGCATTGGGGAATCCAGAGGTTGATTTTTATGCTTCTTCTATGGCGGCTAAGCCCAGTCATGTACAAACCCAAAGAGAGGCGATAATAAAAATTATTGATCAATTCAATCCCGCTAAGGCGGGGACGCATGATGGCACACCCACTGGCACTCCTCTCATAAATGTGTTTTTTACAAAGTCGCCTTCAGAAACATGGAATCCTAGAACTGGAGCTTGGACATTTGATGTTTCGTGGACTTATGAGCCATATCTAACGTATCAATTCATACCTCTCGGTACTCCCCAAACTAATTCGGCAGCACCATATCCGAAGACGATTATTTAAGGAATAAACTATGGCACACGGTGAAGAACTTATTACATCGCCAGTTGTTCAACAGAGCTTCTTTGGGGCTTCGATTACTAATTTTTCCGTCAACATCGGATTTAATAGTAACTCTTCTAGCCTTAATCTTTCCTTGGTGGAAGATAATAAATTTAAAGAAGGGAAAATTCCCAATATAAATAATGGTGTTGCGAGAGGAAGCTCGGTCTGGGAGGGGTATCATCCTTGGGATCATTCTGCTCACCCCGTAACGACTATGGGTGATTGTCGTGAGCTTCAAATCGGCGCTGCGCGCCCGTTGGCTGATTATGGAGACTTCTTTTGTCCTCCCACACCCGGAGAACCTGCGTATTTTAAATATTATGACGGTGTTGGAAGCTTGGTTTTTTCCTATAACGGAATTGTAAATCGATACGAAAGAAGTCAGGGTGGCAGTGGAACTACTTATAGTGTCAGTATCTCAGATCCACGAATGATACTAGAAGGTTCCCAGCTTATTTTTGACAAGTATATGGGAACTACCGCACCGGCAGATGCCTCTCACAGCTTAGTGACTTCTCCTTTTGCCAGAACATATACCAACGGCTGGTTGGGGTATTATAATTTAATTAACGTATTTGGATATTATGAAGGCGTTCAATACGGAGCGGCATTGAAGACTGACGCGGGGATGCCTTGGTTAAAAGTTTTGGATGCTATGAACATTATGCTTACATCTAATTCTATACCGGGGACGACGGTGGCTCCCTATATGCCTAATGAACCGTATGGCGGGCCTTTATATTACTTACCTAAGAGCGCTCCCGGTGCTCCAATATCTACTTCTCCAGTTAATGCCCATAGGTATAAAGTAGATGTAATGGATCTAGCTTTATTAAGCGGAACGCGCAACCCGACGACTCCCACAAACAAAGGGGGTATAATTCCAGATGATTTTAGAATCTCTGGAACAAGCATGAGCATAATGAGTTTTATACAACAGGTTTGTGACACAGGTGCAGCAGACTTCTTTGTTGAATTACAAGAAGATGGACCTATTTCAGAATATGACAATGCTGGAAATTTGATTGCTACTCATTCAAGTCCCTTCGCCGGGGTTATAAAAGTAAGAGTGATACCAAGGAATCGTCCTGTAGTACTAGGAAAAATTAGAGCAGAAATCAACAGGGCTACTACCCTCCCCGACCCCACCACCGGATTAAGCACCTCCACGGGTCCGTGGGCCAATAGAGTTGTCTCCTCTAGTCTAGGTTACGAATTTACTGATCCTGAAGTTGGCACTATGATGATTGGTGCTCCTAGAACAAGAGTTATTGGGGTTACTCCTTTAGGGGCTGCTAAACTTAGATCTGAATATGCTGTTGGGGCTGATGTTCTTGTAGAAGTATATCCAGATGGCGAATTCGACGGCGTTAAGATGAATGGTTATCCAACTGATTTGTCAACATTAGAAGCATTGAAGCCTCAAGATCCTCAATTCCCCAGTACTTCACCAACAGAAGTTACAAGAAACGACAACTATCTTAATTGGTTCTGGGGTTTGCATGGAAATAACCTCGACAAATCAGTAAGGCAATTAAATTCTGTTGAAGAAGGACAAGACGGAATGATAGACATGTTTCCTTGCTGGGGTTTTCACACTGTGACCCCCGTAGGAACTTCTCATGGCGCGGTTGTTTCAGTAGAAAGCAAGGGAATGCCCATACTAGGGCGATTTCATGATGACAGTCCGTATAGAGATTTTGATAAAAGATATGGAATTTTTTCTAGTCATGAAGATCATGGCGTGCTGGAATGGGTAAAGGGTGGAGATAAGGCGACTGGAACTGTGGCCGATGCAAGATGTTTAGGTGGCCCACTTGGTAAATACAACGCTTCTTGTCCAGCAAGTCGTAATGTTTCAGTTCCAAGCGCAACTTATAATGTTCCAAGATTTCGTACACAATCTGATTCAAATATTGCGTGTAGTTCAACCTCTCAAACTGCTGCGTGTAAAGCTATAGATCTTAGTAGTCCTTTTAAGTCTCCGGTAAGTGCTACTATTCCTATTGACTTGGGGATGATCGGTTATGGTGGTGGTCCCACTGGAATCAATGGAGATTTTAGTAATTATTATTATGCGACTGTTACAGAATTAAGACATGCCATTCAGGGAAAAGAAGACTGGTTAAAATATATGAGAGATTATCAGCCATTTTTGCCGTGTTATATGGGCTGGAATGGTTATTGTCCTATACAAAATATGAATGGTCCGGCGACGGGTAGGGCGATTGCAGGTACTATAGGTCAGGGGCTGAATGTTGGAGCAAACGGTCAACAGCAGAACCAAGCCGGTCGTCGTGCTGATGGTAGAAATTCTGAAGACACTTCGGTCGGGGCAATGCAAGCGGCTCAGGCTAGGCAAAAAAAGGCTGTAGCTGCTATAATGGCGGAACAGCAAAATCACGCTTTTAAACAGATTAGTAATATAGCTAATAATTATTATGGTAAAAAATACTTAGTTCCTCTACCATATGCTGGACAGTTTGATGTCTTTGGCGATATGGATAATTGGATTAAAAGAATAGATGCAGCATCTATGCAGTTTGAATTGAGATGGGATATTAGCAATGCTGGCTGGGCTGGAGAGATAAAGATTGCAGATCCAGATCCCGTCACCGGAAATGCCAATCCAGAAGAGGGAAAAAGATATCCTCATAATGTCAATTTTTATGATGAAGATGGAAAGCTCGGTGCTTTTGTGGCATTTCCCACTAAGGAGAAGATGAGGGGTTCTAAGCAGATGGCCTTTTTAGATTTTGGATCGATTTCTCCAGACGACATACATAGCACACCCTTGGCTAATAATAGTATGGGGGGAGATTCAGAAGGAAAAACTTATGTAAAGGCTAATGTGGATACTAAGACTTATTGGATGTTAGATGCTCCTGCAATTGATATTCATAATAATAATGTTACCTCTGCTACTGTTAGACCTTTTGCGTTAATAACTATTAATTCTCCTGTACATTGGTCCACTGACGACTCCCTTAATATTGGTGGTGGTAAACAAATAACAATTCCTTTGGGGGGATATGCCGACAGTAGACAGATTGACAATTCCAATATAGCTGCGGCGATTGCTGGAATATATGGAGCGCAGGTTTGGTCTGGAACTGACCTTTCTAAAGCCAATGCTGGACCTTCCAGTGGTGTAGGTCAAATGGCGATGGCCCCGGCTAGATATAAACCATGGATGTCTGCTATTCCACAGAGAAGCAACAGATTTACTTGGGGTCCGTGGGCTGCTGGAGTGAATTTTGGCAAGGCAAAATTTATAGATGACAGTAGTTATTCTCCAGAAAGTTTTGGCAGTGAGGCTTTGATGAATTCAGCAGCTAAAAGTAAAGTACTGACATTGCAAGATCCCAATGTTTTTGTTGAGAGTGGTAATGTTACACTTACAGGCTTACCAGACCCTCAATATAGCTTGGGGGCGCAGATGCTAGGTGTTGGTCCTACCATTTCAGATATTTCCGTGGATATCGGGTCGGGTGGAATTACCACATCTTACACTATGCAGACTCAGGCAAAATTCGGAGATACACAAAGCATCTTTGAAAATAGGATAACAAAACTACAAGAAGATGCGATGGAGAATTCTAAAAAGATGGCAGCATCTCTTAAGAAGACGAAATTAATTTCGTTTAGAGATCTGGCGGGTAAATTTAACGACCTCAATAAATAAATATCTAGGAATAAAAAATGCCTCAAGAACCACAAAATACAGATACTCAGAGGGAAAGGTCCGACGAGAATCATGTAATGCTGGGCGGAAAGCTGGTCAGAAAGACCTACATTTTGTCGGATGATCAAGGTAACCCTCTTCAGGGAATGGATAAAGATGGCGTAACTGGCAATTTGGACAGGGGGGACAAGTCTCCAGTTATTGATACAGCCACTTTGGGTTCTTTTAAAGGAAATTTTCCTCAGATTATAGAACAAGATCCTAACGATCCCACCAGAACAATTCTTAGCGATAAGCATTGGAATGATCAAGCTGGCATGAGTATGGACGGGTTGCTTATTCCGTATTCAGCCGAGTTCGTTACGACGGGTCCACAGGGATCTCTAACAAATGTTCCTATTCCTAGCGGTGACCTCCCGTCTTTTTGGAAGCCTGTTGGTATTGGTAATGAATCTCTTATAGATTGGTGGAACGTTGGCTCGGGTGTTATTACGTCTGCCACATTAAATCCTCTGGCCAGTGGTCATAATATAGAGTATGTTGTTCGAAACTCTAACATGACAGACCTATCTGTCAGAAGCGAGGTGGGAGGCTATGCTAAATCAGCTAGACCTCTGGGTAAGGTAGCAGAAATTACCAGTCAGAACACGGACGACGCTAATCAAGCAGCTAGACCCATTGGGCTGCGTGGTCCTATGGTGGTTTCTGGGTGGGGGTATGATATTGATGGTCGTCCAGTCCCCAATGCAAAATATGATGCCGACAGAAGAGTCCCATATAGCTCTGGTGGTGGTGGAGATGTAGATAATGTCGGCCTACCGGTTGAATTACAGCATAGTAAAACACGGGCACATTTGAACTTTTTACCACATCATCTTCAAAGAACAGATAGATGGAAAAGTGGGCCAGTGGATCTTAGATGGGATAGAGAAAGAAAGGTCTGGGTTGGCGGCAGATTTAACGGTGTCTATCTCAGTAAAGCTGTAAAATGTATTTTACCAAAGGCGGGGTTAGACGGAAAAAACTCTTTCAACTTTGGTATAAACGATAATGTAACTAATCCCGGCAGACTTTATAGAAATCCATGTCCTCAAACTAGTTGCACATATGAAACATATTTTAATACTAGTACATATTATCCCGATATAGAAATATATGACCCAGAAGACAAGGAGTGGTGTGGAAATTGTGAAGTGGTAAAAATAGGAACCGGAACCGCTGCAAAATATGCTGTTGAATGTTCACAATTTTCTACCACCTGTACTCCCTTTTACGACGCTGTTATTGTAAGATCTGTGGATCACACGGTAAGAGGAAGAAACGTATATTCAGATTGTGGTGATAAATTTAGTAAAGTTTCCGGTGGAAGCCCGCAAAGCAGAAGAATGGGAGATCCATGTCATAGATTTGGTGGCAGCGCCTTAGCGCAGAATAGTTTGGGTCCAGAACCATTACATGCTATTATGCCCCCCGTTGCCACAGGAGTTAATGCTAAGTATTCTGAAGCTGCTAAGGCAATTTTGTATCAAAAAATACTGATTGAAAATCCTTTAAATCAAGGTTTAATGCTAGGAGACTCTTTTCTTAGTTATGATACTGGTAGAAGAGTAGCTATATCTTATTCTAAATCAGATAGAGCAACAGGTTGTTCAGGTGGAAATCCAATAACGGTTCAAGAAATATTACCCGTACATGTTATATTGCAAGCAGAGTTTTTCAGTGCCGAAGTGCTGACTCACGCCAATTGTTCACAGGGAGAGTTTAGTAATTGTACGAAAAAACTATTTTTCCAAGGTATGTCTACACTGGAAGACTGCGGGCCGGATGATGACTACCCGCAAACAGCAATAACAACGGGTGTATAGGAACAGTAATGGCTATAGGCGACAATTTTGACACAACTCCTCCGGGGTATACAAACCAGACCACTGGAAGGAAGTCTGGCCATGGCGTAATTAGTCAGTATCCGGGTCATTATACCGACGACAATCAAGGACATCCTTGTAATATAGGATGTGGCTGTAAATCCGCTTGTAGATCTGGAACTGAGTCCGATCCCGCCGCTAGATGCACACTACCCCCAGAGCTAACTATATATATTACTAAAGCTGGAAGTAGAACTTCGGCTAGACAGAACATCTCCTCAAACCAATCCACTGAGATAGTACACCTAGTTTATACTAAAGCTTTGGGCGGGGTTGGCGCTTGGAGAGGTAGAAAATGTTGTCAATTTGACGCAAATGGCAACGAGCTTTGCGATCCATGTGATGTTACTACCGACAAAGATGGAAATAAAACAGATTGTTCATATAGTGGTCAAGAAGGGACAACACGTAATCGTCCGATATTCCACCCGACGACCGGACAACTGATTGGCCATAGCACTGGTCCCCCCGGAGGCACTAGAAGAAATGATCTAAATATGCCTGACGGAGATCCGGCTGGTGGTAGATGTCTTCAAGATGGAGACACTCCAAATCAGTTTATGGCTTGTAGGTCTTATACAGATGCCAATTTCAACAATCTTTATGGACAAGTGAATTTTGAACAGTGTCATAACGGATTTTGTATTGATGGTGCTGGAAATGTTTTGGGTTATGATAAAAGAGCTTGTTGTGCTGGTGGATTTACTTGGAAATATCCCCGCTGCTTAGACAGTTCTGGAAATCCGGTTGGTGGTAGCTGTGCAGGAGATGCGTTAGATGGTTCGGATTGTAGTACTAAATCCGAGTGTGATTGTACGTTAGCAGAAGGCTGCGCGTGGGTGGAGGAATTTGATGAATGGGAATGTTCTGCGCAGTATAAATCTAGCGGATACACATGGTCTCATAGCTGGATTACTGACCCCTCATCCGCAGATGTAAACGAATGTTGTGGTGGTCAGATTATTTCTGACAAGGCCCCATCTCATCAACCTGCCGTATCTGGTGGTGGAGGTGAAGGATCTTTAGAGAAAGCAAAGGGGCAGCTTACCTGTATTACTCCTTATAAGGAATATATTCTTATACCCGGCGGCGCGCCTAACTTTCAATATGGGTGTAAAGCTGTAGACAATCCAACTCCAGAAGTTAGAAATGATCTTGGAAAAGCTGGCTCGGCAGGCGTATTTACTTTAATTATAAGAGAGTGTAACTATAACGATAATTGTCTTGATTCACCTAGCGCGCAAGATGATAGTTTGATAGGAAAAGAGACCGTTTTATATATACCAATTGATCAAATGATTAATTGTTCTGATTTTCGTCTTCCATTTGATCAAAGAACTGCTGAGTTAGGAAATCCAGCAGGGTTTTATCCAGAAGACGTAAACTGGTGTAATGATCCAGACGAAAATCGTGATGGTACTGCGGACATTAACGGAGAAGGATGCTCTCGTTTTTTGTATCAGGAAAGCGGCGTGATTCGAGATCGTACTATATATGAGAATGGGGCGCATCAGCTACATCAATTAAACTTGCAGGCCCAGCCATTCAAAGCAACAGAAAGTAACCAGTTAACGGCTAAAAGTTTAGATCAAGCAAGAGCAGATCAAGCAGCCCACTATGGCTGTGTGTGCGGGGCTGGAGTAGATTGCCCAGACTGTTTAATGGACATAAATCACGGATTGGCATATTGGTTTGAAAATGATTTTGTTGGCACTGATTCGGCTTGTTCACAAGCCCGAACTCAAATTAAAGGTATTATTGATGGAGCGGCTAGTGCGAGAGAGGTATGGAGTTGTCATGATGATTGTGGTGACCCGTCTGGATACTTACATTATTGGTCTGGAGGATTAGAAGGTATAATTTATAGTTCGTCTCTGGTTGGAGACAGCGGTCTTTATACCGGAAGATTGGGCTATTGGGGCGCTACTGGATTATATCCTGCAAACATATATACTCCATATCAGCCTGAAAATAGTACTCCACCCATTAGCCACACTTTGGATAATTGTTATGGCTCTCATAGAGGGGGAAGATCTGGAGTTGTGGAGTTTGCCAGTAATACTTCTCCCATAGTGATTAAATCTACCAATCATGGTCTTGTGGACGATGATTTTATCAGCGTCAAGGGGGTTCTGGGCAATTTTAGCGCCAACACCTTGACGCTCGCAGAATGGAAGGCTATTTCTTGGCAGGATAAGCTGGGAGATGGTTGTGATGGGGAAGAGTGTCCTAAAATCTTTAATCCTCCGGGGCTTTGCGAAACAGCACCGTTTGACACCAGCGGACTAGCAAGCGGATCAATAAGTCTACCTTTATGGGTTGTGGAGATTGTAGATAAAGACCATTTCCTCCTAAAGGACTGCAATGGAGATTATAGCGATGGAACAATAGATTTTGCGCCCCAGTGCGATTCCACCTTCACCTGTGTAGATTATCTTGCCAACACAGTTGAAGTATGCCCTTGTAATACGCTTGACAATGTTCCAGATGTGATTTCATCAACCGCCGTTGATCTGTTAACAGATGAAGCTACATGTAAAACTTACGGTTATTGTCAGATTGTTTCGGGGTATCCAGACCCAAACACTATGATGACCAAGGACGACTGCATAACCCTAGCTAAGAAATATTCTCTATACGACGGAGGCGGAACTGCGCTTAATCCCGCCTTCCCCGGATCTTGTACAGATGGATGTAATGGAAGCTCCGTTGCTGCATCAGATTATCAAGACTGTATAGCTAAAACCAATAGTGGTTGTCCACCCAATGGGTGGGCAAATCCAAATTATCATTCCTGCGTGTCAGTTGTTGACAATGTTGCAAACTTTGATGCGTGTTGGTCAGGACACGATTGGAAGCCTGCCTCTACTGCCGATCCATATAAGGATAAGGTTGGTAACTGGCCTGCCTGTCCATTTACCGGAGAGTGGACCCTTTGCGACCAGCTTAACCATGACACATGTACAATTAGAGAAATGTCTGGATCAAGAGATGGAACAGATCAATATCGTTTAGGATATGATCATACCTCTAAGATTAGGGAAGATCTTGCTAATGGTTACTATGTACAAATAGATCAAACTGAAGTTTGTCCAGTTTGTTGTGATCATTACATGCCAAAATCTTTAACGGCTACTATTAGCAGTATGTCTTCTCAATCATTAAATGATAGGTATTGTCAGACTGATTGTAATGGAAATCTCCCGCCTGTAGTAGCAACAGGATATAAAGTTTTTCCCGGTGCTGATGAACCATATGTTTGTGAACCAGATCAGAATGGAAATTATGGTTTGGGTTGCGAAGATGGATACACGGGAGGGACATACTGTTGTGATTGTGTGAGCACTCCTGAAGGAGCCATTGCAGGATGTTTTGATTGTGGTAAAACCTATAGGATAGATTCTGATTGGCAAAAACTTGACGAATTGCCCGGCGCTGATGAACAGTTTAAAACCTGTTGTAGTTGTGATTGTGAGCCGGGAGATGTTAAAAAACCATCGTGTGAAAAGGATTTTCCCACGTTAGATGACTTCTTTGCTTGCAATGGCTGTTGTGGAGAACATGACGGAAAGCAAACCGATTGTGAAAATAATGGATGTGCCTATAATGCCTTAGACGGAAGTTGTAACTTGAAAGATGGCTGTGGTGGAACATGTGGTAATTTGTCATGTGAAGCTGATGACGCTGGTGGTGGTGGAGAGTGTAGAGCTACATACGGATCTTGTTCTGATATTACAACAGAATCAGCTTGTGATGGTGCAAGCGGGTGTAGCTGGAGTGAAGTTACGCCGGGGTCGGGATATTATACATGCGGTGGAAACATAAATAATGACATTTGTAATACTTATGATGACCCCGACGACTGTAATGATGATGACTACTGCAACTTTGTAAATTTCACTTCTAACACTGGCACATGTAAATGTACCCCCTGTACTGGTTTTCCCGGTAGTAGAGATTTGAAGTGTGAAGATCCTTTTGTGTGTGGCGGTGGAAACGGTGGAAATAGAGGCGGATGTACAGACACAAATTCTGCCTATTGTTCGGGGGGAATGGGGTTAGATAATCCAGATGGACAGGGCTGTGGAGACCCCGGCATTCCGGGCGCTGTAGCTGATTGCGTAATGCCCAAAAGAGAATATCATGAGGGATGTCCCGGTTTAGGCACAATTTCTTTTGATATGGAGTATAATGGGTCGTCGTGGGTTTCTGACTGGGTTGCAATGAATGATGTGGGTAAAAAACAATGTAAGCTCACTAACTATCCTGATTTTTGTAATGATGTTTTTTGTATAAAAAATGGAAAGGTTGTTATTCCAGCCGGGGGGGCATCTTGTGAGAGCGTTGGTGGGGAACTTAAGCCGGGGTGTCCTAATAAGCCAATCGTAGGTGCTGACTGTGGCGCTTGTAGAGAAAAACAGTTTGATGGATATAATTGTGGGCCAGACGCTGATGACTGGCCTACAGGACAAGATAATCATTATATCAGAACTGAAATGTATTGTGGAGATCTTGAGGATCAAGAGGCTCTTGTTAGCCATGCTGGCCCGCCTTATGGTGGATTGGTTTCTGATGAACAATATCAGGGCGGATCAATGCATTTAAATGCGTGGATAACGACTTGTAAATATCCGTCTTGCGGACCCGGCAATTCTCCTTGTCCCGAGTCTGGGTGTTTTGGTGACTGTTCTGCCGCGCAAGATGGCTCTGTTCAACTTGTTACAACTGCCCACATACCCGGTGTAAATTGTGGAGCAAGATCGCCATGTGTAGGGTGTTGTGCATTTATGGAGCCTTTCTGCACGGTTACAGCGGGTGGGGGTTGGCTTTTCGACACAGAAGATTGCCCCCCTCAGACAAAAGGTTGTGGAATTCCTTGCGATGGGTCTTGTGAAGATGAATTGTTAACTTTGGTCGAATGCAAGGCTAGCGGGTTTGTTAAAAGTCCAAAAGCCCCGATGATATTTAATGTTCGGTTTGTTGATCATGGAGGAGAAGACCCAACAACTGGAAAAGTTCCGGGCAAGTTAATTGGAATGACTAACGCTCCTGCCTGTAATTGGCCAGCAGGCACAAGTGTTAGTTTGGGTGTTTCAGATAGATTAATAGCAGAAACCGGAGGAGGAAGTGACGCTACGCCAATGTATGGTACAACTACTGATATCCTAGCCCTTCCTCCAAATTACCCACAGGGCACAGTACTGACTCAGGAGATTCCTATAAGCGAATATGACAATAACCTTATAGAACTGAACGTTGAAGATGTTAGAGCCTTCATGTCATATTCAGGAGCGTTAGATAGACATCTGTGGAGAAATACTAATACCGAACCGTTCCCGTATGGTAGATCCCCTTGGCCAGTCCTCCACCAAGCCGATACAGGAAACCCACAGGCTCTGAATAACCTTGAAAGAATAGGCAAAAAGATGCTCAGTGGGAGTGCCGCATCTTATGATCCGCAGAATAAAATTGTCAATATTGAAAACGTTTATGACGGAAACGGAGTTTTCTCTCATATCCTAGTTACTACAGACAGAGATCATGATCTTATTACAGGCGAAAAGATTATATTAGATAGGGCTGAATGCTATGCGGCATCTTGCAGTTGCCCCGCTTATGATCCTGTTTCTGATGTTGGGGGATGCAGAAGAGTCGGGACGGGAACGGTGATAATTGACGAGGATACTGAAGAAGCTGCTACCTCAGTTAAAAATGTTGACCAAGTCGGATGTCAGGCTCTGGGTGGGACATGGACTCCGTCAACGAATAAACTAATATCGTGTCCGAAGGAGTGCGAGGTAAATGGGTGGTTTGATGAGGCTCCATGTGATCCGAATAAGGATAACAAACCGTGTAATTCTCCCAATTGTAGAAAGCCCCCCGGAGAACAACAAAAGGTGTGTTACGGCTGCGCTGGCTCTGTTGATGAAACCGCCATTGTTGCTGGTGTAGAAGAAGATCCTATAACCGATGATCTCAACGGTTCCTATGTTGTCAAATTCATCTCCAGCAGATCATTTTCTATCCATTATGAGAAATATTTAGATTTTGATCAATACGGTTCGCAAGCTATTGGCTATGATCCTACAACCAATAACACTACCGGATTGGCTGCAAATACACTCAATGATTCCGATACGTGGAATGATAATGTAAAAGGAACACCGTGGGGCCATGAAATTATGGTTGGTCCAGCGGTTGGTCCATTTGTAGATAAAGTAATTGATTGGTCTGGCACAGAGACTGCTGGAGGTGCTAGGTGGACACGTCACGCAGGAACTTTTAATGTCGTATTGCAAAATTTCGAGTATGTTGATAAACCGGGCACTGCATGCAGACAGGGTAATAGTCAGAATCCGGTAAATCTAGAATGGGATCTATTTTTTGAAAATGGATGTTGTAATAATAGACAACCTCCAAGAAACTTCGGATGTGAAGATAAGTGCTATCAGGGTGGAGGGCCAATGATAATCGATTGGGTGGATAAAGATCAAGATAGAGGAAAAGCTGCTATTCATATAGCTGTAACAGAATAAAGAGAGGAATTAATATGTCTTGTAAAGGATGTGGTGGAAATCAGCCAACTATAATACCAAGAGGGCTTCCTCAAGGTCCAACTGGCGAAACTACTCAGTGTCAATGCAATTTTCCAGATGGTCAGAATACAATCTTTTGTGACAGGCATAAGTGTACAAAAACTAAACCCTTGTATCATTTATGTAAATATAGAGAAGACTATTATCAATTGTGGGAGAGCGGACACGGACCAATGCAAACGGTATCTAAATACCAAGTTGAAGAAGAGCGTCCAACTCCAAAACCAGAAAAACCAAAGAAAACCACTGGGTTTTTTAAAGATGAAAATGAAGATTCAAAAGCTCAAGGTCTTGGAGATACTATTGCCAAAATTACCGAAGCTACTGGCATTAAGACAGTCGTAGATGCGGTTAGCGAAGCTACAGGAAGAGACTGTGGTTGCAGACAAAGGCAAAATAAATTGAACGAGATGTTTCCCTATAAACAAAAGAAAACAAAAGGGTTTTTTCAGTAATGGTGTATAATACATTAGATTATCTCTAAGGAGACACAAATATGGCAACAATTAGCTTTTATGCGGGCAGTACCGCAATTAATAACATATCAGGCTCTGGGCTAGGTTTCTTCGGTGGCTCCTTTGGTCAGTCTGTAGAGATTAATAAGTTTCAGGATACTACCTTTATTACTAACGGCGCTGGCACAACCCAAGCCGGTGCTGCCAACAACATTAAGTATTCTAGTGATATACTGGCCTTTGCCCCCGGTATTGTTCCAGCAACTGGTCTTAAGTATATTCCTAACGAGAAAGCTACTTGCAACGTAAGATTCACAAACGCATCTGCTGTAAAAACGCAAAACGTTAGACTGAGAATCTTCGACAGGACCAACAAAGATCATCCCGCCAGCGGAGTGATCACTAGGGCTGCTGAATTACTTCATCCTTCAACTTCATATAGCGTGGAAGGATCTGGAGACGCTACCTTTTGGGGAACTTCTACTCACACGGGGTCAGATGCTCAAGGAACATTCCAAGCCGGTTCCAATCCAAGTGTAAGACTTCCGGCGGGTGTTTACACGGTTGGCGGTAGTGGTATTATTGTACCTCTAGCCCAGTCTCCGGGGCCAAGTGGATATTATGCTGGAGACGGCTCAGCAAATACTGCATCATACACCCAGCATGATTGGTATGTAGCTATTACAGCCTCTCCTGATAGTATCGGGAGCAAGACTCTATACGGTCTTTATGTAGAGCTTGAATATCTATAAACGCAAAAATTTAATTGCAGTTGCCTTGGGTGGCAATAAAAAACCCCGGCCTTTCACAGCCGGGGTTTTTCATTCCATCAGCTACCTATATTTACTCTTCCTGTTGGGTTTCTTTATTCCATTTCACCCAGCCACGATCAGGTAGCCAATTGCCTTCCTTGTCCTTGCGTCTCGGGAAGAGCTTTCCTCCCGTCTTCATAGTGCCGAAGGCGAGCTTTGCGCCGCAATCCAAGCACCGAAGTTCGTAGTAGAGGTTGTCGTCGATGTTCCTAACTTGGAATCTCAGATTCTCACTACTACATTTTGCACACTCCGACTCATCAAAAATTTCCTGAAAAGTCGCTAGCTGCATAAACAGGTCGGTTTGAGTTTCGCTGTCAATCTCCACTGTCAGTCTACCGCTTCTGTTAGTGTATTGAACTTTCATTAGTTTCTCCAATCTGATTGATAACCTAAAATATTTTCTGGAATGGTATCTGTGTTATTTTGATATCCATTCAAAACCCCAATCATTTTTGTAGCACTCTCTCTTGTTACATCATTAATACTCCTGTAGACCTTTTCGCCAATACTTATAAAACCCATAACATTTAAATCTAACTGTTTGCATTTGTTGTCAAGAAAATTGATCTGTTGCGAACTGATTCTGTCATCAGAATTATAGCTGCCATCCGTTGTCTTCTCAACACTTCTTTGCACAATTTCCACAATATTCTTCTTTGCCAACTCTTCCGCCGCCAGAACTCGCAACTTCAGAGCCTTCCTGAGCGCTCTGCCTTCCGCTCTGGTACACGCAGTAGCAACAGGATGCGCGCAGAATAAATCGTCCGTATTTCCATGCCATACGTCAGCAGCTTCACTAAAGGTTTTATATACGCCACTGTTCATCCAGTTGAACACCACCTTATATACAACCGTCGCTCTACCCGGACCATCAGAATCCGTAGGAGAATCCACCTGTGTAGGCCCAGTTTCTACGATGTCTCCAAGAAGAAATTCAGCCACTCTACGCAAACCGGCACAAACCGGATTACCATCGATAAGTTCATTTTTCTCAAAGTGTGACATTACATAATTGTGCCACTCAGGAGAAAAAATAGAGGGGGTGTCATCCTCTTGAACTACATCAGGACCGTCACCTCCAAGAACACCGTCTTCAAACATGTCATCTTCATGAAGACCAGTTTCTTTCAATACATTTTCTACCGATAACATTTCATCCTCCAAAATTTTTATCAAGTCTTGTTTTACTGCATTAGGGGGGATAGATAATCCCATATCCTGTAGAAGTTTTTTCAATTCTTTGACGGTGCTGTCTTTAAAACTCATGATTCTATTTCTATTAACCTCTTTGTCGGTGGAGGAAATTCTTCTTCGATTTTCTTTAATTCAACAATGATAGAATTCAATACATCTCTCATGTTCTTAGCGGACAAATTTTTGATCAAGTTTTTGACTCGTATAATAGCAAAACCTCTGTTGATCAACAATCCGGCCTTTTGCGCATCTGCTCGAATGTGTCTTTGCAAATTTGCTTCTCCCCAGATTGGAAGAAAGTGCGCGGGGCCGTCTATTTCGATTGCCGTTCTTAACACAGGAAGGAAAAGATCCACCTCAAGTTTGTCATTCGCTAGCAGACCTCTCTTGTGAAATATAGTTTCGTAGCCAGCTTTTGTCAATCCCTCATAGACAAATTTTTCAATTTTGGACCCCTCTTTGCTGGCTTTTCGCACGGCTTCTGCCGCAGCCCGCCTCAAGTTATCCTTTTCCTGATCGCTCATTTGCTCCCATTGATATTTAGAGAGTTCGGAACGTCTGCCTCTTTCTTCATCGTCCATATTGTCCCAGAAGTTTGACATGCCATTGCTGATTGCCACCTTTTCGGACTCTGTTCTCTGCTTTCCTTTAGTTGGATGTTCGTGTCTACCAGTACTAATCGCAACGGTCTGTGCCTGACTCTTAGTTCTTAAATCCACTCCGAGAGACTTTAAGGCTCTTCTGATTTTGTTAGGATATGTGCTAAGCTCTTGAGCAATTTCATATGTGCTCTTCTGCTTAGTAATATACTGTTCGATTAGAAATTCTTTATGCTTCTGTGCAAATCTGCTGCTCATCGGTAATCCTCACTATTTTCTTAAGGTTGAAATTGTTAACTATATGGTCTACTGTTCTGTTGGCGTAATTTTCGATAGCCAAAGCGTGCTCTTTGCTTCTTGCTATTAATTTTACATCTTTGTTGTTATAGGCTTGTATTAAGTAACTAAAATCTTTTCCATGTCTACGTGTCCATTCTAAATCCCACACATAAAAGTATTTAGCTTTAGCAAATGTGTTTATCATTGAAAGGGTTGTTGATACCGACGTAGATATTAAAATTCCATCAAATCCCCAAATCTCGTTTATGTTCATTGTGCCTACTTCAGGCTGAAGTATGGAGGTTGAGGAATTTTCAAAAAAGATCACAAAATCGCAATCGTCCGAACCTAGATACTCGTTTATATTTTTGATAACATAATACGACAATTGGCTGGCGCTTAAGTCATCAATAATAATTCCAATTTTATTTTCGTGCATCTGCTTCCTCTTTGTTTTCTATGTACCAATCGACGGTTTTTTGAATACCGTCTTTGACGGAGAGCGGGTCTATTTGTATAATTTGCTTCATTTTTTCAACACTTAGAAGCTTTTTCATTTGCCCGTCTGGCTTTTCTGTATTCCACACAACTTCGCCATCATATTGAACCGCTTCAGAAATATATTCTACCAGTTCTTTTATTGTAATGTCGTGTCCTGTTCCTATATTTAGTAGGTCGCTTTGGTTTTCGTATTTTTGCAAAGCCTGAACTATGGCATCAGCGGCGTCGTCCACGTACATAAATTCCCTTTTTGGACTACCCGTCCCCCAACATTCTACCTCCTGCTCTCCCTCCTGTTTGGCCTCTACAAATTTCCTGATCAAAGCACCAACAACTTTAGTTCTAAACAAATTAAAAGTGTCGTGTGGTCCATATAAATTAGTGACACATACAGGTACAGAATTGAAGTTGTATTGATCTATGTACGCTTCAGATGCTGCCTGTAAAATTCTTTTAGCCACTCCGTGTGCTCGTATAGTCTTATTCGGTTGACCGCTCCAAAAATCTTCTTCATGCAATACTTCCATCCCTGTGTCTGGATACGCACAGGATGTCATTATAGTCAAAAGCTTCTTTACGTTAGCATACTCACAAGCGTGATGAATATTTAGACCCATGATTGTGTTCGTATAGAGTATGTCCGCTGGATACGCCCTGTTAAACTCTATTCCACCATTGTAACCGGCGCAATGTATACAGTAATCTGGACGTACCTCCATAAGGTATTCCATCAGGGAATACAGGTCCAATAGATTAACATGTTCAGATCCTATGGCTACAGGGATAGCTCCCGCTGTTCTCAGGGACTTCCGAAGAGCGCGTCCCAAAAATCCAGTTCCTCCGGTAACCAGTACCTTTTTTTGATCCAGATTAATCATGAATACTGATGCCTTATTTGTAGTAAAGGAGTGACTTTAATTAATTGTTCTATACCTTGCTCCATGCTTACACTACATTGAAAACCTTCATCGTTGATTTTACTATAATCTACTTCATAATCTCTTTGATCAGAGTCTTCTCCTATCTCTGCGTAGTGTACGATAGCTCCTGTTTTTTCTCCAATATATTCTGCCAATTCCGCCTTTGTCCAATTTAAATTGTTGTCCCCAACATTGTATACGTTATGTTTCATATTTTCATAGTTTTCAATGCCATGAATAAAAGCTCTTGACATATCCTTCACATGAATAAAAGTTCTCCTAAAATGAGCCTGAAAAATATTCAGACACTTTTGCGTCATTGCTTGATACACAAAGTCGTTAACTAAAAGATTAACCCTCATACATGGGCTAACCCCAAAGCCTGTAGCAAATCTATAGGAAATTGTGTTGGGTGCAGATCTTATTTCCATTTCCGCAGCTTTCTTTGTTTCTCCATACAAAGACACGGCTCTTAACGGAGATTCTTCTGTACAGACCCCATCCACTTTGCCATATACGCTTCCAGTAGAAGCAAAAATTAATGGAGTAGACTCATCTCTATGCTCCAATAAATTCAAAGCCCCGTCGATATTCACAGACGTGGCCAAGGAGGGCTGTTTTGCACAAGCGGGAAAACCAACAAGAGATGCCAAGTGAATAACTCCATCCACTCCATCTAATGCCTTAACGACATTACCCACACTTATCACGTCTCCGTACATGAATTCAAAGTTAGGATTTTCTACTAACCCTATCAAAGCATCGCATTGCCCCTTATGAAAGTTGTCTAGACAGCGCACTTTGTAGCCAGAATTCAAAAGATCTCTACAGAGCACATTTCCAACGTATCCGCCGCCACCGGTAACTAGTATTTTCATGATTCATTCCTCAAAGTTTTTCTAGTATTCCCAAAAGTCTCTGGGCTTCGTTTGTAGTAGTTAGTCTGGTTTTCGTGTATTCGTGTAACTGATCGCGTATATCTAAATAGTTTTTTTCATCAAATCTATCAAAGTCAATGCGGCCTCTTTCTTCTCCGGGCAATATCATTTTAGATGTTCCTATAAACGAATTCATATGAGGAGCATACGGAATTTTAGTGCCGGGATAAACACCTGTTATACTCTTAGCTCGCATGCACAGTTCCTTTGGAAATCGTTCTAAAGTTGTTCTGGGGCACAATTCTATGTCTGTAAAGAAAGGAACGCATCCACAGGCTAGTATTTCATAATGACGCATACAATCCCAGCCTTCGTCTAAAGCGTCTTCTCTCGCCTTTTTGCAGGTAAATGCAAAATAGCTTTTTTGGTAATCTGCGTAGTATTCTTTTTCGTTTTCATAAATGTATGATTTCTCATGGGGGTCGTCGCAGTCAGCAAAGGCTGGTATAAGGGGTGCAAAATCAAACGACTTGTCCATTGGTTCACAAATTTTTTCTTTGGGAATGGAAAATGAGATTGAAAATGCGTGTGGGATTAATTCTTCGGACAGTTCTCTTTTAAAGTAGGTTACTTTTTTAGATATACTTGTATTTATATGTTTTCTCTCTCGTCCGTCAAGAATTGCAATTTTATTTTTAGGATAAATTTCCAGTAGATCGTCTAGCATCTCGTGGATATGTTCGGCGTTATTGTCTATTGCGTCGGATTGACTGTGGTGAAGTGGGCATATGATATAGTCGTAGTATTTATTTTTTACCTTGCTGAAAAGATCGCTTCTGTCAATGTCTAAATCAGGCAATAGCCCATATGTGGTAAATCCTTTGCCAGACAAATCTTTAAACATCTCAGGCTTTTCTTCAAAGTCTCTCTTATACAAATGCCACAATCTGGGTGCGTCAACAACATCTTCTCCCAAAAATGATCTTAGGCCATGAAAAATGGTATCGCAAAGATAATCCCCAACCTCAGACGGGTGTAAGTCAGACGTATTCATAATTGGTAGATATAATATCTTCATTAAATCATCTCGCTTACAGCCTTTTTAATTGCATCGATAGATTTAGGATACTTCATTTCAAACCCAGTCTCCTTAAGCTTACTGTTATCAACCGATACAAGTTTATTGTCACCCTTCCAGTTGGCCTTTTCCCCTAACCACTCAATAGGCTTATGAATATTACACACGTCCATTACGGCGTGTGCTATCTCTTCTACACTAGCTGTGTCATCAGAGACAACATTATAGACTCCAGACATGTCTGAAGTTGCGGCAAACACAAAAGCATTGACAACGTCTGAAATATGACAAAACGGCTTGATTGATCCGGGTTGATCGCCCAGTACTTGTAGCGATTTTTCGTCCTCGTTTAACTTTCTTATAAAGTCCTTAAGCACGCCATGAGTAACTCCGTCCCCAACGGTAGCGCATAAACGTAAAGAGACCCCGTTTACCCTGTCCATATTATGATAAATATTCAGTAGACTTTCACAGGCTACCTTGCTAGCTCCATATACAGATGTTGGAACTGTTTTGTCGTCTTCATAGTATTTTCCAGTTTCAAAAAATTCCTCAAACCAGTCTCCGTAAACCACCACGGAAGAAGCTAGAACAATTCTACACCCCTCTGGAGCGTAATGTATAACCTTTTGGGTTCCAACAATATTGTCCATCACTACTTTGTGCGGGTTAATTTCATCCAGTTTGCTGGTGGGGTATCCAGCAAGGTGAAAAATAACATCAGGTTTGTGTTCGGAGCATACTTTGTCAAAGATGTAATAATCTGGCGATTCAATGTTTGACTCACCCAGATCACAAGCGTAATATTTTATGGGTTCTCCGAGATAGTCTTTAAAATTAATAGCTGGCCGTCTTCCCATACAAATCAAATCGAACTTGTCTCGTTCGTATGTTAGCCTCTCGGTTAATTTTCTTCCTATGAAACCGCTGGCTCCAGTAAGTAATACTTTCATTTTATCATGCCTTTGTATAGTGTTAAGCAGTTGTCTTTTTCATTTTTCATTCCAAGTTCTTCAAATATTTTTGCGACTCTGTGAAAGTATGTATGTCTATCTAGGACGCAATTATAACCCTTGGTAATATGTTTCTCTCTTTTTTCTGGATGCTTGATGTAGTGCTCTATCTTATTTTTAAAATCCATTGGGCTTTTTGCAAAAACAATTTCGCCATTTGGAAAAATTTCTTCTGCCATAGACTTAACGTAGTCTGAAATACAAAATCCCTGACTCATTAATATTTTAAAAGGTCTTTCAATAACATCGTACCCAAAATCTTGCGAGTGTGGTTCACTTACATTTGGACAAATCTTAGCGGATCTAAAAACGTGTTTCACCTCATCGTTGTTGATACTCCCTAAGTATTGTACTACTGGCCAGTCAGAATTGCCAAATATTTTTATATTATATTTTCCAACAGGCTTGCACAATGGAATCAAATACTTATCAATGGATTTTGCTTTGTACTCCCAGTACCCTCCAACAAAAGATAGGTCACTCTTGTATTCCGGCTTTTCCTCGCCGTTAGCATAGTCGAATACATCCGCCGCATGAATCAGGGAGACCGGTTTAACTCCTATATCTTTCCATTTATTGTGAGTAACTTTCATCCACTTGGCTGTGTAGTGATTGTGAACAAAATCAGGCTTGCCAGTCTCCTCCTTTAGTTTTTCAACCCATTTTATTTCATCTTCTCGGGCAGACAAAACTGGATACTTATCTTTATCTATGTCTTTCTGCATATCTCCCCAATCGGACGCCCGCATCACTACCTTTAGATGAGGTCTCTCTTTTATACACGTAAATAGCGCCCTGTCTAGGTTATAGGTTTGTCCTAGAAAGATATCTGGCTCCATTTCATCAAAAGCGTCAAACGCAGGAACTTCATGCACGTCCCATACCCCCACGTCATGACCCATTGCGTTAAAAACCCTAGCCCACCCCATTCTGATGTAGTAATGTGCGTGAGGTCCATCACTAGATATCATTATTTTCATGTTTTTATATCCCTCAAGGAGTCCACTTCTTGTATCTTCATTCCCTTCGGCTCTACTGTCTCAATTTCAAAACCTTCGTCTATAATGATATTAAACAATTCAAAGGGATACATTTTGTTTCTTTTTCTATTGGAGCATAGGGCTTTAAACAGTGATAAAACCTCGCCCTCCAGATAGATAATCTGACCCCACTTAATGTCTAAGCCGTAAGCGAAATTAGTAACCAAGTTATCAACCACGGTGACCCCCACCTCTTCATTCTTAAAACTGTTTTTAGAATCTACCACCACGCACGAATTACCATCGGTCAGGTTGGTGATTGATTTTGTATTAAAAATAAGATCGCCGTAGATTATTAATACTCTTGTATTAGTTATACTGTTTAATGCGAGCCTTAAACTTTCTACAACATTAGTTTCAGAATAGAATTGATTTTCTATAATTCTAACGCCCTTGGGAATGGTTTTAATTACCCTGTCTGCCTCAAAACCAACCACTGTGGTGATCTCGGAATTTGGATAGACTTTTTTAACATTTTTAATTATGTTTTCAATTATTGTCTGAGTTGTAGAAATTGGAAGTAGGCATTTAGGACCGTAGGATTTCATCCTATGTCCGGTTCCAGCCGCAGGAATAATAACAGATAAATCATTATTCTCGATTGTTGTGGATGGTCGTTTTTTGACCGCTGTTGTATATCTGTTATATTTTTTCATTGGCTCTAGCAGTTAGCTTGTGTCTAATTTTTGCCCAATTTTCCTCCCAGACATCCCTATTCACCACGAAGCTAGAGTTATCTCCCGTTACTCGAACAAGAGTTAAGGATTCTGGAATATGGACTATCATGTATTTTTCACTTATTCTAGTCCACAAGTCGTAATCTTCGCAAACCCTCATAGTCTTGTCATAGTATCCGGTGTTTTCTTTTACGTCTATCAAGGCTTGCTTATTAATTATCGATCCGCTATGAACAATACACTCTTCTAGCAGCCTTCTTCTGCTAAAAGGCTCCTTAAATTCTCTTATCATCTTTCCTGTGTTTATTGTGTATGTGTCATAATCACCATAAACGGCTCCAATACGATCCATATCTTCCATCATGATATTGACACATTTTGAAATTTTATTCGGCTTCATTTCATCATCTGAATCTAAGACCGCATATATGTCCGTAGACTCCAATGTGTATTTTATTCCTTCGTTTCTAGCATCACTAGGTCCACCGTTTGGTTTTTTAACAGCGACCAAGCCTCTTTTTTTGACCTTGCCTCTATGATTGATGGTGTCGGTTAATACTTCAATGTTTTCGTGTGCTTTTCTAGAAACAGTTTGTCCAAAGATACCTTCAATTTTATCCCACGATCCATCTGTAGAACCGTCGTCTATGATACATGCGCACAAAGGCCCATCGTAATCTTGCTTGATGGCACTATTGTAAGCTTTTATGATATAATCCTGATCGTTATAGTTAGCGATCAGTACTGTTACTCTTGGTAAAGACATCTGATAATTCATCCCATGTATACACTAGGCTGGCTTTTGACCCGTCTTCGTTTTGAATATTTTTAATTTTTAATTCTAGAGTGTCTTCTAAATTTCCGTGAAGATGCTTATGTAAAACGCTGTGAACAGTCATCATACTTACTTCATCTTTGCTTTTCACCATGCCGATATTTAGTAACTGCGTGTTAATGGCATGACTTAAAATTTCGTCCATATTATGGATAATTGTGTCCCCAGCTTTGAGCACGCAATAAAATCCATTTTTTACATTCAAAAATCCAATATCTATGCGATCAAAACTAGTAGATGTTTCCGTTGTTACCTTCATGATTTTATAATCTGTACCTTCAGAAAAAATATCCTGCGCCTCTTGAAGCAATTCTAAGGGTGACAACTGAGCGTTTGGTAGATTATTGACTACAATGAAATAGCCCGGAGGGTATTTTAATCCGTCATGAATACTTTTTACCGTTTTGGATATGTCTGCAAAGATTTCGTCTTTATCTTTAGGTTCTTCAATTAGAATCATGAACCCAATTTTGGGAATGGTCTCTTTTTCGTATACTTTGACTAAGTCCTTTCCAGAGTGAAGCTCCGACCATGATTCCAGTCTATATCCAGTACACACTCCATCAATAACATAAAATTCTTTGTCATGGTCTTCTGCTTCTATAACTTCAATATCATTTTTTGTAAAGTGTTCTATGCGATTTAAATCGCATGATACTTGTGTTTTTCCAATGTAATGAGCAAAGGCACATTTTTTGCAACTTGTCGAAAGCGTATTTACTTGATTAAATGCGTCGTAGGTCATGGTCTTTCGCCTTCTATTACTAGATTGAATCCATCAGTTCTCTTTTTTAAGATTTTTACACCACAAGATTCCAATTTTTTTTGCAAGTCTTCAATGGTGGCATGACTCATTAACACGTCCCAAGGCCCAGAAAACGTGCCATGAGTAAGCAGGTTAAATTCTACAATGTTAATTTCCTTATAGTAAAACATTTTACTGACCTGATGAGCGTCTATACCGCCGATTACGATTTTTCCACCATGTCTTAATTTTTTCACCCAGTGTAACAAAGTCTGATCGGCCTCATTAGCCTCCAGATAACCAAGAACGTTTTCAGCTATCAATTCGGTGCATTCGGAATCCAGAACTAATTCATCTAGATTTCGTATATCGGCCTTAACGCTACCCTCGACATTCCCGCCCGTAATGGGGTCTATATTGAGATAGCCCGGCTTAACCAGTTCCTTACCCACGCTGATATGTATTTTCATGTCATCCTCTAAAACAAATTTGAGAAGCTGTATTAAATATATTATCCCAGTTTCTTATAAATTGATTCTGTGAGAAACGCCCTTCAATAGTTTTCCTAGCTTCGGCTCCCAATTTTTGAGATAATTCTTCATCGTTTAACAAATCTATTAAATATTGTTCCAACTCTTTTTCATCATTGCTGATGAACCCATTGATTCCATTTTCTATTATTTCAGGTATCATACATGTGGAAGTAGAGACCACTGCACACCCACATGCCATAGCTTCAAGCAACGCTGTAGGTACAGGAGATATGGTAGACGTGTTTAAAAAGATTCTGCTCGTTTGGTAATTTTTGACAAGCTCCTCTGTATTTTTTGCTGGTTCAGATAGACCCGGAGTATCGCCCACAACAAATGTTGGCAATTTGTTAGCAACCCTCTGCCATATGTTAAAACCGCAGCACCAATCTCTGTTAATCCAATCGTTTACAACTGACAAGATATGATCTTCTCTTTCAACTTCTGCATCTGGTTTAAACAATTCACAATCTACACCATGATGGATTACTGCTGTGTCGCCATTATTTTGCCACTTCCATTTGTCGATACTAAACTCAGAGATGAAAACATTTATGTCTCCGCGCATATTCTGTAGTGATTGTAGAATTTCGGCTGACCAGTTGGGAACTGGCAGCGTATGTTCAAGACTAACAAGTGGTAGGTGTAAATTTTTTGAAAATTGGTTTGCTATTTGATACTGCCCAAACTTATTTTGAGACAATACTAGATCTAAATCAAGATGCAAAGGTATCTGATCTTCTTTTAGGTCTTTATTGAGTAATTGATAGTTTTCGGGAATTTTGGCATAAGATTCGTTCCAGTCTTTTATACCGTCTGCTCTATAAGAGTAGAAATTGTGCCCCGTTCTGCATAAAAGACTTTCGTATCTTTCGTGTGTAGGAAAGGTTAAAATGTTGAGCGGTTCAGATATACGTCTGACAGAGGCTCTCATTATTGATGATACTGGACTAGTTGGCATTTAACGCCTCTTTTATCAGGGTTCCTATTGCCTCATGAGAGTGGTTATACGCAGACTTCAACCCCTGACTCTTCATCTCTTTATACGGTTCTTTGTTTTCATCACGAGACATGTTATATATTCTTCTCATCTCTTTCATAAGCTTCAATATATCTATCGACACCCATCTTTCATAACCAGTATATAATTCTACAAATGTGTCAATCATTCCACTTACCGGCTCTACCCTGCCATCGACTAAAACGCCGCCACCATTATTTAAAAAGTCTGCCATTCCCCCGACGTTTGTACAAATGGGAGTTTTTCCAAATCCCATAGCATCAAAAGCTGGAATACACCACGCCTCTCCGTAACTAGGCATTACAAAACAATCGCATCCAGAATGAAGACGATACAGATCCTCTTGACTAAGAAAGTCGGTAATTATTAGATCTTCTTTGTAGTCGTCAAGTGATGGATATAGCTTTAAATCAGATTTTACCTGATCACAAAGTGATTTAACTTCTCCAGCACATTCATCTGGAGAAAGACCATACTTGTTTGTTTTTATAACCATCGATACTGGTTCGGTAGCATGAAACTCTAGATGAAACGCTTTGATCAAAGCCTCTAGATTTTTCCTTTTGTTTAGCTCTCCGATAAAATAAAAAATGAATGAGTCCTGTGAGTTTGGTAATTCAAACTTCTTATAGCCACGTTCAAATTTAGAAAAGTCTGTGGCGTGTGGGATAATTTTGATTGGTACATTAACCCCGCAATTCTGCGAAGAAGAAGCCATCTCGTTATTAATAACCCAAGCCTCGTCCATAAGGTTTATCTTTTCCACCCAAGGCGGTTTTACAAACAAGTCTGTTTCCGTAGCGTATAAGGCGATATTTTTTTCGAATCTTCCATTGTAATCCATCATATGGGGCAGAACATGCTGGATACATACGTCACAACCTCTACTATCTCTACCCTCTAGTTCAGTTAAACGTGCAGGAATTTCTGGATTTCTGACATTTAATTTAACCGGTCTTGGAACAACGTTTATTCCAACCGAGTCCATAGCAAGGATATAATCCGTAGCGGCATTGCCCCATCCGGTTCCATCTCTATAACATCCTATATATAATACTTTCATCTGCCAACCCTGTTATATCTTTGTGTTTCCCATTTGTTTCTATGATTACAGAGTTGTGCAGCCATATTGTAAGCCTTCTCTTTGTCAAAAGATTCATATTGAGGCTTAACAAATTGATAAGAATCTTCATTTACATAAGTATCTCCGGTTCCTTGTATGAACATCCCGTAATTTAAGTCTCGTATCATTCTAGCTTCCATATAACTGTTTAGTTTCTCTGGGTCGCCTAGAACATTGATAATTAACCATTGTACGTATTCTCGGGGGCTTAGGTTTTCGGGAACCTGCGTTAAGGGCTGGTGGATTACAGGTGGGGACAGCCATGTTTCCTCTGATGGGGGAACAATCACGCTATCAAAATAATCTTCCCACTTTTTAGCGGTGGCGTCCCATTGGTAATGTTTGTCAAAATTTGATTTGGTTTTATCTGATAATTTCTTTCTATCTTGTTCTGATAGATTAAAAAACTCGTTCATTTTAGCGGCGGTATAATCATTGTCTGGCACAGCCCTGTTGCACCCAGTTTCCAATTCTTGGTACACAGCCTTCACTTTTAGAGGAATCCCCTCCAGTTTACGCACCACGCTGGACATAGCGGAATAATCAATGCTCATAACCGGAATAGCACAAGCCGCAGCTTCTACTTGGGGTAAACCAAACCCCTCACTGTTTGCGTATTGGATATATAAGTCGAATGTATTTGTTATCTTGGAGAGATCTTGGTAAGATACCCCTTTTTGCACGTTGGACAATCCTGCGGCATATGAATTACAACGAACGCATTTGGCTCTAGCGTCCGAAAAGAACATCGGAAAAACATGTTCGCAGTGCTGACAAACATAAGTAAATATAACTTTGCTACTGAGTCCATACCTATTTATTAACTTTGGTATATCCCATCCCAAGTCTGGGTAACTGGTGTGGCAGTAAAGGTAAACGTCGGATCTACCAGAAACGTTTAAGAATTTTCTAAATGCCTCAAATAGATCTGGAAATAGTTTCCGTCTCTGGTTTCTCATTATTGTTCCCACAATTTGCATAGATGGATCAAAACCCATACTTATCTTGTGGTTAATTTTATTTTCCACCGGGGTATATGCGGCGTTGGCGGAAGGAGGGGCAGAACCCAGACATTTGATTACATTATTGCTTTCTCGTTTAAGTAGGTCTCGGCCCCAATCTGAATAGGCAAAAACTGCATCGGCATTAGAGAAGGTAGATAGCCACTGTTCGTTTTGTGGTTCAGCGTCTACTGTTGGCATAATTGCCCAATTGAAAAGTCTTCTAAATGGAGACCTTTCTTGGTAATCTATCATCCAAAAATCTCTGATATCAAAAACGATATCAGGAAGAAAATCTAGAAGGACATTTTCAAACTGCCATTCACCAAACTGATTTGTTGGAACAGAGTTGTATGTATCAACTTCCTGTTTGTTTGTTAAGTCTGGGAGATTACCATAAAAACCCCAAGGGATTTCTTTAGCTCTTGGGTCCGTATCGTCTCCATAACTAGCAAATTCAGCCAGATCATACTTTCCAGTATTAAAAAGCCTTCTCATTACTTCTCTACCGTAAGTTGCATATCCAGTATTAAGATATGTAGCTTCGCAACAAAGAAGAATCCTTTTTTTTCTATTCATTGGCATTTCGCAATGTTTGAATTATGCTTTGTAATTTTAAATCAACAACCCGTTTAGAACAGTGTAATTCTTCTGCGATTTCTTTGTTGGTGTGGTTTTGAAGTTTCAGTTGGAGAATAAATTTCTCGTTTGCTGTGAGATAGTCTGGGATAAATTCCATGATTTTATCTTTGTCAAAAAACTTTTGATCTCCAGCCGCAGAATCTAACAGATTGGTATCGTATATAATCTTTGGCTTTTTTCTTTTGGGGTCTTTTCTTTTGTAGTTTAGAAATGCATTTTTTATGCACAAAGTGGCAAAAGTGGAGAACTTAGATTTTGTTTCATCATATTTTCTTATGGCTTTCAATAGAGCTATTAGTCCAACCTGAATGAAATCTTCAAGGTTAGATTTATTGTCGTCACCTAAAAAAGAAAGAGCCTGAGAAACGACTAGTCCATAATGTTCATGAACCAGTTCGTTCTCAAGCCCTTCTCCGTTTTTTATTATCACTTCATCATTCATCTGTTGTGTCTGACACGGCATCTAGAACAGTTTCTTTTGAATCTTCTGTCTTGGTGGTGTCACCATAATTATTATTGAATAACTTAAATTCCTTAACACGGAATCTAATTTGGAACTTCTTGTTGCCCTCTTTATCTACCCAAGAATTATTGCGCGCAGAAGCAACTAAATCAACAATGTCACCCTTCTTGCAGTATTTATTTAATGTGGTGGCTCCTGAATCCCATGCTTCAAAATCGAGATAGCTTACTGTCTTCTTTTTGTCACCATTCTTTTCTCGTCTGTATTCACTCACTGCGAGAGTGAAAGTAAGAAGATCCGTGTTTTCTAGTTTAATAAGCTTAGGATCACCAGCAAGACGACCAATAAATCTACAGTAGTTAGAAATAGTATTCATATCAATCCTTCCAATAGAGTCCAGTTTTCTATATTATAGCTGTTTTATACAAAAATCGCACTAAATTTGAAAAACATCCTCCACGACCATGCCGTCGTGATCAGATTTTCGTGATGTGGCACACGATAATATCACAGTGTTTTCACCATATAAAATCCCCTTATATTTTTGCAATTGTTCTGGGAAGATAGTAACAGAATCTACGCTTCCCGTTTGGTCTTCGACACACAAAAACGCCATATCCTTACCCTTAGACTTACCCTTTTTAATCGTATACTTCCTGATGTCAGTTAGAGTAACGGCAAGTTTCATTTTTCCCTGTTTGCCGTCTAGAAACTCTTTGCAGGTAGTGTCTGCCATGCTAGTGTCGCATGATTCCACTTTGGAATAAGTTAGAGGTACTCCCAGATAGCCCTCCTCTGTTCTGGTTATCCATTCTGGATCGTCATCCAGAGGATACGATGGTGACTTTGTATGAAGAATTAGATCTTCAACTATTGCGCACCTGTTTACATTGGAAGTCCCGCCACCGTTTTTCTTAGTCGGGGCTAGTGCGGTTAAAGCTTCCAAGAGACTTGAATAATTTGACTGTTTATCAGAAACCCAAGATCGTTCTAACTTTGTTAATTTTTTCCAAGTGTCAAATTCGTCTAACATTTTGGTTCGACTGTTATTGGTATTTGGAACTATGCCTAAAGAGATCATAGCAACAACAATCGAAGAATTAGCATTCATGGAGAGGTTGACTAGAAACTCGTACCAAGACCAATCTTCTACCTTTTTGTTTAGCAGCTTTTCGGCCTTTTCGGATTCTTCTTTTAGCTTTATAATTTGTTTTGAGCCTATAGATTTAATGTTTTTAAACCCAAAATGGATTTTATCACCAATAATAACAGTGTCTTCGTTCATAGCTCCTAACGAAGGAGGCTGAATGAAAATGTCATTAACCTTCGCGTCAATTACCAGTTCCTTTACTTCCTGCTGTGGATCTTGTTTTCCGTCAGAGAAGTGCAAATACTGGGAATAGAACTCAAGTGGAAAATGTGCTTTAGCATAAGCAGACCAGTAAGCACAAATAGCATAAGAAACAGCATGGGACTTATTAAAAGCATAACGACTTGATTTTTCAATCCAGCCGAATATCTCCTCCGCTGTTTCTTTAGGAACAATATCTTCATTTTCTGATCCTTCAAGAAACCTCTTTTTAACTTCAATCATCAAGTCAGCCTTTTTCTTGCCGATTGCCTTCCTTAGATCGTCGGCTTCTTGCAAATTGAACCCTGCAATTCTTTGGGCAATTTCCATGGACTGTTCTTGGTATACCAAAACCCCCTGCGTTTTTTCCAAAATTGGCTCTAACGCATCGTGCAGATAAGTTACCTGCTCTTTGCCATGTTTGCGATCAACATAATGCTGCGTCATTGATTTGCCGTCAACAATTGCTTTGAGACACCCCGGACGTAGCAACGCAACCAAAGCGGCTAACTCTTCAAGATTTCTCGGTTTAAGCCTTTTTGCCCAAGATTTACCCAGACTACTCTCTAACTGAAAAACCCCCTTGGTTCTGCCCGCACAAATAAGATCCCAAGCCTGAGCATCTTCATATCCAATGTTGCTTACATCAAATTTCATAAATTTTTCCTACAGATGAATTCTACCGTCTGCAAACGCTTGTTCAAATTTAATCTTTGGGGACATTTTTCGATAGAGCTTCATAAAAGCTATTAGTAGATTTGCCGTATCTTTTACATCTTGTAGGGCGTCGTGAGCATTATCCTTTGGAACGCCCAACAAATCTCTCATCGAATCCATGCTGATAGATTTAACATCGGAATTATTTTCGAACCAAAGCCACACAGTTTCCATCAAGTCAATCTTATGAATTCTATTGAACAGAACCTGTTCCCCCCTCTTTTTATCAATAGGTCCATATTCAGAACACATTCTTTCAACTATGTGCATATCAAAGCCGTGAATATTATATCCGGCCATTACTGGCGCGTAGTAAGGAGTTTTCTTAAAGTTGTATTTATTTACAAAATTAGTAAATTTGTTCCATACGGTTTTAGGTAAGGGGGCTTTTGCTAAAAGCTTTCTTTCCTTTTTGGTCACCGCCAACGCCTCATCTTCTATAGGGTCTAAACCTGCGGCCACCGCCTTCTCATCATCCAAGATGGGGCGAATTTCGCTATTAAAGTAGCCACCCGGCTGCACGGTCAATTTTCTTCCGTGAATCGCCACGGCGGCAACTTGTGTGGGTTGAGTTTTGTGAGGGTTTCTGCTCCCGGTTTCAAAATCGACAACAATAATATCCCGGTAATTCATGGCGTTCCTTTATTTTTTGAGTTTATATTTGATTTCTAGAAATTTACTGATGGCCCTGTCAATATTATAATAAAATTTACTAAATTTGTATTTATGATTGTCAGAATGTACCTGATAAACATCCTCTCTTGGAACTATACGTTCTATACAACAAATGCATACATCGTCTACTTCTTCGTAATGTCCAAGCTCCAACTTGCGCCTTATTTTTTGTCTAACTGTCATTGGTTTGGTTCCAGTACACTTCTAATTCCCATGATTTTGTCCAATAGAGAAACTCCTAAAATATCGAATTTAACATGACCCATTGCTTCTAAATCGTTCATTTCCATCCCCGCTATCTTTTCAGACCCCTTTTTATCTCGTACCATGGGGCAGACTTTATCTAAACTATTAGATGAGATAACCACCCCAGCCGCATGCTTTCCTTGAGATTTAAATGTACCCTCAATTCTCATGGCCTGTTCAAACAGCTTTGAATAGTCCCCCTCCAAAGTTCCATCATCGTTTAGTCTACAATAATCTCTTAACGTGTCGGGCTGATTTGCTAAAGCCCATTCGATGACAGACTGTCCCCCCATGTCAGCTAGCTGGTCTGAGATTTCATGTTCATGAGGTAGACTTTTAGTGATCACGTTCATCTCATCGTATGAACACGCCTGATTCATTCTAAGCACTTCTTTTAGGGCGCTTCGACCCTGCAATCTTCCAAACGTAACCATTTGCCCGACCTTGTCTCTTCCATATTTTTCTCTGATATAGTCGATGGTTTCATCGCGCTTGGTGGCCGGTACATCTATATCAATATCGGGCAAAGAGATATGGTCTTCTGTGTTTCTTCCGGCGTTATAAAATCTTTCGAAAATTAAACCGTGTTCTATAGGATCAACCTGTGTAACGCCTATGAGATAAGAAACCAAACATCCTGCGGCAGACCCCCTCCCCGGACCCGGAAGCCAATCGTTTTCTTTTATATTTGCTACGATATCTCTAACGATTAAAAAATATCCAGATAGATTGGCATCACTGATTACCTCTAACTCTTTAGTGATTCTGTCCACATAAATATTTTCATTCGGACCAAGTTTGCTGGTGTTGCTTAACTTTGCCTTCCAGCCCTCTCTGCACAACTGTCTGAGATAGGTTTCTTCTTCCACGTCTTCTGGACACTTGAACTTTGGAAGAGTCGGAGATCCTAAGATGTCATATTCTTCACACATGTCTGCTATTTGCATTGAATTCTTTAGTTCAGATTCTGTATGCAACTTAGACATTTCTTCATATGTCGGGATATGAAAATTGTTCGACTTTAAAAATCCAGAAAATCCCACATCTTCATTGTTGTCCAACTTTCTCTTAATGTCTCTAAGAGGAGTTTTCATAGCAGAGCATAACAACAATAGGTGGTCGCTAGCATCTTCTTTGGTGGGATAGTGTGAATCTGCCGTTGCGACAGACGGGATAGAATACTTTTTAGAGACGTATCTTAACCCCTGAGCGACCAACTTTGCTGCCGGGGAAACTTCTTCGTCTATACATTGAATTTCGATAAGAAAATTCTCTTTGCCAAAAATGTCTTTATACAAATTTGCCTGACTAAGAACTTTTGACTCCCAATCTGGATTAATGTACCTTTTAACTTCTTCTTCTGTTGAGGCTTTGTATGCAGATTTAGGGTCTTCGAAAATACAATTCGCTAACTCACTACCAAGATGACCGCTAAATGCAATTAAGTCTCCGTTCGCGTGCTCTTTTAAAATATCAAGATCTAATCTAGGTTTAAAATAAAACAAATCCTCATCGTTACTTCGAGAAGTAATCTCGATTAGATTTTTCCAGCCATTAATGTTTTTTGCCAATACCACCAGATGGCTTAGAGATCTATTTGAAACATCTTTAACTGTTGCTGGCTGATCGCTGATATATAGCTCGCATCCCAATATAGGCTTTATGTTCTTGTCCTTCATTGCTTTTGTAAAGGCTACTGCTCCAGCTATCGTTCCATGATCTGTAACAGCACAAGAATTATATCCTAGCTCAGAACATCTTGAAGCGACTTGTTCGGGCTTTGAGAGTCCATCCAACAGGCTGTAGTGAGTATGCAAATGTAGAGGTGTCCAATTCATTATTCTATATTCCGTCTATTCGATTTCTGTGTTTAGCAATCTCGTATTGCATAAGAATTCCACCGCGCATGCCATCACTATCCTCTACGAAACTATGTGTTGACCTCTGAATTGCTAGACTGGGCACACAGATATAGAAATTATATTGTCTAGCCATCTTCGTTCCTAAAATCCAATCTATGGGACCGATTGGATCGTATGTTACGAGCTTCTCAATTATATTACGTTTGAGAATACATGCATGAAAACCCGCATGTCTCTGTGATTGCTCGATCTTGAACTTTTCATACATCTCATAATGCGGCGGGTTTCCACCGTGATACGAACCCAGCCACAAACCGTCCCATTCTTTGTATTCTATTTGTTGAAGATTTTCTACAAAATCATTGGTGAAGTAAGCGTCGTCTTCTAGAAAGAGCGCATTACTCACCCCTTCTTCCAGAACAATGTTCATCATTTCTTTATGACATTTCCATGCGTTGTACGCATTGGGACGGTTTACCCATGAATTATGACCAGATGTTAACGGTTTCTCGTTATTATCCACCTTGTCATAGACGTGTCCATCTAATGATTGCCCATCGCCAGCGATAAACTTGTGCATGGGTCTACCGAATATGCTCTTTACCTGTTCGTCCAATTCGGACCAGAGCTTCACCCTCTTATCTAAACACAAACAAATAATCTTATCTATATCTGATATGTTCATCTTATGTAGATCCCATCTCCCCAAGAATGATGCGCCATGTAAGTGTCTACTCTGTCAAATCCGTATCCCGATAAAAATTCGTCAATCTCGCTCGCTTTAGCTCCTCCTACATAAAGCTCCTCAAAGGCCAACTCTGTGTAGATAACTTTACAAGAACCTGACTCTAGATATTTTTTCATGCCTTCCAGAGCCTTCATTTCTGCACCCTGCAAATCCATATTCAGGAATTCAAAGTCTTTTGGATTGAATTCATGCCTCTTGAAGAGGGTGTCCAGTGTAATTGTGTTAACTTTAACCTGAGAAACTTCATCAATATGAGGGTAATATTCTTTGTGTTTTCCCAAAGAAAGAAGTGATGAACAGCCGCAGTTACCCTGTTCAGGAAAATTATGATAATTTTGACGATCATCAGGATAAATAATTTTAAAATCGACCGTGCTATCATCTACATCCGAAATAGCATAATCAAATACATTCTGAAAATTCTCGTCAAAATCATATAAATTTTTACGAATGATAGGTAGCAAGTCTGGATTTGCCTCAACCCAAATTACACGATCTATTTCGCAAGCTCTGTACTCATACCTTTCTTCTGCCTTACAGGCTCCTAAATGAATAGCCCCTTTAATGTTTAGGTTGTAACGACTAATTATGCTTGCTAATGATTCTATCATTTTACTGTGCCGCCCTTCCACCACCAGCCCCGTATGATCCTATTTTGTCAACATTGCCATATTCAAGAACCACTTTGTTTACCCCCTTTTTTCTCACTTCGTCTCTAATATGTTGACACATGCTTTTTTTAGCACCGGATTTGTACGGGGCGCTGAATTTGCATAATTTTTGACATTTCCAGTGGGTGTTTTCATTTGAAAGGAGTTTAGGATGACTCACATCACGGATATATTTGAACTTTCGTTTTAATATATTCTCTGCTTTTTTGTAATCAGTGTCATCAAAACACATCGAAAACAATCCGCCATCATTTATGTAAAATATACTTACTGAAAAATCGTAGTCTGGGTACAGATTTTTTAGGGCGTAGTAGTATAAAAGAAGCTGGGTGTCTTTTTGTAGACTCTCAAGGGTTTTCTCCTCCCCCGTGGCCCAGTTCAGCCTTCTGCCAGTTTTGTAGTCGATCAACTCGTAGTAATTCTCTTCGTGTTTCACGATTAAGTCAACAGTCCCTTTGATCGCCAAGTTTCCTTTTATGATTTTTCCGCCGATATCGTAAGAAAATTTGGCCCAAGGCTTATCAATTTCTATATCAAAAAACTTCTCGGTTGCAAACACGTTTTGATTTCTAGGATCTAGGAGTCCATTATTATAACTAATGGCCTTTTCCACCCAGCCTGTACATTTCTTAAGTTCAGCCTTACTCAGATCCACATCTGGTTCTAAGTCGGTGTAATAATCAAACGCTTTTTCCGTAACTTTTGGAATATTGTCACATTCCTTGAGCGAAAATCTTCCTAACTCGCCATCCCCAAAGCTCTTATTTCCTCTCTGCATGCAAAGCTTTTTATCAGCCAATACCTGCAAAGCTTTATGGACGATGGTTCCCATAAGAGCTTTTTTATTTGTTTTATCCTTAAAAGCCAAATTATACTGTAGGAAGTATTTCTGCTCACAGAAATCCAAAGTACCCAAGCTACTACTTCTGTGATAACAAACTATCATTTAATTCATTTAACTCACTTATTTTAAGGTTGAAACAGTCCGCTTTTACTACAAAATTATTTGATGGATCTACGTCCCCTTTATTAAGAAAGGTTGCTTTGGAGAAATATTCATCTCTACCCATGACTCCTAAGATCCAAGCAGTTTTCCATTCATTGGGTTTACTTTTGTGCCATTCTATACGCACAAAAATGTAAGCATCGCATCTTTGGTGGTCGCTAGTTTTGGCTATTGAACACTCATAGAACGGCTTTGGTGGAGATGTGCAGCGTTTTGTTTTCACGTCGATCTTAAGGTCGCCCTTTATTATATCATAGTCGTATTTATCTACAATTTGCCCATTAATTAAATTGTTAACAACTTCTTCCCCCAGAAACCCCGCGATGTTTCCACGACCTCTAGTGATAGAATTATTAATTACACCCATAGATTTTGAGCGTTCTTTAGCCTTCTTAAGCATCTCCTTGGTAATTTCAACTTCAAACATTTAATTCTCTCCCGTATTCATCTTCCAATCTTACAATATCTTCTTCGGAACATTTTCCAAACTGCATCTCGTAAGCAACAATGTCATCGTTTCCATTATTTATCAGTTGATGAGATTCATTCGTCTTTATATGAAAATATGATCCGGGTCCAACCTTCCATACAGAGGCATTAAGTCTCATTGCACCCCTCCCAGACACCACATACCAAAATTCCTCTCGTTTGTGGTGAAGCTGGTATGATATTGACTGTCCGGGTTGCACAACAATTTTTTTAAAAACAACTTGGTCGTTTCTAAAATAATCCTTATAATATCCCCAAGGCTTACCTACTTGGTCACTTTTGCTTTCAGCCATCCCCACTCCTTTAGCGTGTTTAACAAGAGTTTATTAGATTCATCTATACTCATTGAAGAATTATCTATCACACAGTCGAAACCATCATATTCGTTAAGAGCAATTTCGCTAGCATGTTCATCTTCAAAGGGGTTTCTAGTTAGTCTGATGACTTTTCCACCCGCCTTTTGTAAAGCTTCTACTTCGTTTGGAAATCTACAATCAGCAACAATCGCTAACTCTGTACCACTTTTATGAATTCTATCAATACAAGCCGCCGTCCAAATATCTGGTTTAATGGTCCTACAAATATCTGTTCCAAATACTTGCATAAATTCTCTGGCTGTTAAATAACCTTCCTTATTCTTAACGCCCGGAATATGCTCCCACTTTATGTTAACAGGGGTGTTTTTGTCATCGTCGGACCCGTGACACTGTTCGTAATTTAGGCCAAAAAGACCGATGCATAGCGCTTTTAGTGGGTCTGCAAAACTAAAGGCTTTCACGAATGGCCAGATATTTTGACTAGCATACATGCTAAACTCGTAATCGGTTCTGAACACGTCAATAATTCCAACACCCTCCACCTCCTCCCCTTTCTCGTCCAAGGATGTGGTGTTTACAAGAATTTCCCCCCGGTCATTCATAAAAAATTTATCAATTATATCATGAAATTTCATTTGATATCCATGAAGAAAATTGGCGCATGTGGTTTTTCCACTTTGCTTAGATCCTGATATTCCCAAAATGTGCTGCATTATACTAATCCTTCTAATTGAGGTACAAGTTCTGAGTGAATTTGTTGTATTGTCATCTCTCCGACATCTTTGGTAGATATTTCCGGGTAAACTATGTGAAACAGCCTCTCACACTTTTTAGTAATAGATTCTTTGGCTTTCTGACCAGCGGAATCGTTATCGCTTAAAATCACTACGTTTAAGGCTCCAGAGGTTTCCAAAATTCTTGCCTGTGCATCGCTTAAGCTGGAACCAAACATCCCTACGCTGTTAGTGAGTCCCGCCTCGTGCAGCCTCCAGACATCTCCCTGTCCTTCGACTAGGATCACACTTCGAGTTTCTCTGATTTTATCTTTAGCCAACCAATACCCATAGAGCCACATGCCGGAATTAAAACTTTTGGAATTGATCCATTTTCTTCCATTACAATTTTCCTCCTGTGACCTACCAACACACCCCACCATAAATTGATAGTCATCATCATATACAGGAGCAACAACGCGATGTTTCATCTGCTTGGTGGTATCTGTACACACACCCACATCAAATTTTTCCAAAGTTTCTGTTTTGTACCCTCTATTAACATAATAGATGGCGGGTCTCTGTAGCATCTCTTTAACTTTTTGTCTTGGGATTCCACTAGTAGGACGGGGTTTTTCCTCATAAACATCCCTATAGATTTTTTCAAAATGATCTTTTGATAGTTTGCTTCCTTCTGTTTTAAGCTCCTGAGACGACGTATTAACAAATTCAATAGCAAATTCTACAGCGTCTTGAAAAGAAACGTCGTCTTCTTTTTGGGCGCTCAGAATACCTCTGATTAGCCCAATCGGACTGTGAACATATTTTTTTTCACACGAATGAGTCCAGCATCTCCAGCATCCAAAAAAAGAACCTCTTTTAGTAGTTATAGTAAACGCTTCTGGATTATCAGCCCCCTCATGTATAGGACAAGATGTAGTTAGACGATCATAGCTTTCTACATACCTTATTCCAAAATAATCCAAAAGATCTTTCATTTTACAAGCGAGCTTTTCTGATAAAATTGTCAATTCTTTTTGTGTAATCAAAATGGACTCTCCTCAACACTGCCGCTGTCTGTTAAAAATCCTTCTTTGTGCTGATTAACACCAGCAGCAACCTCTCTTCTTGTCTCTTTTTCTATGATCTCAGCAGTTGAACCATGCATAGCAATATTGATATAGTCGTATTCTTCGAGACCGGGTCCATGTCTAGATTCAATTGGAATTAATTTTCTGTTTCCACTTTCCCCTTGGTCTTCAGCTATTTCTTCATCCGACTTCCGCTTGAAAATTGAAAAACTACTGCACAGCCAAATCAATCTGTCGGACCCACTAACTACATCCGTAGATTCTTTGGTAATGCCGTCTCTGTTAAGCTGCACAAAAGAAAGGCATGGGCAATCATACTTAACGCAAAAGTTGTGAAGCTCTGTAATTTGAAATCCCAGAACCTGAAACTCCTGCATATTGTTATTAATTTTGTCAGAAGTCATCAACTTTAAATAATCATATATAATCATGCAGTCATTTACACGACCATTTTCATCATACCCAACATTTTTTATAATCCACCTTCTCATTATGGATAAGGTTTCTTCAAACGGCTTTCCCGCAATAGCTATGTAGCTCAGTGGGGCGTCTTTTAGTTTCTCTACTGCCTGACGAACCCTTTCTCTGGTTCCAGAGTTTTTAGCAAATGTACCTGCGGCTATATCATTAATATTAACGCCGCTATTTTTTGCTATCAATCTGTTCATATGATCTTCCTTGGACATTTCTGTATCAAGATACAATACAGGAATACCAAGCGTTCCGGCAATGTGCAATCCAACATTTCCAGCCAACATGCTCTTACCAACCTTTGGTCTAGCTGCGATAAGATCTACACACTTTCTTCTGAAGCCACCACCAATCGCTGCGTCATATTTAGCAAAACCACTACTTAGACCCAAAATGTCTGATGGGTTTTCCTCCAAATGACGAATGTAATCTTCTACCTCGTCACCTAAGACTAGAGGCTTTTCTTCTACAGAACCATTTAAAGATGACGAAAGTTCGAATATAGGGGCTTCAGCAACGTTGATGATTTCATCAACAGTTTCGTCTCCGGTTACATCTGATATATCGGTTATGATCTGTTTGGCTTGAACGCTTATCTGTCTAGCGATTTCTAATTTCTTCAGCTTTACAGCGTGATGTCTGACATTCTCTAAGCCAATGTCAACACTAGACATGGCCTTAATGTGACTGCCTGAAATTTGATTTTCAAACCACGAATCAAGTCCAAGGTCGTTAGCAGCACTCAGTATAGAGGGTAAATCAACGGTATCGCTATTATCTAGAACCTTTTTCACACACGCATATAAGATCTGGTTTTCTTCTAAGGTAAACGTATCAACAGTTATTATGTCGTCAATGTCAATGAAAGCATCTGAGCCGTGCTGTAGAATACCGGATAGTACGGCTCGTTCCGATGCCGAGTTGTTTATCGTTTTTGCCATTACTTTCTCGTTACGCAGTTATCACACCTGTAGAAATCGCCAACAACCAGCGTCTCGTTAACTATAGTTTCGCTTCCACATAGATGACACTTCACTTCAACCGTTTTTACAGGATTTCTTGTTCGGGGAGTGGGAGTATATTCGGGAGTCTCTATGTCCCTTGCTTCTTCCCTGTCGTCAACGAACTGATTCTCTTTAACAACGATAGATTCCATTCTTGCCAGTCTTTTTTTACCCTCTTGCGGATTGTCAGTTTTTGATGGCGCTATAAAAGAATCTCCCGTGTGGGATTCTGAACTGGCTACTTCATCTGCGACAACGGTTTCTTCCTCGACATCTTCCTCACTAGGTGGATCAACAACTTCACCAGTTAATTGCGCAAAACCTTTAGAAACCATCTCCATATTATTATTTGCAATCCCCTTCTTAATTACATCTAGTGGTGTCATGAATATGTTTTCCTTTTACTTAATTCCATTAATGAGTCTGCCATTTTTCTAATGTCTCTAGTTTTATCTGTAAGCCAAAGAACTCTGGCTTCAACGTGCAATTTAATCTCATTTACTTTTCTAGCGAAATCGTTTCCTGCTATGGCCTGTTGATACTTCTGTTCATATTTGGTATACTTTGTTCCATACTGATCTATTTCTTTAGCGAGAATTCTCCACAGGGCGTTATTACACCATTCTAGTTTTGCTAGATTTTTATTATATACCCTTTGTATGTGACTACAGTAAGCGTATAAAAGATAAGCTACTTCAGCGCATTGTTCAGCGGTCAGATTTGAAATCTGGTCTGCTTTTAGAGACAAAACAAGCTCTACTTCGGGATTGACCTTTTTGTCAACAATTCCCTCGGAAGAAATATATTTTTCTGTAGTTGCTAAGAATTTCTCTAAGGATTCATCAGCGTTCAAGAATTGCTCTTTTCCATTCATCTTCATCATCCGAATATTTAAAAATAACGATGGATAAACTATTTAATTCGCACCATCTGATTTTGTCTCTGTCTCTAGCTTTAGACTTAAAGAATCCGGCTTTGGTTTTATGGTAAAACGGATTAAACTCATAGTGTTGCATTCCATGGGCTTCAACGATTAAATCGTGTGAAGGTAGAAAAAAGTCTGCATACAGAGTGGATTTACGGGTCAACGTCTGACTTCCGGGCAGAGTGACCTCTTCCAGAATTATAGATCGTGGAAACAGTTCTCGCAACACCAATCTAGACGCCCCGTGTAGGTTGGATCTGGGGCGGGTGCTGTCTTTTTTTGGGATATAATTAGAAAGATCCCAGTTCCTTTTTCTGCCATCAAATCCAACGGCTTTCAAAACATAGACCCTATTTGCTTTTGCAGTATTTCTAATGTAATGGGGTAGTCGTTTAAAAATCTAACCACTTTATCCTGACCTTGGAATTGTAGAAATGATTTAACGGCCTTCTCATTTTCCATATCTATTTCGTTTTCTTCAAATAGATGTTTGATCTGATCTTTGTTTTCAATCAAGTAATTGCAGGTGAACCAAGCGCCCGCCTTGCCTATAAGATCCAGATCTACAGCCATGATGAACAATTCCTGAGTCATATCAATTCCATGACCGTATCTCAACCAACCTTGAGCTTCTCCACCGGGAAAACCGCCAGCCGCAGAGGTGAGAATCTTCCAGTTAATCATTTGGCCGATTTGCTTACCGCCAGATTCCCACGGCTTTATATACTTAATTTCCAGTATATTGTCTGTTTGATATTGAATACCTCTACCGCCGTCTGCAACCTTAGTTTTGCCAAAGCCAGAAGTGTTGGCGATTAGATGCGTTATCATGATTACTACTGCTCGCTGTTTTGGTACGATCCCGCCCAACTTCTTGGTCCAATTTTTTAGAAGCTTTGGGAGTGATGGTCTGAACTGAGCGTTCACATCGTCAATCAATTCTTTTTCTGGTATTAAGGAAGAGATTGAATCTATAATTAATACGCAATTTGGCGTCTGTTTAATGTAGGATTCTGCAATATTGAGATAATACTCTGCACTCATTGGCTCTTCATGAGTTCCTACAACTTTTATCCCGTCTCGATTTAGTCCATGAACGCCTTCAAGATTCATAGCCTTTAGCCTACCTTCTGCGTTAAGGTAGATAATAGGTCTGCTACCATACTCTTTCTTTTGGCAGGTGGCGGCAAATTGTAATGCGGTAGTGGTTTTTCCACTTTTAGGGTCGCCGGTTAGAGTCACCCAACTCCCCTCTTTAATTCCGCCCCCCAAAGCTAGATCCAGTGCGGGGCTAAGCGGAATAGTTTTGAAGTTCTTAATTTCTTCAAATACGTCAGACCCACTCCTAACCACCTCTCCGTATTTCTTAATGATCTCTTTGGTTGTAGGGTCTTCAAGAAAAGTTTGTTTAGCCATCTAGTCCTCTTATCTTTTGAGTTAGTCCTTTTTTTCCATAAGGCTTCATCGGCCTTTTATCGGTATTGTCTTCGTACTTGCCATCCTTCTTTGGTTGATTGTCTATCCTTTTTTGCTCTTGAACAATCAATCCCTCCAAAGACTTTACCCTAAGAGAGTAGATACTTCTCCCTCTATCGGATTTTAATGCTCCTATGATGGCTTTGTCAGTATATTTTTTTAGGAGTTGGTAAGCTTTGGTAACTTGGCTTTTAAACTTGGACTGCCATTTTTTAGTGTTCCATAGCTTATATCCGGGTCTGCCTTCGTTAAATCTTTCAGCCTCACGAAGACAAACCATTTCAGCAATATACTGAGCAGCGTTACAAGGTTGACCAGTGGTAACGTGCTTGTAGTTTTTATCAGTCACTCAAAATACCTTTTTTAGCAATCAATGATTCTTCTGATTCAATGGGGTCTCTTAACTCAACAGTCTCTGGAACAAGTTCGGGAAGTCGCCACTTTCTTACTTGCAGAGTATCACCGTTTAGGGTTCCTATAATAAAAGAGTGTACGGTTTCGTCCCCGAACAAAAAGGCTCCCGCTCCCTTGCAAAAGAAATATCCGTCACAATTAGATTCTATAGATTTCACATTTCCTTTGTTCCTAATCTTCATATCCGTAATGTGTAAATCGTTTTCTTCACAATAAATTTTCAACCTTATCCATGCACTCTCTGGATAGACATTGGGTCTATAATCATCCTGATACACAGATTCTCCATTTGACAAAGTAACCATCCATATAGGATTAGAATCTGCATAAACGCTAACGTACTCATTTAGCTCTTTTGATACAAGATCATTACTCATCATTCTTAGGGGTCCAAATGTGTCCGGTTCTGTCTATTTCGCTTGTTGTTTTTGTTGCGTCGGATAGTTCGGAAGCTGCTGGAGTCATAACGGAGACACCCTTTTTCCCCGTTGCGGTATTTGTTCCCATTAAGTTTCCAACAGTATGACCGTCTATTTTTTTTGAACCTTCTTCTTTTGTAGATGTCTTTAAATAGTTCTTGATAACTTTTTCAGACCTATTCAAATCTTCTGCAAACTCTTTTAAAGAAGCCTCGTTGTTATCCAGATAGAACTTCTCTGCCTTATTGAGGGGACCACTTTTTTTAGACATTTGTTATGTAACTCCTTTCGGCTCTCGTAAACGAGTTCTTGCTTTTTGTTTTTAAATAGTGAGAATAAAAATCGAAGGTTTCTTTTGTAACTAGCTTAAATGAAAAGAACGCAGACATGGATCGCTCTTTTCCACTATCAATACCTGTAGGGTCAAACATTCTATTGTTTAAAAACTTAATAAAGTATAGTGTTTTATTCGGATATTCCTTAATTTTTGCACAGCATTTCTGATCCTGTTCGTTGATTAGTTCACCATTCTTATCCAGATGCGTTACAGCTTCCATCATTATCCCCTAAGAAATATAAAGATGTGTTACTCCGCCTTCGTTGTAGTCCATATCTTTAATCGATCTTTCGACACATGGACGTATGCGATATTCGCCTTCTAACACGGTTACCCAGCTTTCGCCACCGCAATCATCGACAGAGCAATGAGCTATGATTTTTTCAATTTTATCCGACTCATGAGATTTTGCCATCTCAACCAATTCTGCTCCGCAATCGGCGCATTTTATAAATTTTATTAAACCGTCGTCCATTATTGCTTTCCGGTCCTGACGTATCGGTGTTTTTGACCATCACTCATATTATTGATGTCGGAAGAGGTTGCGCCCCCAGATTTATGATACCAAACTTCCTCCTTTTTGTCAACCTTTTTATCCTGACCGCCTCTCTTTTTTGCGTTCTGCTCTCCCAATTGTCCCAGAGTAGTCGCCTCTCCGTGAACAAAACCGCTAGTTCTCTCTATGACTCTTTGCAATTTGTGCTTCTTACATTCCGGGCATTTTTTTCGAGTTTTATACTCTCTCATCGGAATAACTTCGGAAAACCTGTGATCACAAGCATTGCATTTATATGCGTATTCTGGCATTTTACCGTCCTAAATAATACAATAAACAAAACTGTAATATTGACAATGTAATTGTAACAATCCAAGCATAACGTTTTTTCCAGTGGTATAAGAATATCAAAGCGCCTAAAGACGTGACTGTTCCCGCCATCTTGATGCCCATAAAAAGAGCCACATCGCCTTGATCTAATTCTATAAGATATCTACCAATGGGATTTTCTTCGATTTGAGCTATGATATGTTGATTCTTAATACACCAATACAAATCTACCGAAGAAATCAAACCTATAGACAGCCACAAAAGAGCAAAATAATACTTATGGTATTCCTTTGGTATTATGGGAGCTATATGAAATTTACTCATCTTCCAGTCGATCCAAAACTTTAGCTATAATTTTATTCCTGATTATATCGCATCTTTCTAATTCTACAAGCCCTACGCCTTTGAGATTGTCCAATCTGTCTAAACACTCTTCCAGCCCCCCTTTAAGGTTTTGTGGAAGATCAGACTGTTCTATGTCGCCATTTATTACGCATTTAGATTGAGACCCCATCCTCGTAATCAACATCTTTATTTGTTCATACGTAGCGTTTTGTGCCTCATCTAGTATTATAAACGAATTATGGAAATTTCTCCCACGCATATACTCAAGTGGGCAAATTTCTACATGCTTTTCCTTGATAAGTCTTTCTGTAACCTGTGTTGACAAGTACATATTCATTTCTTCAAAAATAGGAACGAGATATGGATGTATCTTGTCTTGAAAAGTTCCCGGTAGAAATCCCAACCCCTTACCCGATTCTACTACTGGTCTGGTAACTATTATTCTGTCTATTTTACCCTCCAGTATCTGCCCACAGGCCACTCCCACAGCTATGGTAGTTTTACCAGTTCCCGCTGGACCTATACATATTGTTATATCAGAATCAATCATTTCTCTGATATATTTTGCTTGATTTTCTGTTTTTGGTTTAAGTTTTCTACCAGCGCGTTTTTTTCTTTGCATATGTTATTTACCTGATGAACCAAAACCGCCACTGCCTCTATCGGTTTCATTCAGGTCTACAACTTCCCGCAAATAAAAATTATCTACTTTTTGAATTAAAATTTGGGCTATCCTGTCCCCTGAATTAATCGTATAGGGACGGTCGTTACTGTTATATAAACAAACCTTAATTTCTCCTCTGTATCCAGAGTCCACAACTCCAGCAAATCTATGGATGCCTTTTACACCCATAGAAGATCTATCCCAAATAAGACCAGCATGGTTTCTTGGTAAAGCCATGGCTATTCCAGTTGGGATCAATTTAGATTCTTTAGGATTTAAAATTATCTCCTTTTCGGTACAAACATACAAGTCAAAACCGGCGTCTGTTAAATTCGCTTTAGTGGGAATGGTTGCGTTTTGTTTTAGTCTTTGAACTTCAATCCCCCCCACCTCTGCTGAAATTGCCATCCGTTATCGCTCCTTGCTTAAGTTTAGATTATATTTCACACTTTCCTCCAGCACATGCTATCTCATGTTCTGGCACTACATTATCTTCTTCCTCTATGCATTCGGTATAATCTACAGAAGAATAGGAGCGTTTAACGTCAACCCATTCTTTCCAATTGTAGACATCCTTCATGCAGTAAGTGAGACTTTTAATATCACCATCCATATACTTATCAGCAAATCTTTGACATCTATCGGCCCAATCCTTCTTGCCGTTACCTTTAACCTTTTGACCAAGACCCAGCAAGGCATCGCAAGCAGCCCACAGATTGTCTTCCCATAAGTTCAACGCAACTTCAATTAACCCACTAACAAATACGGCTCCGTCTCCATAATGAGACACCATTTCGCTAGGTAAGTAAATAGTGGTGAAAGGAGCTTGGGGATAGTCTTTATCCCCGCTCACTGGAAGAAGTGAAACTCCACAGAAGTATCTACGATTCTTGTAGATGAATTTTTCTACTTCGTCCCACTCTTCTGGTTTAACATTAATAGTGTTTGATACATTATGCTGTAAATACGATTGAACACAAAGAGAGTCGGTTTTTCCTACCATAACCCAATTTTGCTGGGTGCTCTTAACATAATTTAGAAGACCGATGGCGCTGATCTTGTTCTTTAATTTGGACCCGTCTGGAACCTCTATACAGAAGGATATCACATCATCAGAGTCATTAGCGGACCAGACTGATTCCTCACAGGCTCTAGGATTTGTCTTTCTGAAATGCTGGTAGATGTTTTCCATTTTATTAGCTTGCACACGTCTAATGTACCGCTTGGCGTGGTGTGGATGAATGCCGGAACTAGTACCAAGAATGCATGAAGCCGTACCTTCTGGCTTGATACATGTTGCCCTAGCGGCTTGATTGATACCAATAATTTTAGCTATTTCTTTGTTCGCTTTCTTGACCTCTCTCGCTCCTTCTTTTTGTATATCTGGGTCAAGACAAATTTTATGTTGTTCCATTATGCCGGTCATTGAAACCCCAAGCAGAGCTTCACGCTTAAGGATCTTCTCTGTGATTTCTCCTAGATATGGCATGGATGTAAAGCCAGCTTGTAAAGTTCCTATTATGGATGCGGCTCTACAAGACTCTAGAAACTCTTTCTTAGTCTTGATCTTGGCGCAATTGATTGTGCTAAGATTACAAGCTTGCCAGCCCGTTTCTCCGGTTTCGTCGTCGATTGGATAAAGTCCAATTTCAACACAAGGATTGACAACAAATTCTGTAGAGTCTGCCCATACAAAACCCGGCTCTCCAAACTCCTTCACTGACTGCATCAAAGAAGAAAATTGTTCAGGAGTCGTTGAATCCCGTAGTAAAAGAGCAGAATTATTAGACCTGCCACGTTGAGGATTATCGTGAAACCAATTACCAGTCTTTGCCATTGCCATATCTTCATCGTCTGGCGAAAAAACACAAATCGTAGCACTTCTGCGTACACCGCCAGAAATAACAGCGTCAGCAGCATGCATAACAACATCGTAGACATGAATTGGCTCCAATTTCTTTACACTGAATAACGCCTCTTTTATAGCCTTGTCTAAAACCTTTTTGATATTAGTAAGGGCTTTTTTAAGAGGCTCTGGACCGGGAGCTTTTCCTGAACTGGAGCTAAGATAAGATCCGGCAGGTCTGATTTCAGAAAAATCAAAGTTTACATTCTTCCCTTCGTATTCAGGAAACAGGCCACTATCCACAAAATAGCTGCTGACTAAAACTCCAACTGCGTCAGACCATCCCTCAATAGTATCTGGTATTGTGTATTTTTTTGTGCCTTCTTTTTTAAGAATGATATCCGGTAATTTTTTTACGTGGTGTTTTTGAACCGAAAAGCCCACCCCGCAGCCACACAATAAAAGATACATGCATTCCTGAAAAAATCGTGGTCTATCGGAAAACGATGCAATGCAATTATATACTCTAGCGTTATGCTTAACTATTGGAGAGCCTCCAAACTGTAAGGCTCTTTGTGATCCTAGAACTCTCTTTTTATACATCATATCATATGCCCATTCGATTTCCCCATTTGCTTCTGGGTACTGAGCATACATCATGTTTTTAACTCTGTCTACTGACTCTTTCCAAGTCTCTCTTCTTTTTTTCTCTGGAATCCACCTTGCGTATTTACCGACAAAGGTGTAATTTTGCAATTCCGTTAGCGACATTATCTTTCCCTACCGTACTTTTTCTTAGTTGCGTGACCGTCCATTACCATTCTTTCAGATATGTCTTCTCCGTCGACAAAAACATATCCTAAAACTCTATTGAAGGTAAACACATCTTTTATTTCTCCGTCTTCGTCTGCTGGAATGAAAAGAACAACATCCTTGTTAAACTTTTTTCTTCCGTAGTATAAAACTCTTTTCCCCAACAGATCTTCTATGTGGTGCTTGGCCGCTAAACCCTTCTCTTTTTCTTCTAGGTCTCCAGTTCGAGTTTCCGCACACCAGCAGTCCTTTAATCTCACTCTAATTGTTTTTTCTATTTTTAGATCTATCGTATCACCATCTACAACATTTACTACTTTTGCGTCTGTAACGATGCCTTTGGGTGGTTCTTGCATGATTGTAACCGTATATGAATTGTTGAGTCTGATTCTTCATTTTCATATCCTGTGATTAACGAGCCATCCCATTTGGTCCTGACATAATCTAGCAACTCATCTCTGTTGTAATAGTGTAGATTCGGATCTCTGTATTGAGTTTCTGTGGTATCATCTAGGAAATTAAACGCGACATGTTTATTCGCTAGCTCACACAGATTTTCGATCCCTCTCCTTATGTGAGAGTTGTTATCGTCCACTTTTATGGTAAAAGTTCCGCTAGCAAAAACATAGTCCCACGAGGTTGGAAGTCCTGACACTCCGAATTCAGCCAGTCGAGACAGACTTCCGTTTAAGAAAGTTCCATCTGGATTTTTTCTGCAAGCTTCTCTGATCATCATAGTGTTAATATCTATTCCAGTGTAAGAAACATCGGAATACTTTTGCAAGTAGCCCAAAAAATCTCCAACACCACATCCCACGTCAAGTACAGAACAACCATCTAGGTCATGGTCTAGAACCAATTGGCTCCATCTGTTTTCTTGAGTGTCTTTACTGGCCCAGCCTACAAATCTGCTATCTGATGAATCTGTAAGTATCAGATGTTTTCCGTAGTACTTTAATATCCTTTGGTAGTCTTCTATCATGGTACGCAAAAAGGTTCGCAGATTTCTGCGAACCTTGTTAATCTTTACACTATAGTTTGTTTGATAAGCATGATGTTATTCCTTCGTTTGTATATGATTATACACGAAAGCGGATCAATTCACTTTTAATTTTCTAGTTCTTGACCATATCATTTAGGAAGGCAGATGTGGGTCAAGATAGGTAATTACAAGACCATTTTCGAGCAGATGGTTGTACACAATTTTGTCTTCTTCTGTTTCCCCGTGAGCTTTGGAACCTTTTGGGACGTACCACTCACGAACCCCCGTTTGCCACAAAAGTTTTGCACAAGTGGAGCAAGGCAGGTGTGTAATGTAAGCTTTGTAGCAGTCAATCTGTTTAACGACTAAATTGCTTACCGCGTTGGCTTCTGCATGTACTATGAACGGATACTTGTCAGGTCTGGTGGTGGGGAGATCGTCTTCTTTTACCGAAGAACAAAACCCATTATACCCAACCCCAACGATTATATTGGGGTTGCCAACTATCACACATCCAACTTTGGTTTCTGAATCATGACTGCGTATAGACGCATAATGCGCCATACCCATAAAGTACTCATCCCACGTTGGTCGATTCGTAACCACGTTTTTGATTCCTTGTTCTTCTTTCCCTTTTTAGCTTCTTCTTGTCTCTTTTACTTTTACGTCTTACTGTTTTACCCATTTTAAAAAGCTCTAATAAAATTGTTCGCTGTAACTGTTTTCATTTGATTGAAGGAAAGTGGTTCAGATAAAATACATAGATCGTAGTCTCCGGTAGTTTCTTTAACCTGCTTTGGGGTTAAGGTCTCGTATTTTCCACGAAACCCCATACACCGCACGGCGTATTTCATGATCTCTTCTTGATTGTTAGAAATTTCTAGGATTCTGTCAAGATGAGAAACCAGAACCCCCTCTTTGTCGAAAAATTTTTTCAGATATACACATTTGTATAATACATTTTTCTCGTGTCTTTTATCCACATAACCAACAAAACTAATTATGCGAGACAGCGGCTTTTTCCAATCTCCTAGATCCTTGCTCACGTCTAATCCTCCAAAATTTCTAAACCATGGACACAGTGTCTAATATCGTCGCTTAACTGAATTTCTTTTTCGAATTCGTTTGTCTTTATATTATACACCAAAATTCTGGCTGGAGAAGAACCCACGAGGACCGTGTCTCCAGAGCGGGCCAGACCCCTATTCCAGTTATTAGTGGCAATGTCGTCAAGATGATAAACAGCTTTTTTCATTCTCGGAAGCTTTATAAATTGAAAGATATTTCCATCTTTATCTTTAGAAATTCCCAAACAACTCCAGCTAGTGAGATTCGCCAACACCATATCATCATATTTATAAAAGTTGTGAATAAAACTCTTGCTTCTGTTCGGCATCATTGGCATAGCTCCGACCGCGTTCATAGTTTCAAAATCATACAAACAGCTAATCAAACCAGAAAAAACCAATCTTCCGCTATGTGAACAGATGGAGTTTATGTGATAATTATCATCTACTGGAGCACCACCGGGTTCTATCTCTCTTAATCCGGTCAAAACTTTATGATCTTGCATGCTCTCACCCAAGACCTCCCAAAATCCCTTGAGATTAAAATCTAAATCCAAACATGCAATAGCATCATACGAAGTTGAAGTCGCCCATATTTGATCTCTAAAAACACAGATTTCATGTATAGATCTTAAAACCGACTCGTCTTTATGACTGCGTTTTATTTCAAACGTTTGTCTATCTAGCTCCAAAAATCCGGTAGAGTTTGAGACAATTATCCTGTCGTCTAAGACGGCTATGCCTCTAAGACCCCGTTCGCCCCCTCTTTCATTTTCGTTGGTAAAATCTTCGTCGTATTCCATATAGTGAAGAATTTCTTCAGTATCAGTGTCTATGACATAGAATCCACCATGTATATCGCCGGGCTTTGCGGCTCTCACCACTGTGGTGCATACAATTTTCATAATACCTTTTTCATCCCGTTATCTATTTTTATAAATCCAAACTGGTTATAAAAGGGTATATTCTTGTCAGAGCAATTCAAAATGACTTTGTAACACTTTTGCTGTTTTGCAGTCTTGATAAGACTCTTGATAAGCAAGCTTCCTATTCCAGCCCCTCTATGAGATCTTAAAACAACCACATCTTCAATGTGACCCGCAAACTTGCCGCTAATTTTTTGTTCAGTTAAAAGAGAAGCAGTTCCTACAATGTGTGAGCCAGAACTAGCTACGACTATATGATAGCTATCATTATCAATAAAGTCATTCCATAGTTTGTCAAAGTTTTTATCTATTTTGTCTTCGTACCATTCTGTCAAATCCACATTTAACGAAGGAGATAATTCATTAAGTAATTTGAAGTAATGGATGTCAAGATCGGGTCTTTGTAAATTTCTAATCTTCATGGAATGTTACCATGAATTCTTGAAACGGTTTAGAAATGTGTTTGAAATCAAACTGTTTATAATCAATTGTTTTACCCTTCAAATATCTTTCGTTAATGTCCTCGTCAGTTATTCCCGGTTCAATTTCATCCTCTTTGACTCCCTTGTCATGTATACGATTTATACTGTTATGTATGACCATGCTGTATTCTGGACAGGACATTAAGTAAGGAACCTTTTTTGATAAATTCCCTTCATATAACATTTTTTGTAGAGTCACTTCGAAATCTGCTTTGCCATAAATTGGAGTCGATGACTCTAGGACATCTTTCAAAACAGAGCTTCTGTATATATGTCCATTTGTAGAAAAAGGAATTGCAAAGTTTGTGTATGGCTCAATTAACGTAGCATCCCACGCCAAAAATTTGTCCAGAACAAACTCGCCCTCAGATGGAATGTCAGCAAAATAGTCTTCGTTCTCGTATGGGTTCTGTATTACGGTATTATTTCCCAATCTCAAGGAGAGGGTACACGGGTTGTATTTGGAAAATAATTCGAAAACGATCCGGTAAGATAGATCATTGGAAAACAAAACATTTTGGTCGTTAAAGATACATGTTAACAATCTAGCGTTTTTTAGGTAGAAGAGCAGATCGTCACTAAGATTTGTAGACTCTCTTTCGGCCCATCTTACGGGGTATTTATGACTGTATCTATGTTTTTGATAAAATCTTTGTTGGGCTACCATGTAACCCTTTTGTAGCTCTGGACTGGAGTATTTATAAAGAACAGTAATGTCAAAAAGGTTTCTTCCATTTTGATACAGACTGTCTAGTAGTAGGTTTAGTTGGGCTGGCTTGTCTTCTGAGACGATAACTGTGCTAATCATATCAGACGATTTCACCATTAGGTAGTTCGCTCTTGCGTGTTTTCATGACAGAGCTTCGTGTTTGTTCAACCCAATCTATCGTCTGCTTTAAACCATCTTCTATAGAAGTTTTAGCCTCGAATCCAAGTTTCTGTTTGCATTGAGAAACGTCTAGATATTTTCTTGGTTGTCCTTCGGGTGGCTGGTCATGCCACACCAGTTTTCCTTCATAGTTCATTATCTCGCATACTTTTGTAATCAAATCTCTGATATTAACTTCAACCCCGTTTCCTACATTAATTATGTCTGATCCATGAAATCCTTCCATAGCAAAAATTATACTTTCAACAGCATCGTCAACATATAAAAATTCTCTACTCGTTTGATCATGATTCCATACGGGAAATTCTTTTGTACCTTCTTGAATATTATACTTAACTCTAGTGATAATATCTGGAATTATACGATTCCATCTGGGATCAATTTTATCTTCGGGACCATATATTGTTGGAAATATCAGTGACGTAGCACTGAACCCGAACTGTTTACCGTAAGCTGCTACAAGCTCCATTAGGGAGCGCTTCGCCACACCATAGGACCATAGAAACGGATCTGGAGGACCGTTCCATAAATCCGTTTCCTTAAAAGGAATGGGACATGTGTCTGGATAACTAATTATGGGGGCAGACATAATAAATTTAAGGCAATTGTAATGTCTTGCCTCTTCTATTACTTTAAGTCCCATATTCAAATTTTCATATATGAATCCGCCGGGATAACGAGCGGAGGCTTCAAAACCACCAGTCCTTGCGGCTAGGTGAATTACTATCTCTGGCTGTATACGCTGAAACAACCATCCGACAGTAGACTCCTCCCCCAAATCAGTGCCGCTTCTAGTACCACCCACAGCGAAGACATGTTCATATCCCCTGTGTTTTAGAACATTGTAGAGACGGGTTCCCAAAAAGCCCTTGCCGCCCGTTATAAGAATCCTGTGGTGCTTTTGAATTTCCATTATAGCTCTTCTAAGAAAGTTACCAATTCTTCTGGTGGCATATTGTTAGCCTTCTTTTTGACGTTATGTTCTTCATCCATGATAACCACCGTGGGATATCTCTCTATTTGGAATTCTGATATCAAGTGCTGGTTTTCTGGATTGTCTAGAAAAAGAAAATGCGGTTTTCCACCGTAATAAGCTTTGGACGCCTTGACAACTTTGCCATCTGTCCAAACCTGATCCTTCATTTGTTTACAGTGTGGACACCAGTTAGTAACAAAAACTACTATTTGATGTTTTTTCTTTTTACAGCCTGACCCAAACAGTTTGTCAAACATATCCAACCTATTTCAAAAGAGTTGGGAACCTAATACTATCTTTGGTTGTTATAGATTTTCCATCGGTTTTAGACGGAGTGCCACCTTCAGTTGGTAGCGATACAATGTCCTTTAGGGAAGGAACATCTGTGGTCGTATCTATAGCCCACAAGATAGACTCTTTTTTTGCCCACGTTCTCATACGTCGAACTGGGACAATAAAGTTAAAGGTTTCTCCAGCACCTCTTACAAGCATTCCTACATATTGGCCAGCCTTATCTCCAGACCTCTCACTTAGAAAGACACCGCCACCGCTTGAACCGGGAAATGCCGTCACGGTGGTCTGATCGAAGACAACGCCGTCTCCTGAGCCTAAATCAAGAACTCTACCGACTTGAGAACAAATACCTCGCGTCATCGAATTACTTCCGACTTGGCCTAGTAATGAGCCTACATGATATAATTCAGTACCCACAGTGGTTGGAGTATTTTCTGCATAGAAGGTGGTGGTTTTAGTGATAAAGCCCTTCTTTCTCACCATAAGCAAGGCAAGATCTTCACCGTTTTCTGAATCACTGTATTTGATAACCTTGGCGTCCATTTTCAGTTCGCCAACACGCCTCCCATCTTCTATAAGCTCCTTAACAATCTGAGCGTCCTTGAATTCAACCACAGTTGTGGTCCGACCATCCTTTATCACCTTTCTAACGGATCTTAGATTGTCTACAACGTGTCCAGCAGTCCAGACGAAATTAATTTTTTCTACTCTGCCGGGTGAGACTAGAACATCTCTAGTAATCAGAACACCGGAGCCTTCCCCAAGGCCAGACTTTACTGTTACAGATACGTCCTGTAAGTGTTGGTAAAGCTGCTTGTCCGCTGAGAATGCGGAGGAGCCGAGGACAAAGAGTAATACAATAGTACCTAAGATCGCTTTTTTCATGGTTTCCTTCCTTAGTGTCATTGGGGAAAAAATAAGGGGTTTTTGTCCAGAACCCCTTAACTGGCGTTTATTTTACTAAACGGTTTCACCACCCTGCATTCTACGCTCTAGCTCACGCTGGGGCGAGTTTCCATCATTTTCCGCAACGCCGGGGGCAACCTGAACGTTGGGAGTAGAGATAGCACGCAGTTCATCTTCTGTAAATTCACTACCAAGGGCCGGATGCTTGATCCATTCGATGGTTGGAATATGACTAACATCATAGTTGGCAAAATGCTCTGCTGTCAGATAGTACGGGTTTTCATCATCGAAAACTGCATGAGCTTCGACAACAGGAACCCTGAATAATTCAACAGCCATAAGACGATAAGCCTCACGGAAAAGCTTCTTCATTTCTACAGCGGTAGAATCACTCCAGTCATTAGCCCAAGTGTTCTCGGAAAGCTGAGCAATGTCACTCATGCCCTGAAGGCATAGCTCAATCCATCTTCGGCAATAGTCATTCTTAACATCAAAATAACGAACTGGATAAATCTTGAAGGCTCTACGCTCGTGTGTAATATGGTGAGCTTCGAGTCTTTCCATGTTATCCGGCTTAGTGTTTGTGTCAATTAGATTGCACAGACGAACAAACATATTGTGATGATGCTTGACGGCAGATAGTGTCGGCGGGCCGGGAACGAAGCAGTCAGTACGTACACTGAAAGCCTGAAGATGTTCTCCAACCTTTTCAAACAGCCTAGCCATTGCCATGTTATAGGTTTCTTTGTTGTCTCCAACATTAGGAATGCCCCACTTGACCCCCTCAAACATGTAGGGAAGTATGGCGTCGTGAGTCGGAATTACCAAATTTTCGTTAGACATAGTAGATCACCCACTTTCTTTATTCGATATTAAATTTTTCTTTAAGTCTCTGACGTAATAGCGTATCAATTTGATTCATTGTCATAGTTTGGTCATTTTGATATTCGTTGACCAACTCTCCAAATATAGTCATGATTTGTTCAGCAGTAGCTTGTTTTCTGGTGCTGAACGGAACATTCAAAAATTGTGGTGGCAATCCATGCGCCGCAACAACTTGTTGGTAATGAGGTTCAACAACCGGAAGTCCTCCATAGGGAGCAAATCCGGGGTGAAGACCTCCTTGTTGTAAATCCTTGTCGATATCATTGGTTGTTTTGCCCTGCGGCAATGATTCTAGGGGCATTACATACTCGTTGTCGTGCGAATGTTTATGGTTATGAATATGTTCATGCTCATGTATATGTTTTTCGACCTCTGAACACCCAGAGGCGTCTCCATCTATATTATACCCCTCTTCTCGATCATTGTCAATTTCTTTTTCGTCTTCTTCTTCTTTTCTTCGTCTTCGTCTCCTATTTAGTAGGAATGGAACGCCATATTTAAGAGCAAGCATTCCTAAGCTTGCTCCACCGAGGGTAAAACTGACATTCTCAACCGTATTGCCATTTCCTCCAGTCACATCATCCATGTAATGTCCAGAGCCTTCTTTAAGATTTGATATCTCTCCATCTTTTTCTACAATAAATCCTAACAACTGGTCTATTCTAGATTTTAAAGTATCTTTTTGGCCTTCAACAGTTCCCAAAAGATCTCTCAACCCGTTTACCTCATTTTGAGAGTCCAATAGACTGCTGTTAGTTCCACTAAGCTCAGCCTTTAAGCTTTCAGACAAAGCCTCTAGATTTGTAAGCTTCTCTTTTAGCTCGGTAATCTTATCAAGGTACTCCTGACGCTCTTTGTCAAAATCAGGTGGGGGATCAACAGGATCGCCGGGATCAGGTCTTCCCGGCCAACCGTTAAATCCACCACCGTTGTCAGGAGGTTGAGGGTTTGGGTTTGGGTTTGGGTTCGGTGGTGGACAACGGTTAAATGGACACCACGGGAACAGACCATTACCTTCGTATAGCTCTCCAACTCTTATTCCACCGTAGTATCTTGCAGTATCTGCAATACCACCATCCTGAAACTTGAGTTCGGGGCAAAACATAAATTCACCCTTCTTGGTTCTCCTGAGACCACCATCTTTTGGTATGACAACATGGTCACTAATCTTGTGCCCACAGTGCGGACAAACCTGATTCAATCTTTCTTTTGCGGATTTTTTAGTCTCGTCTTTCTCATAAACAACATTATATGAAGCCTCTATAGGATGTCCCTGACCGTCACCTTCTATGATAGCATAAATCTGTTTTAGAGATAGGCCAGCACCATAATCTGTAGGACCATCGTCAGTCCAAGCACCGTCGCCAACTCTCCAAGCAAGAAGGATACCTATTCTGGTTTGTAGTTCTCCTTCGCTATCTTTAACATTAATAAGTACGCCGCTGCCAGATTGCCCACCGATAGGAGCGGCATTGAAACTAACAGTGGCTCCATGATTTCTAATAACCCTGCCCTTCCAAGAGCAAGCCCATTGTGCAGAGGGGCATCCGCCAGCTATAACAAGATCGTTGGCCTTTATCGGTGTTCCCTTTGGAGCTAGAGGAATAACTCTGGGAGGATAATGACCAAAATACTTTTTCTTAACTGATATAATAGACAGATCTAAAGCTGTTCCATCTTCATAAGCAGTATACTCTGTCTTAAAAGGAATCATTGCGGATTTATAGCCGTCTTGAAAGAACTCTACATGGCCTCTTCTGGCTCGACCTACAACGTGTCCGTTTGTTAGGATATAGTACTTGTCTTCATCTTCTTGGAAGACCGTGCCTGAACCTCTACCCTCACTGGTATTAACCCTACATACTCCTTCCAAAGCCTCGTCCATCGTAAGCGGTTTGGCAAAACCTAAAGCTGGGAAGAGCGTCATTATTGCCAAAACTACAACAGCTTGTATTAGTTTTTTCATGACCTTTACCAGTCCTTACTGATGGTGAATTGATACTTGAAAAGTGCTGACCTAGCTAAATCAGCGGGCGTAACAGCCGTGTCTGCTAAGTACGGCACTGGATCTACATACGCTTTGCGGTAAGCATAAGCGACAGCAGTGCTGCACACGAAGACATTTGTTGGTTCTTCATCCTTGATATTCTGTTTTGCTAACCTACAGAACGGTAAATAGTGCTTAGCTAATTTCATGAAGTTTTTCCAGCCATAGGGTAGGCCGGTAAGATCTAGCATAACATCCGAAACCGAATGAGCGACAGATTCACTAAAGATATCTATTTGCTCTTTTTCCTCATATGCAACCTTTATAGATCTTTGCTCTTCATTACTAGGCCAGCCGCTAAATTTATTGTGGTGCAATATATGAGCCGGTCTGAATACATCAATATTATCCGGGTGTGTTTCAACTTGACTCTTTAGAGAAACAGATCTAGCGCCTTTAAATTCTCTAAATTCTACACACTCCAAATTTCTTCCATCCCAATGGGCCATAGCCGCATGACTATGAACACCGCTCCCATATCTTTTTATCAACCAAGAAATTAGTCCCTCACCACGAAAGAGAAGCACGTCTGCCTCTTTGATGTACGTCTTGGCTTCGTGATAAGGAACTAAAATCATTACTATTTTTCTTCCAGCTTTTTGTCTATTCTATCTAATATGTCAGCAATTCTCCTTTGATCATTGACTATTTGCGTCATGATTTGCTGCATATCTTTTTGAACTTCTGCCCAGCTTCTGGGCACATAAACTAGCGGAGTCCCGTCTGAGTCTTGTCTGGATATAACTTTATAAGTATGTTGCATCCAGTCTCGCTCTTCATCCATAAGAACAGATTTTGGCGGAACAGATTTTAAAATTAGAATTTCAATGACCTTCCCTAAACCCATAACTATGGCAACTATAGCTGCCAACGCCGGAATCGAAAGAATGTCTACATCCATCAATTTATTCTCCAGAAAAGGGTCAGGGGGCCACGCTTGTGACCCCCATGACCACAAAAAAATTATGGATTAGCCACCAGTGACAGCACTGTAATCCATGAGGTTTTCAACTCCCGTGCCGTCGCCACTTACAGAAGCGCCGTCAAAGTTTACGAAGTTGATAAGTACTGCAAACTCGCCCGGAATAGCTCTGCTTGCTGCGGCAGCACTATCAGCAGATGCGCCTCCACCAACCGGATTGATATAGGTAGACTTCGTACCCTTGCCGGTTCTAGTGCCGCTAAGAGCGCCCGTACCGAATATATCAAGGATCGTGTCGGCCCAAGTACCATATTGGTAATTGCTTTCAGTACTATGAATGTTTCCAGCGGGACGACTTGTGCCATCGGAGCCGAGGACATTCAGAATATCTGCGGTAGCCGCCTTGCCACCAATAAGTGTTTGCACTCCGCGAGCCAAAAAGCCACTGTTGGCTTTTGTTCTTGAGACTGCATGACCGCTTGGGTTGTAAGCAAGGTCTTGACTTGAAACAGTTTTGTCTACCCAAGTCGAATCAAATACTAGTGAACCATAAGAATCAGCACCATCTACTAAGGAGATGATATCTTTGTTTGTCCACCTAGAACTAGAGATGGTTCCGCCATGTGCAATTACGCCACTGTCGGAATCTCCGCTAACTCCAGTTACAACGCCGCCTGTAGCCGTCTGTGTATGTGTGCTCGTAGCCATGATATTGCCTTTCTATAAGCAATGATCGATTCCTTTATTTCCTATTTATTGATAGTCCAGTCCTTGTATATTATACACCATAAAGAAATTATTCTGACACATACTCTTTTAGCTTTTCGAGAGCGGATATGATGTATCTTCTTGCAGTTTCCCTACTGTAGTTGTTTTTTTTGCCTATTTCTTCCATTGTGAGGTTGTCAAAAAACCTTTGTTTGATTACAGTTCTTAATCTAGGGTGTAACTTTTGTAAAAGATCCTTGATTTCTGCTATTTCTACATCATTGCAAACGCCGTAATTCTCTTGGTATTCGACAGATTTCTTATGTTTGTTGATGGAATAAAGCTGTTTTTTGCACTCCCAGTCTGCACGCTTATAAAGAAAAGAGGTGAACTTGCCACCCTTCTCGGGGTCAAAAGCTTTTAAAGCTTCCCAGAGCGCTATTAATTTGCATCTTTCTAGTTCGTCTGCTGGAATAGATTTGACATATCTAGAACATGCCTTGTTAAGAATATTGATATTGTTTCTGTCCTTAGAAGCTTCATCAAATTCTTTGTTTCCTATGGGGGTGAGCATATTTATCCTTCCTAAGACCTCCTTATAAGTCAAACCCTCTTTGTATTATAGATCCGCCAAACTTCTCTTTATCCGCTTCATACCCAAAAAGAGTTTCTAGGTAGTCTCCGTCATTTGCATCGTTTGTGCTGGCGTAATCTATTTCTCCTTCTGGACTTACATATATAGCCCAATACTTATCAGAAGAAATTATATTCTTAATAAGAGCGACGGCGTCCTCTACATCCTGAGTCATGTCATCGTCTTTAGCGGGTTTTTTCTTTTTGGTCTTTGAGAGATCACATATAGATTTCTCTAGCTTGTGTCTCACATTTTTAAAATCAAAAAGCTTGCCCACACCAACGAAAAATCTGTATCTGCTCAAGACCATCAAAAGTTCTATACCTCTGATTTTCTCGATTTTTTCTTGCACACTTTTGGTAATATCAAAATTTGTATGCCCAGTCCAGCAATCAAGCTGTTTAATGGGATTTGCTTTATCGTGAAGCTGAAAAATGCCAATCGGAGTGCTAACCAGTTTTGGAATTTTTTTCATCAAAGCCATGGCATCCGACGCTAACTCTTCATCCTCGTCGTCTATCTCTAACATTTCTGCTATTTCTTGCTCTATTAGATCGGCGTCCCATTTTTCCCACGCTATAACCTTTTTCATTATTAAGCCCTCTTGGGGGTAATCGAAGACGCATTATTCACTCGCTTCTTGTATGTTTCTAGCCACGTCTGTTGGTCTTACCACTAAATCATCACTATCTTCTTTTGTCTGATCAAGGGAAAATAAAGACAACGCCTCCTTGGCTCGCTCTTCTTCCCAATGTGCCAAATGCCTCAATATATCTATGTATAATTCTGAGCGGTCTTTATTGGAACATTCTTGCTGTAAAAATTTTAAAGTATCTTCTTGAAGAGATCCAATAGATACACTATGTAACAATTCGGCAAATCGCAAGTGGTCTCCGTCTCCAGAAGACCACTCGCAATCTACCCAAATCGTATTATCTTTATCAACAACGTAAGTTAAAGACGCAATGATACCCTCCATGGTATCCTCATCCTTTTTTTTGCGCCAAAAGGCTCTTGTAAACAAATTTAAAAATTTCATCCAATATCCTTAATACAGTTTAGGCAACTATCTGCATGCTCATAATCTTGAAGTGCATTAATTGCTTCTTCTACGATATTAGAATGATCTCCAATACCTATGAAATTTAGAGTATACAGTTGATACCTAACAAGAGCTTCCTCTCTCTTAGCTTCAAAATGTTTAATAACAGCCTTCTTAGCATCCATGTTTTTTCCTCACGTGGTTGTAAAAAAATTAAGCAGCCCTTAGACTATCGCCAACAATCCAAGCACCACCCAGAAGCACTACGTGGTTAACTTGCTCCGCTGATAGGCCAAGACCCAGACCGTCAAAAATGACGAAAGCAACGCCACCAATGGCGAGCCAAAATCTACGAGATCCAAAAAGTGATTGTATCTTGTTCAGCATCATCAGTCCTCCATCTAAAGTAAAGAAACAACAAAATAACACCAACTGGTGTTTGTTCACTCGTTCACTCAGCCCTTACATCCGCACACGCCGCCAGACAAACATACACAGTTATCACCACATGCACAGTCATCACAAACGCAAGCAGTCTTGTCCCCAGCGTGTGGGCAAACATGACTGTGTCCCAAAAGTGGACACCAGTGTAATGAATAACCAATTCCCACGCCGATTAAAAGGCATAGCCAATGATTCTTAATTAGATCTAGCATATTCATGCTCCTTCTGTAAAAATTTAAAACTTAATGGTATCTCATTGTGACACCACGACACGTTTTGGAACATAGGTTCCAAAGCATTTAAATCAATAACCTCTCCATCAAGATAACGTTTGTTCAAATCACTCTCAGTATGTGGGTTAATTTGTCCTGAAATCATTGGTGGATCTTGAACACAGTTGCAAGGAATGCTAAAAAGAACATTCTGTCTGTATGCCACCATATGATCTCCGAGACTGTTGGTTTCGTCAAAAACTTTTCCACCTCTCCTTGTTCTTCCAGCTAATATTCCCTCCCACTGTCTTAAATAATCAAACTCATACTTCGTAGTTAATTCCGCTAATTCGCCGCCCCTATAAATATGACCGTCTAACGAAATAGGATATCCGTAATTCAATTTTGAATCCCATTCTAGCCAATTCCATTTAACAAAATGAGGACTAACGACGGGGTTCTGTAAGTAGTATTTATATTTTGGTTGTAGGTAATCTTGTACTGCGGTGTTCAACCCCATGCGAAAAGAAAAACAAAACACGTCATCTTCAAATTGTTGTTCAATCAATCCTGCCCCACTAGGAAGCTTCTTATAAAAAATACAGTCGTCTACAATCCCGCAGATATAGCCAGCACTATAATCAATAATAGTTCCAATAAAGTCTTTTGTAAAGTCTTTTTCTCTTTGCCACTCGATATTTTCCAAAATTTTTTCTTCTTGTAGTTTTATATATCCAGCTTCATATTCGTCATTGGATGCAGTATATAGGATATGAATTTTTGTAAAGACATCGTTCGTATTTTGTTTGATACTTTCTAATAACAATCTAAGCTGACAAGCTCTGTCTTTTGACGGCACTAAAGCGTTTATCATTAATTTTCCGATTCAAAGTGATATTGAATTTCTTGATGACATCCTTTCACATTGGAAAAATCCATAGCGTCCAGATCTATGAATTGCCCAGATAAAAATAATCTGTTCAGTTCTCTTAATTCAACTCCATAAACCTCTCCAGCTTTATTCTTTGATGATCCAACAATGTTTATAGGGTCGTTTACAACAACGCTTTCATTAAGACAGGCCATAAAAGGGGGTGAAGTTTGTCGATTAAAACTATCGGATTTCTCAAAATTGTTGGGAGTATCAAAGTCGTATGTCATCATTTTCAAGATTCGTTTTGTTTTGTATATGTGACCATCAACAGAAAAGGGATAGCCAAAATTGGTATTGTTGGGAATTTTAGTCCAATCCCAGACTACATACTCGCCATTATTTACTATTATTTTTTCCTTGGGAAGAGGGCATATTGTTTGATTGTACTGACTTTGTACTGTTGTATTTGACCCAAGTCTTAATGAAAGACATAATAACAGATCCTTTTTATCATTAAAATGCTCGAACAGTGTGTCAACAGAATTTATAGAAATATCTATTCTTCTATAAACAATGTCATCGTCAGTAAAAAAGCAAACATATTTGTCTGACTGGTTGATTGCTTCTAATGTTATCTTTTTGAAATCTGAAGGAGGTGTTTGTTGTTTAATCCATCGTATATTTTTGTGCTGACTTTGTAGTAGATCATATCCCTCTTGAAATTCATTATCGGATGCGCTATAAATTATTGTTATATCAAAAAGATGAGAACAATTTTTTCTTATACTATCTAAAAGCAAGTTGAGTTGACTGGCTCTGTCTTTGGAAAAGATAATAGCAGATATCATTATTACTCCTTTGGAACACAGTTTCCATCTTTCTCTACGTATCCTTCGTTACAATTGGGTGGATAGCCAGCCTTATCATCGGCATAAGATTCTGATACTTTATTTAAAATATGATCTGGCATTTTTGATGCTTCAATAAGATCTTGCGCTCGCTGCGTTAGAAAGTAATGATGTTTTTTATATTCGGCGCTTGACATAGTACCATCTCTCCATTGACTATGGCAAAACGCCACCCTTTGTTGTTGATTTGGAAACTTGTTTTTGGATTCTCTACTAGCCATACATCTTGATATAAATTTAGACTGTCTCTCGCCTTCACGGGGATGTGGCATTGATAATCTCCTTGGCTGTATTCTCCCAAGAATACTTTTTAGCGGTCTCTATGCCGCCGGAATTTGTATGTAGATTTCCAGATTGTTTGAGGTCATGAATCATGCGCAGATGTTCTACTAAAGAGTTAAATTGTGCGTCTTCAATTTTGGCCCAGTTGCCTTGTCCAAAAAACCACTTGCCGTCCTGTGCTGGTTCAACACCGTCTGTGTCTATCAGAAGACAATTATTGTTATTGCAAAATTCAGTATGCGCGGAATAATTGGTGGCTATCACCTGTTTTCCGCAACTCATCATCTCCAGTAACTCTAAATTCCAACCTTCTGCTCTAGCAGGAAACACTCCACAATCTGTTTGTATCATAATATTATACACATCATTTTGCGTTTGCTGCCTCGGAATCATTCTAATCTTATTACCCAATCCAGACTCCTTGTACATCATCTCCCAATTGGCGTTTTCTTCCCTAGAATAGAAAGGGTTTTCGCACATCATCCATAGTTCAACATCGTCTTCTTCTCCAAAGGCTTCATTAAAAGCTTTAACAAGTATATCATGCCCTTTTCTTACTTCCCACTTGCCACAATTGAAGAAGACCGTCTCTTTTCTGGGGGAAGGTGCTTCTCTGAAAATATCTCTGTCTACTCCTAAAGGTATAATATGAGTATTAAGGGCTATGTTGTCATTTTTATATTGATTATACAAATTGGTAACTACAACATCTTTTGCCCACTGACTGCAAACAAAGATCTTATCTAGGTAGTCTAGGTGGTGCATCTCTTGGGCGGTGAACGTGTCCAGTTCAAAAATGGGAAATCCTATGTGTTGTCCCCTGCCGATGAATTCAGCCATTGCATGTTGATGCCATATGCGTATACATGGGGCATGAAAATCAGGAACCCCGGCGTTGTTCACACAGGATTGTAATACGTTAGAGTATTCGGGAGGGGCTTCTACGTGTCCTATGGTAAATAGACTTACATCATGCTCCAATTCTGACAAAGCCTTAACAATATTAAGACCCGCTATACCGTAGCCCAACTGGTTAATGGGCGATATGACGTTTAGATTCATCTATTTGTTCCTTCCAGTACGATAATTTTGCCCGACTTAGATCATATTCCATATTTTGAAACTTTTCATGCTGATCTTGTAAAAAGTTATAGTTGATTTGATTCCAGTTGTCAATAATTAATATTGGCAAATCTCTTAAATATTGTGTGGTTGGAGAATTCAAAACTATGGGAATGCAGCCTACATAAATAGCCTCCAACGTTCGATAACAATCCACTCCGTTTCCCGCAGGACATACAACAAAAGCATGTTGGGCTAATTCATCTAAAAACTCAGAAAATTCCTTTGGCTCTTCTACGATTGTCATCCAGTGGGTTTTATTGGATTTAAAAGCTTGTAGCAGACCGTGTCTCTCTACGGTATAATTTTGCCAATTGATATACAACCAGTTTTGTTTTTCGTTTCCAGCATATTTTTTGGTTTTAGATATTTCTTCGCTGGCATCTTTTCCCACACCAAGCGGAATGCCTTGAATTCTTTTGTCATAGGTCATGGAGTTGACTAAAAACCACTTCTTTACGTTTGGGGGAATCTCATTAAAAGTAGCTCTGGTATGCGCATAACATCTAACCGAGTACATATCCTCTATATCGCATTGATCTCGGTCACAGGGGGCGGGAATTTCTAAAGAATTATATTCCAAGCGGGGAATAATTGATTGAGCATACGTAGAAAGCCATTTTAACATATCCATGCAAACCGGATATTCTTTTTGGAGAGCCACTCCATAATCACTGAATCCACTTATGACAACATACTCATTGTTGGTGTGGCTACATTTATCAAAAAATTCTGTAATATGTTCTATATTACAATATACAACTCCAGATTCTGGAATGGAGTCATCTTTGTGATCAATCTCATAATTACAATCTCCAAGATCCATCCACGACTTCACCGTTATAATATCATCTTTTGAAATCATTTATCAGACTCGCTGACTCATTGAGCTATGAACACTAAAAATATAGTTTTTGGGTTTTCTCTAAGTAGCTTACAGTCTTCTCTAAGCCGGATTTTAATTCCGTTTTTGCTTCAAAACCCAAAAGCTCTTTTGCTTTAGAGACATCTAAACATCGTCTCGGTTGTCCATCCGGCTTTGTTGTATCATACTCGATTTTACCATCAAAATTCATTATATCTGCTATCATCTCTACGAGGTCGCAGATTTTTATTTCTTTTCCTGTTCCAATATTAATCGGATCTGGTGGAACATCTTTTTCTACTGCGAACCGGACTGCCTCCGCACAATCTTCAACGTACAAAAATTCTCTGGACGCTTGTCCGGTTCCCCACAGTGTAATACTCTTTTCGTTATTACGGATAGCATGTTTTACTTTTAGTATTAATGCAGGAATTACATGTCCGCTGGTGAGATTAAAATGATCATATGGACCATACATATTTACTGGCAATAAATTGACACCGTTGAATCCATACTGTTCATGATATGTTTCTATTAACTTCATTAGAGCCTTTTTGGCTATACCATATGGAGCATTGGTTTCTTCTGGATAGCCATTCCATAATTCCGATTCTTGAAATGGAACCGGAGTAAACTTGGGGTAGGAACATACTGTACCTAGAAGAACAAACTTCTTAATCCCGTGTGTGTGGGAGCTATGGATTAGATTCGTTCCCATGATTAGGTTTTCATACATAAACTTACCGGGGTTTTCTTTGTTTGCTCCTATGCCTCCAACAGAACCGGCTGTGTGTACCACCACGTCTGGCTCTGCATCTTCTAATAGTTGATCGCACAGTTGTTGATTTCTCAGATCGTAAAATCCAGAACCAACCCCGTAGGCTTCATAAGATTCTTTAAGGATAGGTTCTAAATTCCTACCTAAAAATCCAGTTACACCTGTTATTAATATTTTCATACTGACTCAGAGGCTAACGCAAAGAAGCGGGTAAATTGGGCAGAGACAAAAAAATAAAAAGGGCTAAATAAAAAGAAGAAACTACTTACCACTTTCAGAAAAACGTTTTTCAACAAAATTCCAGTCAACATTGTTATATACTTCTTTGACACAGGAAACAAAAAAAGGATGAGATTTTTTAGCTTCTAGACATAACATACGAAAATGAGGTTGTATAGATTTGACCGGACCATTCAACCCCTGTTTATCCACATAATCGCAAACTATACTGGTAGCCCTATTGGGAAAACTAGACACTGAAACTTTTTCCACAGCCGCATCCTCCTGTTGCATTTGGATTTTCAAAAACAAAACCGCGCTTCATTAAATCTTCATACCAATCAATCGTAACGCCTTGAATAAAAGGCTCACTCCTTTTATCCACTACTATTCCTATACCCGCTTGTGAATACATGCTATCATTGTTAACTGAATATTCTGATTCTTCTATAAAGCCCATGTTATATTCAAATCCAGAACATCCTCCACCAACGACACTAACCCGAAGCAACCTATTGGTTGCCTCGGGCGTGTCGTTCATGAGTTTTTTTAATTCTTTAACTGCTGCTTCAGTTAAAGTTATCATAGAATGACCTTTGCATCACTCTCTACGAAGTATCTTGGACGACCAGCAAAGTCAATCTTCTGAGTTTGAGGATCAATTCCAAGATGAGCAAACAAAGTAGCAGTAACATCCTTTGGGCCAAATGGGTCGCTCTTTGGAGTTTCCACCTTGGAAGTGGATTCTCCAATTACCCTGCCCATATCGAAGTCCCCACCGCTGAACATAAGAGGACTAAGCTGGGGCCAGTGATCCCTACCACCATTTTTGTTAACACGGTAGGTTCGACCAAACTCTCCTGTCACAACTAGCAACACATCCTTGCTCATACCCCTGTCCTCTAGGTCATCAATAAAGGTGGACAAAGCGTGGTCAAGTGGCGGCATTCTTCCATCAAGAGACTTAGCGATATTGCTATGCATGTCCCAGCCTCCATAATGGAGCGTAACAAACCTAGTTCCATTTTCAACTAGGCGTCGGGCTAGAAGCATTTGTTCTCCCAATCCCTTGCCGTATCTATTACGGTTTGCTTCTGGTTCTTTTTTGAGATCAAAAGCCTCGCTAGCCTTGCCTAGAATTAGGCCATAAGACTGCTTACGCAAATCCGGCCAGATTTCAAGGTCGTTCTCAATCTTCAACCTATCCAGCCCACCGATAAGATCTCGCCTTTGAAGGAAGCGGTTGTTCTCCACTCTGGACTGAAGGTTTTTCACGCCTTCTCCACTTGCTTCGTATGGCTTATACTGACCACCAAGCCAAGCGGGTCCGTCAAAAGTGATACCATTGATCTTTACATAGCTTGGCATACCATTAATAGGATGGTTTGTTCCGTACATAGAAGATACAATAGAACCATATGAAGGTTCGGTCTGCATTGACTGTGGGGTATTATCAGTTGAGTTATGACCAGTCATTACCCAATGAGTGCCAGTTCTGTGACTAGAATTTCTGTGAGCAAATGATCTAACAATAGCAATCTTATCTGACCTAGTAGCCAGCTTGAGGAAGTTGCCACCAAGCAAGAAATCTCCCTTGGTCATAATTGCCCCATTGGTAGACCGCACTCCAACTGGAGCAGAGGGCTTGGGGTCAAAAGTTTCAATATGAGTTGCGCCCCCACCTAGCCACAACCAAACTACTGACTTTTCACCAGTAGGAAGATTGGCCGCATTAGCATCTGTTAGACCTACAGAAGAAAGAGCGGCGCTAATTCCTCCAACTTTCATAAAATCGCGTCTATTGAATTGAACATTAAACATTGGGCTTCTCCTTGGTATACCAATTTAGACGGCTTGTATTGTAACGCTTAGGATCTGCAAGACCGTTATCTAGTCTATTCTTATCCGTTATATAGTAACCATGCTCATCCTGTATCACAACTTTATTTTCGTCATTAAGTTCTTCGGTCTTTTCTTCATCGACCATTGACTCATGACTGCCATACCTTGTAGGATATGTGTAAGGTTCTGGCTTTTTGATAATCCTTTTCTGTCTAAGCTGTCGTACCATTTTTTACTCCATATACTTTTTCAAAATCAAAGAATCTCCATCTATCTAAATGATCCACAGTTTCGGAAGAATCTATTTCTCTAAGGTAGGCTAGAAGGTCTGCCCAAGTAGAAAAGATTAACTCGTGGGGTATAACCCCAAACAACCAATTAGGTAAACTGTTCTTTCCCTGCTCACATTTGATAAGCACTGGCTTCTTTTGGAAGACTGCCATAAATGCTTCATGGTAAGAACCACACATATGAACATCTACATCTAAATCCATAACCAGAAAATGTGCAATATCCACCATTCTCAAATCAACTGCACAAATTGGTTTCATAATTTCAGAAACCTTGGCGTAGTTGCCCACTTCTTTATAATAGTTGATGGCATTTCTTGTGGTTTCATCTTCTGGGGCGAAGTCACTAGGTTTGTTGCAAGGGTTGTATACCCCAACACCCAAGTCGTAAAGATGGGGAGTAATCCATTCCCTCCAAGCAACCCCGCCATCCTCGACGCGATCCATAGCGCCGCATAAGTAACAAGTCATACCTTTTAATCTGTTCATTTTATATCGCCTCGTAAAATAAAAAGCACCCCTCTTTGGCTTGATCGAGGGTGAGACCAAAGAGGGGTACTGAACATTTAACCTTTCTTATAAAGATCTTTTAATAGGCTTTCTACATTATAATATTTCTTAGATTTGACGGCTTCATTGACCATCCTAGTAGCTTCCGCTTTAGAGTGACCCATTGATCTCAAAGTTTCAACAGCATCTTCAATCACAGTTTTTGGAGTGGAAATCTTGTCCTTAACTTCTTCCTTTTTAAGAACGTGTTTGACAACCCACTCTCTAGCTCTGTGATCTCCTCCTTTAGCATCGTCAATAGCCATCCTACAAATCTCGTCCCAATCATCCTCACTAAATGGCTTCCTACTTTTCTTCCTAACTGTTGCAACTGTTTTTACTACAGGAGTAGCAGGAACAGCAGCAGGAGTAGGAGTGGCGTAGCTTACAGCATCCTCATCATCATCTACGAACACCTTTAGAAAGCCAACACGAAAATTATAAGCGATGATTAGCACAAATATAATACCATAAATAGCCTGTTCACCATTAAAGTTTGGAGTATAGGCGAGCATGGTCATAGGACTACCTTAGTTAAGACCGGGATTATAACCTTCGTCGTTCCAGTCTTGCTCATCATATTCCTCAACATCCTCATTACGATGCATAAGGGTGGTCATGAAGTTAGCGAAGTCGTCCTGACTCCATTCTTGGCTATTCTGGTGATGGACAGGTTGCTCAAGTTTTCCCTCGTAATCAGCAACCACTTCGTATGCACAAGTACGAACCTTCTGGCACTCACAATCGAGAGGCACAGAAACAACATCCTTGGGGTTCACCTTGACGATAACCACTTTATCATCGGTCTCTGGATCACCATTAATACGACTATAGCCTTCCACATACTCGATTGCACCACAGTGAAGACCTTCGCTGCAACCAACGTCACAGTTGTCGTTCACCTTACGGCGCTTCATGCCTACTTGCTGACCAACACTATTATCAATAGTGCCAGACCACTTATCCTTGTAGTCATGGGTTACAGCCTTGTATGCCAGAAAACATCCATCATCAGTAATAGGCAGATTCTTATGCTCAAGGAAGGAGTACAATTCCTCCACAGCACGATTGCTGGGATTCTCAAGTACGTTGGCCAAGAAATTAAGCATAGGCTTGAAAGGGAAGCCATCCCTCATCATTTGCATAACACGATCAGTTAGCGCGTTATGAATCTCCTCTCCGTCATACTGAAGGATGCCATCCTTAATATCAACTTTTCCCTCAGTATAATTGAGGATAGACTTAGGGATGTCGAGCAACGGGATCAAAGTAGCTTCATCGTTGTTACCAAGGCATTCCTTAATTGCCATGTAATTAGGATGGTCATGTCCAACTGTGTGACTTTCGTTGTTCACAACGATTGTCATAGTTCCGTTACCGCTTACAATGTAATTCATTTTCAATACCTTTTTAAGTTACGCAGACTGACAAACCTTAAGACCGACAACCTTGCTCACACTAAATGACTTAGTATCTACATCATTTTCGATGGTAAAAAACGGGCCTTGGGGACCAACCCCAAAGTCAACCAACTCACCATGACGAGGCTTATCATTATAGGTGAACTCAATGTCACTGTTAATGGCCTTACCCAAAACATCCTTCAATTCACTAAAACTCTTTCCACTAATTCTCATCTTTACTTTCCTTCTCAATAAGGTCTACATATCGTGCCAAATCTTTGATAGCTTCACTCGGCTTATCGAAATGATTTGAACCAAAGCTACGGCACACAGCTTTGACAAGGGGATACTTCTCCCACAATGCCTTCTCCGCTTTGTTAAAATCCTCCTTACTAATACCGTTATTGATTTTCTCTACTTTTATTTCCGCACAGTTCACCAATGTCTTAACTGCTTTATATTCTTCACTCTCCTCTACCTTTTCGGATTCATAGAGCTTCATGAAGTTCTTGAGGTCGTTATCTGTCTCAGTTAGCTTGCTGAGTGTCAAGGCATCTTCATAATCAATATTATGATTCTGATAACGGAACAGGTCGGAACGACCCTCTCTCATTCCAATTATAGTGCGATAGCCTTTGTTGTCAAGATAATCTTCGGCAATTTCTTCAGCTTTGTCAAAGATATTGACCCAAACACCAGCCGCTTCCAGATCACGAAACTTCTTACTGTTCTTAACTGCTGTCTTAACACCATAGATTTTATCAATACTAATACCGAGTTTGGCACACTTATCAATAATAGTCTGGAGAACCTCACATCTGTTGCTATAATCACCCCACTGTTTCTTAGGGTTCTTAAACTTGTACCTATTGATCTCTACAAAGTAGCCACCTTCCTTAAGATCTTTAGTCACATCATCCCAGTTGTCATTAGGCTTTCCCCACATTGAAGTGTTACCATTCCAAACAGCAATCTTAGTTCTAGCTTCAGTGTCGGAGTAAGAACTAGAGTTATCCGGCCTAGGCAAATCAGATGCCAGATAAATATCACTATCCTTACATCCCAGAGTATCCTTGAGTTCTTGGATAGCAGTATCATCACCCTTAACAAGATAGACCCTAAAGCCTGTGTCAGAACCTCCCCATCTGTTGTGGGTAGTATTGTCCTTAACAAGTTGCTTGGTCCTACCGATAGCACCACGCTTAAGGTCATCTACATAGATAACATAATTACCCTTGGGAGCAATACCAGTTTTGCCATCTCTTTGGACTGCTTCTTTCCATCCGTCCCTGTAGAACATCACTACACTAAGACCATCAATATGCCCTGTGCTAATGTGATAACCCCACTGGGTACTCTCAGGGAATAGCTTATGACCCTTCCATACAGCATTTTCTTTGTCGATGCTTTGACCGATTCTACCTAGCTGACGATCTGAGTCACAAATCTCAACGAATTGCTTCCTAGCATCCCAGAGGGTTTCAGCATCCTCAATTGACTTCTCGACAATACCAGCGGCCTGTTCGAGAACTTGCTCGCACTTTCTAATGATAGCCTTCTGAGTGTAGTCATTATAGCTAAGAGATTCACGAGAAGGCGTGATATTAATTTCACCAATGTCAAAGAACAAATCTGTCTTCGACATCAATACTGACTTAATCTCATTAGGAAAATCACCCATAGCGTCTTGGTCGATTTCGTAGCAGACTTGACCCATGATAGCACTGGCATAATAATTAGTTCCACTACCATCGTGAACAGACCAGCCGTCACCTTCAAGGAGATACTTGACTGGTTCGAGTTCAATCTTCTGACCAGAGACTTTAGGCTTAACTTTGAAGTAGGTGTAAATCTCAGTAGCTTCTTCAGCAAACCTGTCGAAGTCATTATCATAAGTATGAGACTGCACAGGGAAGCTAACCCTCAAGCCGTTAGGTTCACTGGTATCCTTTTCATTAAGCATGGCAAACACAGGTTCTTCACGCTCATTCTTATACGCTGTATAGGTACGATGCTTACCGTTATAAAATGACTCAACAGAAAAGCTATCGTTATAAGCGAAGGGTGACTTACTACCAAGACCCATGCACCCAACAGCATCATTACTATCGGTTCGATTAGACCGAAAATAGGTAGTATACAGATCCATACAATCTTCATGAGAAAGACCTGTACCAAAATCCCGAATAGAAAAATGGGGTTCCATCGAATTAGGCAAGTGAACCTCGAAGGGAACGTCTGTCTTTCCAGCATCGACGTGAGAGTCGTAAGCATTTGTGCTAAGTTCACGAACAACCGCTCTAATCTTGTTGGCATACAAGCCATCAGAAAGAATGGAGAAGGCTTTTGCTGTAGCGTCAATAGTGTAATTCGATTCCTCGAAGTTACCGGACCTTCCAATTACATTAACATTTTTGTCCAACTTCATTTCTTTTCCCTCGATCAACAAAAACAAAAATTCAACCCGTGTGAATTATAGCCGACAATCAGGATTTGTCAACACCGCCTTCCTTCGATTTTAGAAATTTTTTAATTGGCCTAACCAAATAATGTCCGATGAACCCACCTATCCTTGGCATACCAAGAGAGGTTCTGATATAGTTTTCCAGTCTGGTTAACGGACATATCTCTCTAGTGAATGTAACCGTAAGGATAAAACTGTTGAGAGGCATCCATACTAAAAGTGGATACAAGAATGGTAAGATAAAAAAGGCAACAATATTTACAGCTATAACAAAAGCGTGAAAAGTTACTAATGAATAAAAGAAAATCTTCTTTGCGAGATCTTTTTTCCTGCTTCCGGTTCTATCTTTATAAAGCTCCCTAAGCATCTCAAGGCTAACTTTTAGTGAATCATTGTCAGTATGTTGACCGATTTCTTGTTCCAATCTCGCAGTAAGTTCTCTGGCATCGTCTGCATCCAGAAAATCATCCATTATTTCTACAATACTGTTGGCTTCTTGTACACTAGTAGGCATTTTGTGACCTCTCTACCTTTACGTTTTAATTACTAGATAATTGCTCTACCTTTTAGACTCTCCCAATCCTTCTCTGGTCTAGCCATGAGATTAGTATTCCAAGCTCCCTGTACGGTATTAGCCTTTATGCATAAAGTTTGAGCAAGATGCATTAGGGCATTTATATCTTTGGGGAAACAGCTTCCACCAAATCCGTAGTGGCCGTCAGGTCCGGGTACGGACCAATGTGTGTTTCCTAGACGCTCATCATGTAAAGCATATTCTGCTACTTTATCGTAATCTATATCTAGGCTTTCACAGATGGCATACATTTCATTTGCAAACGAAACTTTAACTGCAAGAAATGAATTGGTTAAATACTTTACCATTTCTGCTACCGTTGAGTCTGTTTTAATAATATGTGCGCTGGGAAATATTCTGGAATAAAACTGTTTCAGTCTTGTTGTTGCTGGTCTGGGACCACCCAGAATAACTCGTGTGGTATTTTGAAAATCTTCTTCAGCATTACGTTCAAGCAAAAATTCTGGATTAAAAACTATCTGTGAATCTTGACATAATTCTTGTAATGACTTTGTTGTGTTTGGTGGGATGGTAGATTTGATTGCAATAATATTCTTTCTTCCGGTACTACAGGCTTGCTTCACAACTTCTTCCACTATGGAAACATCACAAGAGCCGTCTTCCTTCATGGGGGTTGGAACACAAACAAATAGTAATTCACAAACTCTAGACAGATCAAAAACATTTTTATGAGTAGATAAATCTGTACGCATCTTATCGTAAGTGTAAACCTTATAATGTGGAGAAAAACTGCTGGCTAAAGCACTTCCCACAAACCCCTGTCCAATTATTCCGACGTTCTGTATTTTCATAGTTCTGTTACCGCCTCTTTTATAAAAGAGATTGCATGATTAGCATCTTCAATAGAAAACGTAAGAGGAGGCCGAAGTCTTATTGATCTTTTTCCAGATTTTAAAACGAGCATATTTTTCGAGAGCTTAGATATAACAAGATCTCTAACATATTCCTCAGAAAGATCGAATGCTATCATTAATCCTCTACCACGAACATTATCTATTACTGGCAGCTTTCTTAACTCCCAAAGTAAATGTCTTCCAATATCTTCTGCATTGTTAATTAAATTATTTTTCTGAATTGCATCTATTATGTATCTCGATCTAATCATATCTACTATATTGCCACCCCAAGTAGAATTAATCCTACCACTGGTGTTAAAAACATTGTCCTTAACCTCATCTATTCTCTCAGTTGAACAAAATCCACACACCTGAGTTTTCTTACCAAAGCACATAATATCTGGAACAATATTAAAATGTTCGTATGCCCACATTTTACCAGTTAGCCCCATACCCGTCTGTACTTCATCAAATATAAGTAAGCAATCATTGTCGTCTGCTATACGTCTAAGATTAGTAAAAAACTCTAGAGGAAAATGATTGTCGCCGCCCTCCCCTTGTATGGGTTCTATAATAATAGCAGCTACTTCACTATGAATACGTTTTTCTATATCTTTCCAATCAGGCTCTACCGTTGTCCATCTAAACTTGGGGAATAGAGCAGTTTTTTCTGGGGTAGTATTAGTCAGGGACAGAGTATACCCCGTCCTTCCATGAAAAGCATTCTTAAGATGGAAGACATCTAGATTGTTAATGTCGACTGTGTGGCTGTAGTTTAACTTTTTAGCTTTCCAGTCAAAGGCAGCTTTCAATGCATTCTCTACAGCCAACGCCCCACCATCTATAAAGAAATAGTGTTTGAAGTCTGGAGTAATCTCAGAGAACTTGTCAACAAAATCGGCGTACTCCTCTGAGTACATATCGCTATTGGCCAATTTAATCCTGCCTGAAATACCCATTTCGTTTTGAGCTTTCAGCAGCGCCGGATGTCTCCATCCTAATGGTTGGCTGGCAAACTGTGAATAACAATCAAGATATTTATTACCATCAGTATCAACCACCCAAGATCCTTCACTGGACATTGGGTCAACGACAACATGAAATCCGTCTGTTAATATATGTTTTGAAAGCCTGTCTATAACTTGAGAGTTAGACATTTTACTGCTCCTCCAGCCTTCATAAATTCTGACATGTTACACCAATGGGCATTATACTGGCTTCCAAATGAATCAATTCCTTCAATACAAGGTGTTATTACATTGTTGTTAACTTCAACAGTATTACATATAAACTGTTCGGCTTCGGGGTTGCTCACATTTAGTATATCCACAGGTTTTCCGCTGAATAAACATCTCTCAAATATAGACTTCATCATTTTGTCAGCAGATTCTTCAGAAAATGCATCACGATGATAAACAATTCTATCATTCATAGGAAAGAAACACGTATCTAAATGATAAAAATTCGGATTTACTAGTTCGCAAGAAACATAATCAACACCTAATGCATTAGCAATTATTTTGTGGGACTTTTTGCTTGTCCTAAAACCATATCCCAGATATAGAACATCGTTAAAGAAAAGAGCGTCTCCAGCACCCTCAAAATAGATATCTTTTGGTAACTCGACTACACGATAGCCGTTATTAAGAAACCATTTCTTAAAAAGAACACTCTCCCCCTGTCTCTCTTTATGTTTATTGTTTGATAGTATAACAACATTATCCATTACTAATCCAGCATTAGCGGTAAAAACCATATCTGGAAAATGCGGATGTGGTTTTATTAAACGAACCCTAGCTCCCAGATCAGTTATAGTATCATATAATATCTCCCACTGATCTTTTGCTAGATCGGTGTCTGGCTCATTGTGTATATCCATCCAAGCGTTGATTTCGTAATCAACATTATAATGCTCTGGTGAACACATTAAGAATTCTGGCATCCAGCTACTCCGATCCAGTATTCATTCCTTGTGGAAAGTTTAGGCTATCGCCGTGATTGACAGTCCAAGCAACTTCATGAGTAACGGATCTGAAAGTTCGAGCAGCACTAGGCTGTCCGTTGCCAGACTTCTTTACTCCACCAAAACCCAAATGGCTCTCAGCAGCAATGCTGCCACCATTCCAATAACCCAAACCAAAATCACATTGGTTGCGAATTCTTCTAGCAACCTTGAAATCATTTGTTAGAACCCCCAAAGACAATCCATAATCAGTATCATTATAAATATTAATGGCTTCTGTTACGGTGTCGTAAGGAATGATTGCAACGTGTGGTCCAAAGACTTCATTCTTTAGGTATGGAGCATCTCTCCACTCTGTCTTATAAACTGTTGGAGTCATAAATAACCCGTTTGGGTCAGATCTAACCCCAGCCAATAAAACATCAACATTGTTGTCAGTGAAGACCATGCTGTTAAAATGTTCAACTTTATCCAACCCCTGTTTGTTTACAAGGGGTCCGTAAAAAGTCTCGGGATCAAATGGGTCTCCTGTTTTGAGCATAGCACTTCTTGCTGCAAACTCTTCTGCAAATGGTTTATATAAAGATCTATGAATAATCATTCTACCGGCAGAAACACATCTCTGTCCTGACAATTTGTAAGCGCTAGCTAGACAAGCAGCCATAGCCATATCAAAATTGGCATCTTCATGCACAATTACAGCAGACTTACTGCCCATCTCACACGAGCAAGTCTTGTGCCAACTTTCTGCACATACTTTTCGGACGTGCATTCCCACTTCTGCACTACCAGTAAAACACACATGATCTACTGGTTGGTGAATTATCCAGTTGCCAGTTTTTCCATCTCCTTGTAGAAGATTAAAAACACCGGGTGGAAATCCCGCATCGTGATATAGCTGTGCTGTTATTTGACCAATTAGAGGAACATCCTCACTAGGTTTTAGAATTACAGTATTACCCTCAACAAGAGCAGGACCAGCGCACCAAAAACCGCCAATCGCAAAAGGAAAATTAAAAGGCGCAATAATTGCAACGACTCCTTTTGGCTTCCTAAGCATGTACGCATCTTTTTCCGGCAATTCTGAAGCAATTGCTTCACCATAAGGCATTCTCCCTGTACCAAAAGCATATTGTGCCATATGCAGAGCTTCATTTACCTCTGCAATAGATTCATTTAAAACCTTTCCAGTTTCTACACTGATAGCTTTCGCTATATAATCTCTTCTTTCCTCTATAAGATTAGCTAGATTAAGAAAGTATTCCGCTCTTTGAACTCTACTATACTCTCTCCAACCTAAGAAAGCCTCTTTAGCAAAATGATAAGTGCTTTCTATCTCGGCTAATTGGGCTTTAGGAACATCTCCTATGACTTCTTGGGTGGCTGGATTAATAGTCTTAAAAGAATCCTTTTCGCTTCCATCACTCCAACATCCGTTAATGTAATGCTTTCCCTTGGTAATAAGATCTGTAGTCATTATTATAATCCTTTCGTACTATTCATTAAGTCCCGAACTGAATTTTGACAGAACCCTTTAGATCCTCTCTCAATTAGTTCTATAATTATTCCACCCATGTAGTCTAATGGCTTAGTAAAAATTTGCCTGAGATCATCGTCTGGACAATCAATAATATCATCTGTTAGAAACTCGACTGTTCCTTTACTTCTCCAATCGTTAACTATACTGTCTATGTCTTTAACTTTATAAGCTATATGATGCACACCTCCAACCCCTCCCCTAGCTTCAACCCAGTCACCAACAATTGATCCGGGGGTTCCATCAGAAATAAAAATTTCTGGACCTTCACGAACTAAAACAATTGGAAGAAGAGGAGGAATAAGAGCATAACATTCTGCCTTAGAGCCATCATCAAAATCTATATCAAACTCCGCTCCAACTTCATAGTTGAGCATTGATTGAAAAAAATTAACAGCCTTATGTCTGTCTGCAACTCTAAGAGCAATATGATCCAGTTTCATAGCGGGTTTCCGTACCTATCCTTTCCCTCAAGATTGTCTATTTCTTCCCACACTTCTTCCCATCCGGTTTCGTCATCCCCTCTAACCCTAGCCGCTTTATCGTCTATATATATAGCACCGGCTGGCTTGCCCATCCAAGCATAGGTATATTTAACACCATGCTTCTCAAGCCAGTCGGTCCACTCTCTGTAACCCCTTTCGTACTGACGATGGATATTGCCATTCTCTCTATCGCCGTAACGGGCTGTATATAGAACAACCTCAAAACCCATGTCGTATAGTTTATTAACTTGTTCTATACCATGAGGTAGAGGATCAGCCTTAGCGTATTCACCGCCATGCTTTTTTCCTGCTATCACTCCGTCACAATCTACGATTAATCTTTTCGCTGAATCTGGCATTGTTTTCTCCTATGGTGAGATTTCCACATAAGATAGTAACTAAACCATTCAAAAAAAACAAATCAAATAGTACCCTCGGCAGGACTCGAACCTGCAACCTACGGTTTAGAAGACCGTTGCTCTGTCCTGTTGAGCTACGAAGGCCCGTCGAAGCCTCCGTTTTCCTTATATTCATCTATAATTGTGTCAGTAGATACCATAGTGTCATTGACCGTATCTAAAATAAAAGGTTCTCGATTAGAGGGAAAGCCTCGTTCGTTAACTATAAACGCCTCTCCTAAAGTAACATTTCTACCTGTCTCGTGATAAGTTTTTGTAGCTTTATATACCGCCAGAAGACAGGCTTTGTTTGGGTCGTTGGCTTGAACTACTTCTTGTAAAGTTCCGGTCTCTACATAGTATTTTGGCATTAGACAGTTACACTCTTTGCTAGGTTACGAGGACGGTCAGGATTAAGCCCTTTTTCAACAGCCACATAATACGCAAGTAGCTGTAGTACAACATTTGCTGAAAGCGGTTCCATCGCAGGATTATGCAGAGCATATGTTTGAAAAGTCCAGTCTGCAACTTCTTTAACTCTATCATAATTAACAGGGCTGGTAATAGCAAACACTTTTCCGTTTCTAGATTTAACTTCTCTCATATTAGAAATAATTGCATCCATGCCAAAAGAGCCAGTAACAGTAAATATACTTGGAGTCTCTTCGTCAACTAAAGCGATGGGTCCATGTTTCATTTCTGCCGCTGGCATACCCTCCGCATGGATATAGCTAACCTCCTTCAACTTAAGCGCACCCTCTAAAGCTATTGGATAGTCCCAATGTCTGCCCAAAAATAGAGCATTATCATATTGAGATACAATCTTTGCAATAGTTGATATGTCTTGTTCACGGTCAAGCACATGTTTAATTCCATTGGCTAAGGCGTATTGGTAGTCTAATACTTTAAGCTCGTTTTCTTCAGATTCAGATGACCAGTGCCAAGCAAGTTCCCATAATGCATAACAAGTTAGAGTAAAGGTTTTAGTGGCCGCAACTCCTCGTTCAATGTTTGCACCAATATCAATCGTATTGAAGAAAGAATTGCCAAGATGGGAGAAGGGTTGATTTGTAACTATAAATATACTGTCCGATCTCTCATTATGAGATGCACGAATAATATCTTTAGTTTCTCCACTTTGACTTATGTAGATTCTAGTTTCTTTAGGATCTTTAAGCGTTGCGTTAATAGCCTCGCTTCCGTAAGTTACCTTAGTGGGGATCTTTGCGAGTTCCTCAAACCAAACCTTTGCCCACATAGCTGCATAATAGCTACTACCACAACCAATTAGATGTAGCCTCTTTGGACGAAACGGAGGATGGTACATAGGGTAATTGCCCATGTCCTCCATGAGAGAATATTGTTCTTTAATTTCCTTAAGCATATAATGCTCTTCGGACATTTTAGCGTCTTCAGACTCTTCTGGAATTACAACTACTCGGTTTGGAGGGCTATTATAATTTCTTACAGAAGATATAATTCCAGAGGAAGACACACATGCTGTTGAGTTGGTTAATACTTCAGCCTCCTTTGCCATTCCAGATATTGCATAAGAATCACTACTGATATATCCATTGTTAGTGACAAGCAATGATTTATCACCTTTGCTTGCACAAAAAATGTGATCCGGTAGCTTTGAGAACGACACTAAGAAGGCATTGTCGCCTTCAAGATTTTGAATTACTGAGTTGACTATCATTAGATAGTCTTCTGTAGAGATGGTAGGTTTTTTACGCAGAGGCTTAGTAAAACGATCCTCACTTTCAGCGACCATCCAATGCTGCGTTGTTCGCACCTTTAATTGCTGAACAATATATTTTGTATCCAACATATCTGCTGGAGAATTATCTACAGTTCCATTATGAACTACAAATATAGTCTCTTGATTATCATGTTGCGGATGAGCATTTCCTTTAGTGACCTCTCCGTGGGTTGCCCATCTGGTATGACCTATTGCGGAATTATAATTATAATCCTTAAGTGTGTCTGCGTAAGCATCAAGCCTAGTGTTTTGAGATATAATTCCAACATCTCTACAGAGAAGTTTGGAACCCTCTTTAAACGCGCAAAAGCCGTAGCTGTCATAGCCACGGTATTCCATTCGTTTCATTCCTGTTATAACCGATTCAACAGGATTGTCTCCTACGCACCCGATCACACCGCACATACCACATCTCCATTTTTATCCGACCACCAAATATCATCTACTCCGATGGCAGACAATACTGTTTGACAATCACCACACGGCTTGGAATTTCTCAGAATACATCCTCTTGACACTCTTAAAGATACTAAACTAAATGAACTATCTATTTGAGTCTTTCCCCATGCTTTTTGTACTGCATTGATCTCTGCGTGAATATACGGATACTTGATGCGGTGATGGGTTTTAAATCTTTTAGCAAAGTACAAAGCCTTAGCGCAAGGTTTATCTTCACAATTCTGACCGATAGATATCAGCCTGTTCTTTTTCCACAAGAAGGAAAAATGAAAAGCCTTACATTTTTTAGCACTATATCGTTCGGGAAAAAGTTGACAGGCTATCTGAACAGACTTATCAATGTTCTTCTGATTCATTATAATGAAGCTCTCTATGACAATTAGCGCAAAGAAGCATACACTTTTCGGCTTCTTTTACAAGTGTTTCAAATTTACACCTCATCTTACTTCCAGACAGTCTGAATTCTTTTTCCTCTGGATTTATGTGATGAAAGTCTAAAGCGGCTGGGCATCTGTCATATCCACACAACTTACACTTACCGCCAAGATGTTCAACTAGCCTTTTTTTTCGAATCCGACCTAAAGTAACACCGAATATCCGATGGCATTCTTTACACCATACCGTGAGTCCGTCTGATTGGCTTCTGTTTTTAGAAAACTTAGCAGTCGTTTTTTCTTCACCACACTTACTACACTTCTTTATCATTCTTAGGGTTCCTAATGGGAGTTATTCTTTCTCTAGCGTCCCATTGAATTCTCTCAACTTCTTTTTTTAGTTTTCTCTCTTCTCTTAAACTCTTGCGCCTATCTAGAACCTTTTTCTTCGCTAATCGTTCGCGCTGTTTTTTCTTCTTTTGCTTTCTTTTCAATGTCATCCCTGTCCTCCCAAATCTAGCTCAAACGGATTATCTGGATCATTATGTGTTTTTAAATCTTCATCTTTATGGTTGTAGTCTTTGGAATGAATAACTAAGTCACTACTACTTTGAACCTTTGCTCCTCCAAGATTCCATTTTAAACCAACACCATACTTTTCACAAAACTTAACCTCTGGAACATTATTAGAAATCCTATCTCCACCGTTTCCAAAATAGCATGGTCGTAATCGGTCTAATGCATCACACACAGTCCCATCAGAGTCGTCAACCGAAACAACATGATGAACATCGGCAAATGCCTCTAGGATAGCTTTACGCTCTTCAAAAGTCATAAAGGCGTACCCCTTCTTACGAACCAACCATTCGTCACTGTTTAAAATAACAATAACGCTACCATATTTAGCAGCATCTTTAATCATATTTAAGTGGCCGACATGAACGGGGTCAAAGCCTCCACTAATAGCTATAGTTTTATTCATTTACACCACCTAATTTTAAAAGTCAAAGAAGGCAATGCATTGCTCACCTTCTTCTGTAAACCTCATGCTTGCAGCCTTATTCATAAACTTTAGTAGCTCATCAGGCTCCAAACCAAAGATGATCCCTTCGTCTTCGGTATATCTTTTTTCAAAACTTGTAACTTGGATAGGACCAGTTTTGCTGTGGGATGCACTTGCCAACCAGACGACATTAGACGCATCCATATCCATCTGAAAGAAAACTGTTACATCATTTTTGAATTTAATCTCGGGCATTTTTAATTCCTTTAAAGTGGAGGCGGCGGGAATCGAACCCGCGTCCTGTATAGTTTCCACAACAGCTTCTACATGGTTAGTTTATTGTATTCGCACAACAAACAAGGCTAGCCTGATAAGTTCGGTTGGTATGCTCAGACGGCCCATATCCAACCTAGAGTGTATTATTAAGGAAACACACTAAAACCTTTTTTGGTCTGATTGGTTAATAAGGCTCAGACCGACCCCAAGCTACACTAGGCAGCTAACGCATACTGCTTTTCGGCAGTTACTTTTTGGTCAGCTTTTATAGTGGCCAACTGACCAACCACTCCATGCAACTATTACTTCTGCTACCAGTCGAAACCAATCGCCCCCCTTGTATTAAATACTTGTAATAAACGGCGGGAGTCCCGCCCCTAGAGCTAATGCTACATCTATCTCTGCGGCACTATCAACTATATCTTCATTAAGAAGTCTATCGGCTTCTTCAAGCATAGGTGACATTAACCTATCTTTAATTACACTAGACGATTCCCTAACCTTTCCCGGCACAGAAAATCTACCAGCCCTTTTACCTGATATAACATCGTAGCTATAAAATCCTCTATGTGACTTTCTTCCGAAGTCTTTATTTTTGTATAGTTGATGGCATACGCTATTATCAGAAACGGTTATGTGGTCATATGCTTTTGCTATACTTTGAGATCCGTGGTAGATAACATCAAGACCAACGAGATCACATAGTTCTGCTGGACCCATAGGCCAACCGTGATTTTTCATAACCGTATCTATATGAGAATAGTCATGACCTTCTGAGACCATCTTATCAAACTCAATAAGATAAGGCATTAACATTCTATTGACTACAAAACCGCTACAGTCATTGCAAATCAGTGGCACTTTTCCTATAGCTAAAGATGTCTTACATAGAATAGCTACGGTTTCTTCTGAGGTAGATGAACCTGAAACTACTTCGACGAGAGGCATTTTAGATACAGGATTAAAGAAGTGCATTCCTCCAAAATTGCTTCTGGATGATATGTCTTCTACTTTAAATGTTGAAGTGTTTGTAGCAACAAACTGATCCACACACTTGGAAACAACTTCTCTCTTTAATGAAAGAACCTCTGGAACTGCCTCTATAACAAGATCGGAAGATTCAATTGCCTCTGATAGATCAGTTGTGGTTCTGATTAATGGAATATCTTCGGCTAACTTAAATTGACCTACATCTATATCATATAGGTTGACATTAATAGACGCCTTCTCAGCCAAAACAGAAGCAATACCCATACCCATAGCACCTGCTCCAAGAACAGCAACGGTTTTTGGGATATCGGCGTTGGCAGAAATTTTTTCTGCTTTGGATATGAGACCTGAATAAAATTTACTATTATCTGACATTTTTAACCTTGTGTGGAGTATCTTTCCAGAGTAAATAATTTACCACTCCCCAGATCGCAAAGTAGTTGGCTTGATCTACATCTCTAAGAGCAAACGATATCATCGCCATACTCCAGCATAAAATATACGCAACATGTAAACACGTCTTTAACATTATTAAGTACCCCCGGTGAGAGTCGAACTCACGTTACCGCTTTATAAGAACGGCGTTCTAACCGTTGAACTACGGGGGCAAGCCTTATGCCTTATCCCTATCTATACGGTTCAATATTTCCCGTAGTTCGTCGGTAGTCATTATTACGCTCTGCTTGCTCAATATTTTGGTATCATCAAACCATGTCTGAATAAAAGACACTTCTTTATTACCCTCGGAAGTAAAGGCTTTGGTTTCCCAATGAAAGCTACCCATGCCTTCGTCACATTTATATATTAACCGTCCCATGAAGTTCGCCTTGTGTTGATAGACTGCATTGAATTGCTCTTCCCAACAAAGCGTCCTTCGCATCTTCCTTATTACCTTCGGCCCAATACTTTAGAGCATTGTGTTGTAATTCTCTCCCAAATGAGAACGACATATACCAAGGTAAATCATTTTCATTATTAATAGCATTAAGATTTTCCACCGCAACTCCATCATCCTGTCCACCACTAAGAAAAGCAATTATCGGAACGGCAGATGGAACTGTTCGCTTGAACGACCTCACAGTAAATTCCGCAGTAACGCTTGGATCATTCTTTATACCTGAAGCATACCCATTTAGAATCATGTTAGGTTTAAGTATCATATATTCCAACTTAACCTTTTCATAGAACATGGCATCAAATACATGATGCAACACTCTTTCAGTTACATCGGCAGCTTCATCTATACAATGAAATCCATCCATTATGATTTCTGGTTCGACAATAGGGACAACACCTTCAAGCTGGCACTTTTTAGCATACCTAGCAAGGTTCCAAGCGTTAGCGAGAATACAAGAACCACTATCATCAACATTAATAATAGCACGCCACTTGGCGAATTCGGCCCCCAAGTCTTTATAGAGGCTGAGTCTTTCTGTAAGTCCATCCAGCCCCTCCGTTAGTTTACATCCTACGCCATATGGTTTAGCCCCCGTGTCAACTTTAATACCCAGCGTAATCCCCTTTTCCCTTAAAGGTTGTACGGTGGGTTCACCATCCATAATATGTTTTAAGGTTTCCTCATACAAGATAACACCACTAATATAGTCCTCTAGAGCTTCTGTGGAAAACAGCGTGTGCCTATAATTATGCCTAGTTCCCGGCGTGGAGTCTACACCAACGGAATCAAACCTTTTTTTGATTGTTGGGCTACTCTCATCTGCTGCCAGAATACCCTTTCCATTCACGCTGAGTTTTTCAATGATGTCTTGCATTTTTATTTAATCCGTTGAAAATAATGGCCGACAACACCAGTAGTTTGTGGACTACTGATGCTGTCAGCCAACAGGTAGAACGCTAGCCTCCGTTTCTAGACCTCAAGAACCTGACGAATCTTACCCCTAAGAACTTGGTAGTTTCCACGATTTGAAGAAGCCGTAGTAGCTCCAACAATACTATCCTTAAGAGAAGTAGTCACACCCAGCTTCTTTGCAGCTTGAGTAGTGGTTCCATTACCGAGTCCCGATGAACGACAAACGGCAGTAAGAGGATTAAACTTCTTTCCACGAGTCTTGCCATTTTTGGCAGTACCAACAATCTTCTTTCCCTCTACTGTCCATGTGTAGGCAGTAGTTGTCTTATTAAGGGCCATCAAAAATTGTGTCTCAGTCATCATTACTTTCCTCCGGGTTATTTCCTAGTTCTTTTTCGCAATCAGCGATATGGGCTTGCAGAGTAGCTACTTGCTTCTCTAATTCCAAGACCTTTTGTTTGCAATGCTCAATATAAGCATTAGCCATCTCTTCTTTACTCGGCATCACGTTCCTCCTTTACCTGTTTACTTAGTTAATATTTCTTAACAATTTTAGGATTAGCAGATAGGCGGTTGTTTTTACCTACCGTAACAAAAAAAGAGTCTGTTATCTTAAAGCCGGGAACAACCTTGTCAGTGCTATTGTAGAATTTGCACCATACATTTACTCGCCAGTAGTTATCCCACAGATGGTTTGCATCAACTCTAAAAAAGCCTTTTGGTTTCCCTAGTCTTGATATAATCTTTTTCTTTATCTGCTCCTCTAGTTCAGAGTTATCTCCTTTTGAGCTTGGTACATCCTGATGCATTGAGTTCACACTTTTTTCAAGAACTTGAGTTTGCACATTCATTCTCTCTTTCCCAAATAAACAATCCTGTTTTAGAGACTATCCCGCTCTATCACAATGATACGCTTTTGATGGGAAAATGTCAACACTTTTTTAATTTTTTTTATTCTGCAAAAGACTCTTCCTCGGTAGAAATAACATTAAATGAGTCCTTAACGTATCTACTATCATTCACGCCTCCTTCTGGAATGTCTATATCTGATATTAGATCCTCCAGAAGATAGTCTTCACTATAAAGATTTTCATCTTCATCTGTTTCTTCTGGAACTAAAACAGTACAGTCGTAGCTCACGGTGTATCGAACCTTATAAGTCCTCATAGATTATACTCCCAGATCAACCAGCCAATACCAAGACCTACACCGAGTATGAGAAGATTGTAAAAACTTATAGTTAACATATCAAGTATATCATATCTTCTAAACTTTGGCTCCACTTTAAGTTCTCCCGTCTCTTTAGTAAGTATCTTGTTTTTATCCACCACGTCTACTCCTCTAGCTTATACAGATTTAAGAAGCGCTTAAAATATATCGCATTAGCTATGTTAATAATCTTGTTATATTCTTCTGTTGATAGTGTAATGCTGGAGTGAGTTAGAACTTCAGAGCCATCAAAGATGGATTGAGTTACCGTCAGGCTGGCATCATCCATATCAAAAAAGGCCACTGTCTCAGTTTCCCTATTGGTTTTCTTAGACTTGTCTTTTTCATCGTATATAATCATTAGTAGTGAACCCTTCCAACTCTTACGAAAGTTGCGCATTTTGGAAAGTCTTTTAGATTTCTTGCACCTACATAAGCACAGGCGCTTCTTAAGCCTCCTGTAATTTGTTGGACAATATTAGAGACCGGTCCTTTATAATCTACAAACATGGACTTACCTTCTGATGTTCTATAATTTCCTACGCCACCATTGTGTGCATCCATAGCATCTTCGCTAGACATTCCATAAAACTTTAAAGACTTATTTTCTCCTTCATATTCCCATTTGCCTTCACATTCCTCGGTCCCGGCAAACATGCTTCCAAGCATAACAAAATCGGCCCCAGCGGCAAAAGCCTTAACGACATCGCCAGATGTCCTGCATCCGCCATCTGCACAGATATGACCGTTTAGACCATGAGCCGCATCCGCACATTCTATAATAGCTGACAACTGAGGATAACCGCAACCTGTTACCATTCTAGTTGTGCATACACTACCCGGCCCGATACCAATTTTAACTATGTCGGCCCCACCACTGATTAGTAGTTCGCTTACCATCTCTGGCGTACACACGTTTCCAGCCATAATTACAGACTCTGGAAACATCTCTCTAATACGTTTAACGTGATCTACAAAAACTTTTTGATAGCCGTTTGCCACATCAATACATATTTTATGTATGCCAAGACCCTCTTCCTCTATATCTGGAAGTTGATCATCAACCTCTAGCAGTTTATCAACCTCTTCTTCTTTTATACCCAAAGTGTAGAATGTATTTCGTCTGGGGTGAAAAGTAAAGTAGTCTACTAAATCGTCTACCTCGTAGAATTTATGAAGACAGGTTTGCATTCCGTAGTCATGTAGGCTGTCAGACATTTCCATAGTGCCTACAGTGTCCATGTTAGCGGCAACAATAGGAACAACAAGCTCTTTTACTGGCACATGAAGATAGTGATATTCTTTTCGGATATCCACTCTAGACCTACTGGTAAGAGTAGACCTTTTCGGCCTGATAAGAACATCATCAAAATCCAGCTTAATTCCGTCCGCTATGATAACCATTCTTTATTTCCTCCAACCTAATCTCCAAAGCACGGTAGCAATTTCACTTGCCGTCTGTTCAACCCATTCTTCATCCTTCCACCAGTCAGCAGCGTGAAGTAGTTCATGTAATAGTGTATCTAGCTCCTCTTTACCTTCTATATCCTTAGATATTTTTATCTTCTTTTCGGGTATATGTGGGGCGTCACATTTTCCTAAATATTTTCCCTTCATTTTGGAAAAGATTAAGTCCCAATACTTTCCGCCTACTTTTATTCTCATACTTGTTCATCGTATCTCATAAGTATAGAATCATATGCGTTTCCATTCTGGGGATTTGCTAGAGTTTTACCAAGAGATACGCTCTTTCTAATTTGAAGATCCGTTGGGTGACTGCCTGTTATTTTATTTTTTAGGTTCTCGCAAGATACATCCGCTATAGCGGCCATTAGTGGGTCTGCTTTAGCAAAGGTATAGCAGACTGTAACCATCATAGTCACTAAATGTTGTATTCTTCGAGAAAGAATAGACATTCTGCATTGCTTATCCGCTAATCCTAGTTGGTATTTACGCATAAGACCGCTAATTTCTAAAGCGGATCGTTGAAGACCTCGAATGGCATAGTTCGCGTGATCTATTATATTACTATTGAATCCTATTGGACGAATTCCCCTCTTGGGAAGGATGGTTTCTTTGATTAGCCACTCGGCATAGGGCGTGAATGTTTTATAGTTCTTTATTATATCTATAGGGCTTAAACTCTTCTTACCTAGACCGGACATTAACTTTCCAACAGGTTCAAAGAAGGTGGAGCCATGATCTTTTACCAGACTTTTGAAAAAGGCCATATTTAACATATCGCCCTCGCCCTCATAAATTAGCGGGGCAAGAACATCGTGAATGTTGTCACCTACTACATGACCACCCAAAAAGGATCTTCCGCCATGAGTTTTCATGCAAAGGTCTATAGCCGCTTCTTTCTGACACTCAGACCCAAAAGTTTTGGCTATAATACATTCTAATTCTCCTCTGTAACCTTTGTCAATAAGACCTGAACACCAAGCAACAAGGGCATCTGAGGATAGTATATATCCAGCTAGCCTAGCGATACGCTCCTGCACTAACTCTCTGTTCTTAATCGACTGCCCATATGTTGATCTGTAGCTTGCCCAAGGTATCATAGATTCTAACATTGTCTTCATGCAGCCTGACGCATTAGCACACAAAGAAATTCTACCTAAGTTTAACCCATGATATGCTACAGTCAAACCATCGCCCCTGTCCAACTCTATTAAGTTTTCTTTAGGGACTCTATGATTCGTAAAGATTAGTGAATTGTTATTTAATCTTCTAAGAGCATGAATTTTATAGTGTCCAATTCTAAAAGTGTCAGTATCGCCGTCAGGGATTTCTACCAATAGAACTTGTGGCTTATTGTTTATTTGGCATACAACAGAAACAAGTCCTCCATAGTGGACGTTTGTGATAAATAGCTTTGTTCCATTCAGGATGTAATGATCCCCATCCAATTTAGCATATGTTTTCAACGCTGTCAAGTCTGATCCTGCACATGGTTCGGTTAAAGCAAAAGCAGAAAGAAAAGTTCCATCAGCAAGTCCCGGCAAATACTTTTCTTTTTGATATTCATTTCCAAATGTTCTAACGGGATCTACTGATCCTATGCAGCCGTGAATCGAACACATACCAGCCACGCTAGGTTCAATCCTAGCCATCTCTGTAAGAAAGGATGAAAACTCTGAAAATGATAGGGCTGGTTTATTTGGCAATGGAACCAGTAAGCCGTAATAGCCACTATCAGATAATGCTTGAATCACCTCTTTGGTTAACTTATCTTCGGATGTATACATCGCATCATCTGACTGATATTTTTTTACAATATCAATACAGTTGTTGAGCATGGTAGAGTTCGGTCTGTGAAAATCAAACTCAAAGAATTCCCTAGTAGGGAACTCTCGGCTCCATACAGCTTTAAATGCTGGACTATTCTTGGTTTGATGCTTATCATCAAACAGTTCCTCTACCTGATCGTCTGCTATATCTACCTTGCCTATACTGGTAGACTCTGCTGCGGTCTTACCGCTTAACTCCATAGCAGTTTCAGCAAAAGATTTACTCATTTTTCTCCTTCATCTTCCAACCAAGGAACTTTTTGACCATTGTGATCCACTTGAATAAAACCACACCCCTCACACAAAACTGTGACTACAAGACCTTGTTCAACTTCTTCTTTTGTAAGAAGTCCAGCAAAATCACACTCGGCCTCATTAGTCTTACTACCAAACAAAAAATTACTACAATCCAAACAGAAATCAGCCATAACTAGTCTCTCCTAGCTGTGAATACGAAAACATCCATGTAGTTTTCGTCGATTCCCTCAACATCTCTAGATATAGAATTGCCGTCGTGCCATACTTCTCTATCATTAAATACAACAACTTCTCCCGGCTTCATTAACATACTCCAGACGGGATGCTCATCTTTATCGTCAAATACTAACAGTTCGCCCCCGCACACATTGTGTCTGGCTATAGAAAATATACCAACAGCATCATACCCATCTTGATGTGGACCTTCTGGGGATAATTCAGCCATCACAGAACTATGAGGAACCGTAACTCTCATTTGATGAACTTCCACGTTCTCCACGTCGAGATCGCCAGCCTGTCTAAATAGACCTAACATTTTTTTGAAGCATTTGGTATTAACTACAGATTCTTGAATCGGCTCGAACTCTCTAGCTATATCCCCCTGATACTTATTATAGTCAGAGGATTGAGTAAATATACTTCCATCTACAGGTGAGCCTAGAAAATCTATAACAGAATATCGTCTAAGTCTAAATTCACTATCTTTATGTCCCGTGTGTGGAAGATCATTAAATGATGACCTAACTTCATCAACTAATTCGTCAGGTAGTCTATCTAAGATAAGTTTATGCATTTTTCTACTCCATTATACTGTCGTGATAGTAACACACCAGTTCCCACCCTCTAAGATTTTTTAACTCTTTTTGAAATTTAGATATTCCTACTATAAACCTATGACTTACCCACTCTTTTCTTAGTTCGATTGGTAATGTAAGAAAAGAATTTATGCCTTTGGTTTTTCTCTGGAAAAGAGCATATACTACAACTATATCTTCTCTAGCCATCTACCCCGTCGCTTGAAGGAATATCTATACCTAATTCTTCTATACAATACTTATTAAGTGCTTCTCTTGCTTCTTTTTCTGTGTTGTATGGTCCGTAAGAATCCAACCAAATCTCATCCCAGAAATACCAACCTGCTTCTCTATTTTCCGGTCTAGCATATTCAACATGGTCGTGAGGTATAAACTCTTTTAAGTTTAACTTTTCTCTAAACTCTTTCTTTTCCTCGTCACTTAATCTAATGTATCTATACCAGCACTCTTTAGTTGCCTGACTGTTCATGGGTCATCTCATTTATGTCTAATTGTTTTTCTAAAGATTTATACATAAGGTTGCATGATATTTTAGCAATAGCCACACACTCCTCTCTCCTCTCTAGATCATCCTCCCCCATATAATCGGCTACAGCTTCAATAAACGAATACAGTACAATAGCTAACGACGGATTATCTTTTTCTAAAGCAGAGGCAAATTCCTCTAGACCAAACATTTCATGCTTAGCATAAACCTCGTCTATTATACTCTCTACAGTTATACCTTTAACGTATGGTAATTTCACCCTCTTTCTCCGTTAAGGAACTTCTGTACCAGTTCTCTGCATTCGTCGCTCCTGACCAGTGGAATAAAAGCCTTACGCTCCATTTCCAGTGACTCATGCCTATGCATCGTTCTAGTTTTCTTTAGCACCTCTAAGGCTTTATAAGGAGAGGGGTACTTATTAGGGTCGCCAAACATCTTCTTCTGCTTCTTTTTGATGCTATACTTAACAAGTGGATAAGTTATACTGGCTCGGAACCTACCCATGCTGGTGGGGTTGATTTTATCATTCCTAATTTGCCAGAGAAGAATATTATTATTACTGAGATCGTTAATAACTTTACGGGCAGTATTCATAGCTTCGCTGTACTCTACTATACTATCAACCAGACCAATTTTCAATGCCTCTTTTTGTTTTACATTCCTTCCCGTACAAATAAGTTCAATAGCCTTGGTGGGATCAATGATTCGAGGCAGTCTGGTAGTCCCTCCCCATGAAGGCAAAATGCCTAGCTTAACTTCTGGCAACGCCAGCTTGGTAAGTTGTAGGGTAGTGTACTCTGGATTTTCTGGAACAGGGTCTTTAACCAAAATCCTAGTGGTACAAGCTAGAGCTAATTCTAGCCCTCCACCCATCGTTGTTCCCTTGATTATCGAGCAGGTAGGTATAGGTAAGTCTTCAATTCGGTTGAGTACATCTTGTCCCTCAGTTAAGAACCCATTTATTGTTTCATCATCTGCATCGTGTGCTGTAACAAATATTTTAATGTTAGCACCAACTATAAATGTTGACTTGTTGCTGCTAAATATAACACCTTTGTAATCCCCTTTTTCCGCTACACCAACAAGAACCTCTAATTCCTGAAGGGTTTGCGTGTCAAGAAAATTATATGGTCTTTTCATATGGTCAAAGACGATATGCATAATATCATTGTGTCTATACGCTTTAAAATTTTCTAATGTTTCGCCTTTAAGTAACATCATCTTTATGTCCCCATTTATTCACTATGCGTTTTGCCATAGCTTTTGTATCGTACCACTCTAGCATATTGTTGAGTCTATATGATACGTCGGCCATCTCATCTTGAATTTTATTGTGGCGATCCTGCCAAGGCTTATTAGATTGTTTGATTAGTTCTCCAGCTAATTCTATTAGTTCTTCGGCTAACTTTTTAGCATCATGTTTCCAATCTTCATTATTATGCATTATGCCTAAAGCCAATCTTTACAGTGTTGTTTTTAACATCAGTGGTAATGATCTCCTCTGGACGCACCCATTCGTTAGTCCTAGATTTACCATTCCACCAACAACATTTATACTGAATCAAATCCTCAGATAAAATACTAACAGCAGTTACTCTGGCTTTGATATCATCACAAAGAATAACCTCTGTTCCCGGTTTATAAACTTCCATCTTTATCTCCCCCTTAATCTATTTCTTCGAGCCAACCAAAATAGTCAGCCAGAAATGCAAACGTCCAAAGTCCAGCAAGACCACCTATAATTAATACCCAGTCATTCATAGCTATCTTCCATTTGCATTTCTATCCAGTCTTGTTGAAATACCATCTCGTCTGCTTCATACTCTCGCATCAACTGATCCATAGCGAGTTCTTCTAATCCTGTGTTATCAAGAGACATAACGATCTTCCTGCACAGTTCACGCACATTTTCTTCAGTATAATCAGCCATTGTTAATATCCTCTGCAATTTCACGGTCAACTTGAAAACTACCATCAACATAACTACTTTTGCTAGGCAAAGGAAAGTCGTTATCCTCTACTTTTTCAATTGCCTCGTCGAGATTTCTAGCAGCAACCTCAACAGTTCCATAAACCTCCCAACTACAGGGAATCTCATACCAATGCAAGTTATGCAAGTTACTCATTTTTAACTCCTTTCATCACCAAGGAAGGTTATCATCAGAACCTAACATTTCATTACAGTCTTCGTCTGGGAATCCTACCTGTGGACATTCAACATGGGCATACTTTTCTTCAATATGCTTAACAAAAGCTAGAGCATCTTTAAGAGCTACAACGGCCCTCCTTGTAGGTGTAGTAGCCTTTTCGTATGCTTCTACTGTGGTGCTTTCACCGGGTGCAATTTCTTGCAGAGCATCACAGATTAGTTTGTCAATAGACCCTAGCATAACCTTTGTTCCGTAAGCACAATCACTCATCTTCAAAATCCTTTAGAACATAGGACTTGGCAATATCTTCAATTCTTCTAATTGCTTCCCACAAATCACTCTTATCTGGTTCATGGTCAGGGGGAAGACTGTCTAGTTTATTGATAATGCTAACAATGTCGGCCATCTTAAATTTCGCAACCATATTTAAACCTTCTGAACTAGGTTCTGGTGGCGGTGCTAATACACAGTCAACTAAAGTATGTCCCGTACTTCCACACCATGCACACATTGGAGCGTCACTCATTTTCAATCTCCTGTAGTTACATCCCAATCATCAATAAGTTTAGTTTCAGATTCATCTTCCTTCAAAAAAAATGCACATTCATGGCATCTGTAAACTACATTATCGTCGTCATAACATTTATAAACAACTCCTGTGATTTTGTTACAGTCTTCACAAACAGGCAAATTACTCATCTTCAACCTCCTTGAAGTCTAACGCTTCAGCCGTGATGGGAAATTCAATATTAAATATACTCTTTATTTCTTCTGCAATGTCTCTATGTTCTTTCTGTGTTGAGGGATCTGTTCTTAACTTTATATAATGTATCCAGCTACGCACAGTTCCATTCATATACATCCTTGTCTTGGTGCTTAGTGGTAATAGGAATCTAGCACATTCCTTGGCTATTCCTTTTTCCAGTGCCTTCTTATACAGACGCTCACTGTCATCCTGTACAGAAAGCATAGCAAGTCTATACCAATCTTTATCATCATCACTAAGATCGTCTAAAGAATTCTGCCTATTTTTCTTGTCCTGTCTTCTTGGAGGATTATACTCAAACCCTAATGCCTCTGCGTACCTCTGACTAAATTCTTGAAAGGAAAAGCTACGATGTCTAAGTATCTGAGCAGCTATACCTCTAGTGGTTTCAATTTCCACTACCATGTTAGCCATCTCAAATATAGACCAGTGGCCGTACTTAATACAATAAGACAGAAGTTTAGATACATCTGGGTTATCTTGATTTGCAGGATTACTGACTCTGGCACAATAGCCAATAATATTCTCTGCATTGGGAGTTACTGATATTAGTTTAACTCTCAAAATCTTCTCCTTCGTATCCACCTTCATGCCTAAACAATCTAAGATCAGGATGGCTAATATCTTCTTCATCAAGACCAAAGTAGGTATGCCAGTCTTCATGAAACCCTTCTTCGTTGACTTCATATCCTTCACGGATATAATGATAAGCTAAATCAAGCAATTGCTCCTGATCCATAGACTCAACAACATAATTAGCTAGCTCGGTCATTTTCTCACTGGTGTATTCCGCCATTATGCTCTCCTTAGTTACTAATGTTAAAGAAAACCCCGCCAGACTAAAGAAGAAACACAAATGGGTACGTTAGCCTAGACGATATTTCGCGCCTATAAAGTTAACTTACATACTTGAATTAATCTGACGGGGTTTGTTCTCTCTGTTCAGCTTCCTCTTTACTATCGTATGGTCCCCACAATTGACCACCATAAAAATAGTACCAACCTTTGCCATTATATCCAGCAGTACCACATTCAGGATAGCTATTCCCAGTAAACGCTGGGTCCATACGATAATAATCTACGCTCATAGTACCACCGGGATCTCCAGACACTTACCAACCTTATAAGCATAAGTATCGGCAGTCATCTTATTGAATGTTTCATAACGAAGGGGAAAATGTTTGTATGCACCCAAACGTCCTTCGTCTGGATTCTTAGCAAACAACTTAATATGGTAGTAGGGCTTATCGTGCTTGTAATGCTTCTCAACTTTAACGTAACTATCTTTGACTTTACTCATCTTCAATATCTCCTACAATGTTTTTAATAGCGTCCCAATCAATGGTTTCTACTTTTTCAACCTTCTTCTTAGCTACAGCTTTTTGCCTCCTCTTTCTCTTGAACTTAGGAGTAGCCAGTTTAACCTTATATGGCCGTCTGATTATAGTATCCACAACAGGACTAGGATATTCATCTCCAGTAATACGAATAGTAGATTTCGACCCAAATAAACCTCCCGGCCAGCAATGGATTACATCCATCTCTATTCCATCCTCACCATCGAATATACCTATTACCTTCCATTTTCCTCTCATTGTGTCCAAGCTGACTTTCACACCATCTTTATTAACCCAGTAAGTTCCTTTACTTACCTTAATGATATCACCAACCACAATTTGAACTCTAGGGCTGAGTTGGTAATTCTCCAACACTTCTCTTGTTTCAATATATCCCCAACCATGAGGATTATCTTTAGTCGGCGGAACTGGCATAACTACTGATTACCTTTTTAAGATTCTTAAGAGCATTAGAGATTGATTGCTGAACAGCCTGTCTTGTTACCCTATACTGGGTAGCAATCTCTTGATACGTCCTTCCGTAGATGTACCTTTCTCTCATATACCTACGTTGGATTTTATTAATGCACTTATTGCTCAAAATGTCTTCTACAAGTTCAGCGGATAGCTCATGATCTCTTTCTTTTTTGTAACTTTCATCTGTTAAAATAACACCAGATTCTTCTCTATCACTTTCGATTTGATTGATTGCAATATGTTTATGCTTGGATGCTTTCTTACGTTTCTTGTAGATATCAAGAACAGCATACTTACCATAGTTGATTCTATGTGTTAGTCTGGAAGCACCTTTATTGGGATCATATTTCCACTCGGCAAGCATAATATTATGTGCTACATCAGCAACAGCGTCATCATCCTTGAGCATATTAAAATCGCCCCATTTAATGATAACATACCTAGCCTCTTTCAAATAATCTTTTAGTGTTCTCAACTGGTTCATAAGGTTATCCATTATCCGATCTAGGGACCATATTAGGGTTAGTTCCTTCTGTCATCCAACGTATCAATTCTTCATTCAATAACTCCTCTGGTGCTATTTCTTTCTCCTCTTTTCTCTTGTTTTCTCCCTCGGTTTTTGTTTTTTCTTTCATTGTAGTGTCTCGCAGAATAGAGTTATACTTACTATAAGAGGGGTAAACCCTATTAAGAATACACTATATATACAGTATATCGTATAAAACAGTAATCGTTAGGTTTAGTGTAATTGTCAAAATTAACCACAGTGGGGTACAATAAGTGGGATACGCGCCCAAAAGGTATATAACTGGCGGTTTTTTTGTGTATTTACTGCCCAAAAGGTCTTATGTTGTGTTGTATTCTGTTCTCCCACCTATTTTATCGGCATTTCTCGGGGTTGTCAAGAACTTTTCGGGCCTTTCTCAGAAGTTTTTCCAGATTTTCTGGATTGACACGCCGCATACTGACGATATAAGTAACATAAGCGGGGCGTTCTGTCTCGCTATTCTCCACAACATCCAATTTCAATCTTAGTATTGACAAAACGGCACATATCTTCTATATTTATTAGAAAGGAGAGGGGTAATGCCTTGACAGGAAACAAGCGTTGGTTACATTACTCTAATACATACCTTGAAACACAAAATCACTGACTTTCGCATGTGAGCGCAAAGAAGGTGGAAAGTTTACGTATTACACCATTAACTGGAGGTACATGATGTACGTTAAGATGATTATCGCCGCATTAATTATGATGTGTGGTTCTACTGTGTCAAATGCCGCTGAATGGGTTCTTATCGACCCGCCTACTTATGTGAGTAGAGACTGCAACAACTGTACGATTACGTTCAGCAAGGGTGGCTATACTATTACTACCATTGACGGTCTATGTGTATTAAAGAAAGGTACATATGGTATTATCAACGGGAGTGGCGCGCTCTTGCATAATATAGTTCCGCCCTATTGTCACTGTGGATGCAATCATTATAGTCACCAGCACAGTTACCTATTCCAAAGGCCACGCTGGTCACACTATTCTATTTTCCACTATAGACGATACCGGAGATGCGTCAGGTAACTTCTAACTATTCTATTAAGAATCCTCGGTAGGGATAACACCTTGCCGGGGATTTTTTTATACTGACTCACGCCGCGTACTTAAACACCTCCTATAGGAGAAACTGGATCATTTACCTAGTACATTACGATGCTATTAAATATTTTTCACTGGCCCAGCGCTTCCCGCGCACGAGCGGGCTAGCTCTCGTAGGACGAGGCTGGTACGCCCCGTTCTACCTTAACCTATAGGTTGTCAAGACCTATATTAAAAAAAACCCGCCCCGGCGAACCGGAGCGGGCTTCTTACTAATAGCAGTTGTTGGTTAGTCTTCAGATAATGCGTATCCTATAACGAAGCTACCAAGTCCTATTAGTGCGACCATACAAATTATCATCTCCATGATGTTGACCCCCCTCTAAGCGGCCAACACCGCCTTGCTGGAAAAGATTCGGGCAAAGTCATCGTCCTCGTATTCCGCAGCGCGGTTACAAACACGATCCCACTGGTTGTCGTTGTAGTTGACCAACTTGCCACCAAGCTGATCGAACTTCACCCAGTTGTCATTTCCAAGGAACTGACCAGCGCGGGTGACACTGTTGACAACCCCGAACAGGTTACGATTCTCGCCGGGAGTCTTCGACTCGAACATAACCCATGCTTCGAGAACGGCAGTCGCTTCACGCTTCTGCAACTTCTCGATGTCGGAAACCGCAGCGATAACCGACTTCATCGTGTTGCCTTCGTTCTCCTTCAGGCGAACACCCAGCAGTCTCTCAATACCAGCGGGGAGCAGGGGAATCTGCACCTCGATGTTATTGCGAATCTTCTTGGAAAGCTGATCGAGGTCGATGTCACCGATGTGGCGAACACGAATCTCACTACCCTTAGTTTGTCCCCAGATGCATCCGTTCATGCAGATGGCTCGGAACAGACTGGGCATCGACAACACGTTGCGTTTGCCGATCTCACAGTTTCCAATGCTCACCATCCCGCCGTAATCGGAATCCTCTTCCTCGCGGATGGTATCGGGAATCAGGACGTTGCCGTAAATAGTATCGGCATTGCCACGCCAGTGGCTCAGACGGCCACTCGGGATAATATCCTCGATCTGCTCCAAGTACCAACGATTGTCAACCTCGGCGTATTTCTCACTGAGGAAAGCACGCATCGTGCCATCGTCGTAGGTGCGAACCTTGTACTTGGTATCAGGCTTGTCCTCACGGATTCGACGGAACCCGTTTTCGATAATAGCCTGAATCGTCTCAGCATCCTGATAGTCACGCTTGTAACGAGTCTCCTCTTTGGCGTTGACCTGATCCTCAGTCAGCCAGCGAGTAAAACCCGTGCCTTTGCCCTCGCACAACTTCGCTGTCATTTGTGAGAGCGCATGGTTGTTAGGAACAAAGTTCTGATCGTCAACAGAGACGACAAACCGGGGTTTGCCATCAACGTCCTCGATTCCGAATTCCAACTCCGAAACTGGAACAAGGTAGTCCTGACGATGGCCTTGCTCGGCCTCCAACAATTCCATCCCCTGATCGTAGCTGATCGTCTTGGGATACCAGTGCTTTGACACATGGCCGAACCCCTCATCAGAGGCAACGCCTTGCTGGTCATAAACCCACTGGCCTTCTTGGTTCGCTCCGTCATACGCTTCAATTCTTTCGTTCATCTTCGTCACTCCAAAAGTCTGGTTTCTGTACTTGTTCATAGTAACATAAGTAGCCAAGAAAGTCAAGAGAAAAGCAGGGCCACCCCGTAGGGTGACCCCACTTTCTCCCGCGACGGATGACTACTCCGAAGCGGTCTCGGCCTCGTCACTGTCGGCCATCAGGCTTGCGAGGTAATCGCCAGCCAAGGCAGCAGCCTCGTCGTAAGACGAACCGCTCCGACCCTGCCTCTTGAGCTTGGGCAGTTTGATGCCCCGCTCTGCGAGTGCGGGAGTCAGCGCGTTCTTCTTCTGACGCGCCTGTTCAACCGACCGACCCAACTCATCAGCAACGTCGGCAATTGTGCCGCCGTTCTGGTGAACCTTGACATACGCCTCAACGAATGCCGTTGCCGAAATCGCCTCTGCTCGTTGCTTCTTCTCACTCATGTTTTCATCTCCGTTCGCTTCCAAAGTCTTGCCGGTGAAACACTCACCAACTCTCAATGTCTCCATTATATGTTATCGTCACGATATGTCAAGAGTCTTTAGCCCCGTTTGGCAAAAAAACGAAATTTTTTTCACTGACTGGCACACAAGGCGACCCCGTGACATGATCGGCGTGGGTTAGCAGGGACGGCTTACATCGCCGCGTTTTACCCGAACTATCTCGAAAAGTACCGCATATATAGTTCGAATGCATAAAGACCTACATAGGCCCACGCTGCTATAATTATCAAGAGGTCTCGCATAGCTCACCTTCCGGCTCTAGGGCCATCACTGTCGGGGCGTTCCGATCATTGTCCTTATACATAGCAACGTAGTTTGCTCTATATACCGGGATCGGATGCTGATCATCACACACACCAGTCCGCTCTACAAACGTCTCGTGCTTATAAGGGTTATACATCACCCACACCTGTTTATCGTAGAACCCATTCCACACCATCCGGTCAACGCTACACGGATCTTCCAACAGGTAACCGCTCACACCGGCGTGGACGTTCTTCTTTCCTTCACGTCGAACCCTCGCCTGTCCAGCCTTGCCGACGAGGAACTTACAATCCCGCAACGATAGCAGGTGGGCGTGGTCCACGATAAGCCCGGACTGTCTCACACTCCACAGTTTCCGGTGGAGATTCCAGTAGACATAAACCCGCTTATTATAGTCGATCATTCCTCATCCCCGAACAGGTTATCAAAACACGGGCCGCACATCCCACTTATGAGAACTTCCCGTTCATCCGCCGACAGGTAGGGCATGGCGTTCTGAATCAGTTCGCCATTCTCCCAAGCTTCATAGTCCTCCGCTTGGACCTGCATTTCCACCTGCCCCTTGCACCGGTTACACGTTGCCCACAATTTCGTCATCATTTCGTCACCTTCCTAGAATAAGAACCTTTACCCTTCAACTCTCGCAACGCCGTCGCCGCTTCCGTTCCTTTGGGCTGTGTCCCGTGCAGCAGCAGAGCGAAACTCTGGTCCCGCAAGCTAGGCCGAGCAGCGTGGGAATCGTCGTGGTCAATTTCCGCTCCAAGACGATCCGCTTCCGCTTCCGAGAACACAACCGTGGCAGACCGCAAACCCTCCGTGGCAATCAAGTGATCGTCACGTCCACCATAGGATGCCGTCAATACCATATTCTCTGGGATATTATCCCGATTGTCAACCCAGTATTTTAGGCTTTTGGTGTAGGCATAGAACAGTCTATCGGGATGCGTTTCGGCAATAAACATCCACGCCTTGAAATAGCTCGCGTTGAAGAAATCACCCGCAACGTGAATCCGACAGATGCCGAGATTCTCGGGCATTGAATCCCTGAGCATATCGGACATATGCCAATCGTTGCCGGGATGCTCACTCAACTGCCGGAAGTTGTGGGATCGGGAATTGTACACGTTGGTGTATTGGGCTTCCTGCGATGCCGAGAAACAACGGAACTTCGTATTCGGCCCATCGACAACTTTCCGCTTGCCGCTATAATCAACAGTCACAGCTTTCGATAGGCACTCGTTAGCAAACGGGCACGAGTGTCCCGACAACAGGTCAAGACTATAGATCTTGCGTCCACCTTCAAGGTACGCCGCCAGTTCAGGAACTTCCGACATTGCGTGTGTCTTGGCGTTGGCTCGGGAGTAGTTGACGGTTTCCAGCGGATAGATTGATTGTGCCATTGTGTGCCCTTGTGTTGTGTTTGTTACTCCCCCATTATATACAGTTATCGGCACATGTCAACCCCCAACTCCAACAAAATCCGACATCCCACCAAAATATTTCGCTGGCCCACCGTGGCCCTTCACGGCGAGCGGCAAGGATGTGGCGCGACACATCCGCCGCTGCGTTTTACCCGAACCGCTACTTACCCTCCCCTCGCATTTTTTTCCAAGTTGTCTTGTCGCAGAACGCCCACCCGTCCGCGACCAATTTCTTGATAGCATCCCACTGGGCCTTAGTGGAATCCTTCACCCGCTTGAACTCGTCGCCCTTACGCAATGTCTTCATTCGTCATCTCCCTAAGTTCTTGGTTATCATCAACCATCATGCCGGTGAAGATTACCACCTCACCCTCGGTATCCTCACCAACGTGGCACAGCGGAAAGTGTTTCAACGCAATCCTGAAAACGTCATCAAGCGTCATCAAAGTCAAGCTCCTTCTGTCCGGGCAACGGGTACGGGAACTGATCGCTAGGTGCGGAATCTTCTTCCATCACCTTACGCTCATCTTCCCAAAGTTTCGGATCATCACGGTAGTCAACGTGTTCGAGACTAGAAATCATCCGGTTGCCAAGGCTATTCTCGTTAGCTTCCGGGTTGACCAGTTGCGAAGCCAGATTGATGAAATCCAGCACTTCCTGAATGGTCATGTATCCGCACACGTCATCGTAGAAAGTTTCCACGTCCTCGCTACCGATAGGCCCGGTGAATCCCGGCACGCCAACCCAAGACAGGTTGCTACCAGTAAGGTAGGCAGCACACTCAGCGAGGTTGGAACCCCAGAATTCCCCATTCGCAGCCGCCTTGGCGGGGGCGTCGAATCCCGCATTCCTCACCTCTTGGTCGGCGTAGTTCCCCGGTCCAAACTGAACCGAAACGGTAACGCCGTTGGGCAGATCCAGATGGAATCCCTTGCCTTCAGTAATCCGCATAGCCTTGTCGCGCATGTCATTCATCTCCCTATTCATTCCAACCAAGCCAGTCAGCTAACCAACAAACGAAACCCAATAACACTAGTATACAGGCAAACGATCCCCATGTCAACATAGCTGCTCCATAATTGCGGTGCGATTCTGTGACGACCGTGTCCGGTTGCGTTTAGTTCGCCTGTCCTTGTGCTTTCCCGCTCCCGCCTTATTGACGGAATGAATCCTTCCAACCTTCCACGGCTCGTCGTCAAGTGTGATCGTGATGCAGTCAGCACCAAACTCGATCATTCCACGGTTCATCTTCTTCGTCTTGCGTTTCATGTCTTGCTCCGTCGTTGCGTTACTCCTCCATTATAGTATATTATCGTCCAATGTCAACACCGATCTTGAGGTTTTCTCGATTTATTTTCTGACTCACTGGCACGGGGGTTGCTTCTCTTCGAGCGGCGAGCTTGTGGAAAGACAAGCTCGCCGCGCAGTTTTACCCCATCCAATAAAAAACCCCCGCACCGGCGAACCGGAACGGGGGCCAGCGACTGAGGAAAGGGCGAAACTCCAAGCCGCTGTATGTAATATGGGTGGGCGGGACTTACAATATTACCCGCATCTTTTCGGGGTTGGATATGGCAACGGGTTTGACCCGCTTCCCTACTTCCGAACCACTTCGCACAGCCTCACCCAGTCGGGCCTACTCTGTGCTTGGTGTGCGTTACCGTCTCCAACTGGCTCCGGTTATTCCGCCACCACCCTAAACGGGGAGCTACCCCGCTACTTAGTTTCCTCCAATGTCACTTTGATCTTCTGAGGTGCGTTCTTGCCGAGAATGTACTTCTGGATGTAGATGGTATTGACCACTGGGGCCACCCCCTCATCCGGCGTCTCGCTATATCGCACCGTGTTCTTGGTTTCCTTTTCCAGTTCAAACGTCGCGGTTGTCGTCTTCATGCTTACGCCCTTCGCAGGTTACTAATCTTGGGTTGTGAGAACGTCTTGTGTGTCCCATCGTCTTGTGCGATGATGACATAGACGCCTTTGGGACCATTCCCAACCTTCTCAATGCGACCACTCCGAGCCTTGTCGTGGTAGTCAAACTTCACGCTCGCGCCTCTTCCAATGTACGTCGTCATTCAACCGTCTCCTCTTCACCAAACAAACTTGCCATTTCAGCCGCAGCCATCTGCGACTTGATCATCCTGTACACCACGCCGACCACAGCCATACCCGCTGCGGTTCGTGCCGCTTCCGCTTCCTCGCTTTCCATACCAGTAGTGAGGAAGTTGGTCAGCAGGAAGCTGATAGCCGCCAGCAGATCGGGTTGCTCTCGGAGCAACTCCTCAGTAATTTCCAGTGCGAAGTTGCCGAAGTCCTGTTGTGTGGATTTCTCCATCACAGCAATCGTACACTCTCGCGTCACTCTCGGAATCGTCATCTCGTCGCCTTTCTGTTTGCCGTTTCGATATCCAATTATACCACAGGTGCTGTGGTTGTCAAGCCCTAATAACAGCCTTCGCTTTCCCCGTGCCAGATTTCGTCAGCGATTGCGAGGGCGTCGTCCTCGTCCTCGACATCCGCCACGCATTCGTAAACGAAGTCTTCCGGGCCATCCGCCACGGGTCGCCACACCTCAAACACCCCACCGTATCGGGGGCAGTAGACAACCTGAATGCCATCAATCTCGTAAACCACTTCGCCGTGCATCTCGTTCTCCCTTTCGTTTGCGTTACTCCCCCATTATAGTATATTATCGGCATATGTCAAGGCCACTCTCCACTAAATCCGGCACTTTCTCAAAAAAATCCGCTGGCTGGCACACAAGCCGACCCCGCGACATCAAGCGGCGCGGTTGTCCAAAGACACCGCGCCGTCCCGTTTCACCCGAACCGGGTATATAAAACAACCGCCACTCCCGGCCCCGATGAAATATATAAGTATATAAAACAGGGCGACCAACTCGGGAGCAGCGGCTATATATAATAAAGCGAGGACGGCGGGATTCGAACCCGCAACCACCGGATAGACAATCCGACACTCTAGCCTGTTGAGTTACGTCCCCGGATCTATAGCAGGTGGCAAGCCTTTCCACTTTTCACCCTTCACGCTAGAAGGCTTTGACTGGGCTGCTATATGTAAGGTACTAGCCCTATTTATCTCCACCCCTTCTCGGGGTTTGTAGGCGTGGCTAGATTTACGGCTGTGCCGCTCTGACGCCTCGTTGTTCACTGGTATACACCAGCTACATAAAAGTGCTGCCCCCGGAGGGATTCGAACCAAACGCCGCCGGGACGTTTACGGGGTGAAAAAGTGTGTACACACTTACCGGTATCTGTACTGGACACCGGCCCGCCACGATTCTACGGCTTACAGCCGCGCTCATGCCACCGAGCTACAAGGGCTTCACTTGTTTCAATTGTAAAAGAACGCTGTATTATCTCCCCCCGGCGGGAGTCGGCTAGCACCTACCAATTGGTTACCGCCGGGGGGAGTTGTTGTGCCGCGTTTATACCCAGTCGGTGGCTGTTAGGCTTTCACTTCACCGATAGGGAGCGGCGTTGTTTCGTGCGTGTATTTTACCAGACACGCGGCTGGTTGTCAAGGTTTCTTTTCCATCATCCGCAAAGAATTGCGAGAATGACCAACCACAGTGGCACGTCCATTGTCGTTCCTCCTAAAAGTCAATTCCACTTTCGAAATAATCAGGGAACAGCGAGGTTGCCGAGTCAACGTCGAGAGGCGGCATCTCAGTCGAACCCGATTCCCCCGTCTCACGCAGCTTTGCGATATGGATATCTTTGGCCTCGTCAATCGCCTCCTGCTGGTCGGGCGTGTCTGCCACACAATCCCAGAGGACGGCTTCCCCGTCTTGCTCAACCCGCTGCCACACTTCGTAAACAGCGTACTTCGGAGACCAGACCACTTGAATTCCGTCGACCATCCATACCACGTCGCTTGTCATTGTTCTTCCTTCGTTGTGTTGTATGTTCCCCATTATAATATATTATCGACATTTTGCAACCCCAATCTGCACATTATTCCGGAATTTTATCAAAGTTTTTTTTGTCGTAAGTCCTTATGCGGTAACGAGTTATGGGTCGCCGGTCTGCCCGGCAGCCGGGCCCGTGTCAAGCCGTATTCTGGTTTTCCGGCACGATTATCAGGATCGGCTT